CAACGCCAGTGCCGATACTATAACCAAAGATCTTAGATCCTAAGAAAATTTCTTTGTACACTGGGCTGCTATATGCAACACCGTTATTATCATAAATCTCAAATCTCGGTGCTTGATTTAATGCAGTCTTTTGTTGGCTCGATACCCAATTAGTTCCATTGAACCACCAGTTTTCACCACGCTTAACAGTACCTTTAGTAATGACAACCGAGTCGCCTATCTGAGGAGTAACGTCAAGTTCTTCGTCTAAACTGATTCTAAATTTTTCTCCAATTTTTACAAAATTAACAATATAAGTTTTATTATTAACAAAATTATCAGAGTCAGACGTAAAGATTACTCGGTCACCTTGACCAACTTCTTCACCGTCAATGTAATATCCAACCGCACCTTCAACTGTAGAAAATACATCAGTAGTAATAGTATCAATGAACTGCACATTCTTTTTAACAAAACTGCCAAAGTTATGAAGTTGCATATCAGCTTCAAATTCAACAATTGGTCGTTTTGCTCTATCGCTAAATGGTAACAGCACCGGTACTCCGTTAAGTTCTGCACTTAATCGAATGACATCTTCGTGGAACCAGCGATTGTAGCGACTCCATGGATTTTTATCTTTACTGGATTTGTTAATTGTAATATATTCAGGAATTAAAGGAAGATTGATAGATTGGTCAAATGCATATTTGTCAAAACTCTCGCTATCAAATCTTTCATCGAATACAGTAGAAAAGCGTTCTGGTGCAATTAGAGAATCAAATTCAACTAATTTAATTTCAGTACCTACACCTTCAACAACAAATTCTTTATCTTTATATGTTTCTGGAGATACTTGGCCAACAAAATTAATTTTCATCCCGTTAGTAAATTCAACTCCGGAGAAAGACTTATAATTTTTCTTCCCTAAAATTTCTTTCTCTACATCAATGAAGCTGTTTTCTTCAATATCTTTGATGATAAACTCGCCGCCATTAAGTATTTCTGTTTCTGAAACATAGTAAAGAACTTTAGGAGTTGTGTGATCAATGGTTAATGTTATTTCACCTTCAGAAATACCGTTGTTAGTACTAGCCCTGAATGGGGCTTCTTTCCCGATAATTCTAGAAGTCTTAATCCAAAATGTACTTAAACTCTTAACATTGAATTTATAAGTAACTCCCCTGTATAGAGTAATTTGAGGGGCCGGAGTAAGGCCGTCAGGAGTAAACACAAAATTAAAACCGTCAGCAGTGTCAGTTACATTATATGTACTAACAACTTCTCGCTGTTGGTTTGAGATTGAGATTGAATTTGGGCCCGCAGGAACCCAGTAGTATTTTTCAAAGTTAACAAATTTATCCCAGTCAATGTGAGGGTCATATGAATAGAATTGCGGATCAAATAGCCTGTCTAGTCTCGAAGTATTTGCACCTTCAAAGTCAAGTTGATTAATTAAATCATCATATGCTGTAGATTTGATAATTTTTAAAATATCATTAGTAACTACTAATGCAGGTTCTAATTGATAATCTTGTCTAGTTTTAAGATTAGACTCGATATAATAATCTTTGCTTGGATCATATGTTGGAGTAATTTTACTACCCACCCAACCATCAAGTCTCTTTAATTGAGGGGGCTGTATTAACTGGTCAATAGTACCTGCTAAGAACTTGCTGTTCTTATCTGTCCTAAACAGCACCGGTAATAGATTAACACTTTTTCTAGTGCTCGGTGTGTTCTTGTCTTCCACCTGATTCAATTCATCAGACATTAATATACTCCCAATGTACTATTGATAATAGTTGCTGTTGTTTTAATTTGATTTGCAGTGATAGCATCAATAATTTCAATATTACTTACGCCGGCACCGTTGATAAAAATTTCGTTGTTTTGGCAGGCAATTTCATACAAACTGCCAAATGGTACATCTGCTTTTGGAACAATGATAAAGTTAGTAATATCAGGAGACATTATATTCATAATGTATGTTGACAACTCACTAAAATAAAATGTTTGTCCAAACTCCCAATTTTCAAGTGCAAAAAATTGTTCAATGCCTGCTAATATTCTAGATTTTAGTTCGTTTTCTGTTGTACTTCTTGTGCTATTTCTAACTGCTTTAAATGTTGCTTGAAGATTTCTATCTGCCTGTGTTCCAAACAATACTTTATATTTTACTGGTTGGTAGATCAACTGATCGCTAATTGCCTTAATAGGTTCTAAGGTGCTGCTATAATTTTCTTCAAGTTCTGAACTAGTAGGAGGCAAAGGTTCGCCACCAGACTCAGATGTTAACCAATTTCTATAGGTAGTGTCGTATGTTTGTGTAAGAACAAATATATCAATTAAGTTAGTCTTGCTAGGATCTAGTCTACGATCGTCGCCACTGTTATGTCTATATTGAAATTTTAACCCTGTTCTACCAGGCTTTGCAAAATAACTAGGTTGTAATATATACGAGCTTTCTGCTGCTTCTGCATAATGTTTAATAACGTTAATTGATTTATCGTAGAAATAAAATAACTGCCCTTCAACTTTTGCTGACTGCGGAACATCTTCTTCCGTAGGATAAGCAAGAATCTCTGCATCAGTAACAATTGAATATGTTAAGTTGTTATCTGCATATTTGAAATAGACAAACTTATCTTTAAATCCAGTTTGAGGACTTAATGAGGCAGGGGCTACAATGTCAGTGAACGCATCTGGGTTTTCAATTTGATTGTCTTCGTACTCGTCTAAGAAAGATACTTGAATTTTTTTAGGTTCAATATATCCGTCTGCTTCGACAATATTGCCATCAATTTGCCAACCATAGTCTGTACCAAGCGGTAACGTAGAATACTGTGTTTCAGAAAAAGAAATACTCACTACTGAAGTTAGTGTGTTATACCCTGAACCTGAATTTACTACAATAATACGGTCCACTGATCCATTTTTTAACACAGGATAAAACTCTCCAGAACTACTGCCAGTGATAGTGATTTGAGGAGTAGAGACGTAACCCTTGCCTCGATTAATAATGTTAAATCCAGAAACACTGCCGCCAGTACCTGTTGATGTTAATGAAATAATAGCATTTCCGTAATTAACAGGAGACGGATTAGTTCCAAGAATTTTAATCTGATCTTTTACAAGAGTATTTTTTGTAAAATCATAATTCTTTGTTGTGGAATCAAAGAAGAACGAAGTGTCACGTTCACTTTCAAAAATATAGTCTGTGATTCTATATTTTACTTCGTAGCCTATTCCAGTCCAAGTAAATGCAAATAACCAGCTGGCATCTTTATTAGTGTTTGAAGAATCTTTTTGGTATAGGATAGTAAAAGGATTTGTCAAGTCGAGGTCGGTATCGTTAATCACATACCATGAGCGAGTGTCTTCTGCAAAACTTAGACCAAAATTTCTTTTGGCCAAGGAAAGATTAACAATATCAGTCTGTAATGAATAACTGAATACACTGTCAAAAGGAGGAATAATTTCTCTTATAATAGCATTCGAAGGAATATTCTGTGTAACAATAATAGGGCCGGTGCCATCAGGTAAATTGCCCTGGCCACCGTATGATCCATCACCAATGATTAATGATGTCTTAACCCATTTAAAATCTTTAGTAGTTGAATCGCTTATTGTTGTTAAGTTTCCGTTTGACAAAAAGTATTGTCCTTGTGGCGGAACGAACTTAACAAGAGCACCGGGCTCTAAATAACTTAGATTGCTGGCAGCAAAAATACCTGTTTGTAGAGCTACCCCAGTTAATCCATCTTTAAAATATCCAGTAGATTGATTAGTACTTTTAGTAGACTGAGTCCATACTGCTGGAGGGTCAGATACTGCTGGACGCGGCCAGTAGTTTAGGTAAAAATTATTCATGCTTGCAGATTCAGCAATAGGAATAATTTTGTTAATTACTGCTGCATAAATTTCGTTTTTGTTAGAGTAAGAAAACTCTAATGTCAGTGTCTTATCTTCTTGGTATAACGCACCATCTTCGCCAAATATATTAGTTCCGGAATATTTTCCACTAACGTCACTTAGTTCGTAATACTTAGAAATTCCGCTAGAAATTCTATTAACACTCTTAATCTTAACAATATCTGCACCCGCAGTTAACGGTGCAATGTTGTAATCTTCGGCAGTAATCATTCTATTTTGGGTGTAGAAAGACTGCGGTGCTTTCAATTTAATGTTAGCATCTGACTCAGGACTTTCACTGTTATTAACAGTGTATTGTAAACTGAATGTTAAAGATAGCTGTTGCTTTTGTCCTATTTTATTAAAATAAGGTAAAGAAATTTGGACCCCGTTAATTTGTTCAGGCTTAACAGAATACTTTAATCCGTTACTCTGTCTGTAAAACAATACAAACTGTCCTTTGGGCAAGTTTCCAAACAGTCCGTCAGCAAAGTTTAAATCAATTTGATCGTCTTGTCGAGTAGTAACTGCAAAAATATTTCTTTCTTGATTGCTCAAGCTGTTATATATTACGTTATTCCCGCTCAGGGCTTGAACCTTAGACCAACTTGTGTCATAGTTTCCGTCAGCATCGAGCTGCCATAGCCACACATCGTTATCATTAATGTTGCTGGCATTAATGCCAACAATTTCGTTCGGCACAGGTGCATCGACACCAAACGAAGCTAAGTTCAATGTACCTTGACGAAAGTGTGCAAAGAAGCCAGTATTAGCACTTGCACTGCCTTTACTATCGTTTCTAAAAATAAAGCTAAACTGATCAGCTGGCTTAGGTATTGACTCATAGATATGTGTCTTGCCGGTAAATTCGCAGCTAGTGATTTCAAAAGGCATTGAAATGCCGCCAATTGTTTTGTTAAAGCCAAACACAGGAACATCAGAATTTGCAGTGTTTAACTTGTATTGTTCTGTAGGAATGCCGTTGATTGTCTTTTTATCATAGGGCTTACCAAATGTAACAGATCCGGGCATAGCACCGTTAATGATAGTGACAAACTGTTGGTACCAATTAGTGTTACTAACATCGTTCCAGGTGATCACAGTGTTTGCTAAATTACTGCCGTTAGCATCAAATACGTTATCAGTTGTAGAAACTGCTGTTAGTTTTAAAAATCCATTAGCAGGAGTGTTACGCTTGGCATTATAATTGATCAACTGTGCTAGACGTAAAATGCTGTCACGACGCTGTGCTGTTTCTAAAAAGTTTTCACGTGCATTAAGGTCAACACGGAAACTTAAATTCTGTCCTAGGTAAGCAATGAGATCAATCAGTGCAACATATTCGCTAGATTCAATATAGTCGTTAAAATCTTCTGGGTACTTTTCGCGGAGATAGGAAATCATTGTCCTACGAAGAGTTTCAAAGTCGTAAGATTTAAAATCAGAATTCTTAAAAGATTGATATACTTTTTTCCAGTCTTCTGCGACCAGTAGTTTTGAATTTGTTGACGGGATCATAAACCGAATTACCTTAATATTGCATATTTATTGGAAAAATAAACCACGTAGTTTATTACCCTGCCAAGCCGACACGCTTATCAAAAGATAAAATCATACCGTCACTTACATCAGTACCTTTATAGGATAATGTAATTTCTAAAAGAAATCCGTAGTCTTGTTCAACAATGTTTACTAGAGTAGGAATTACTCTAGGATCAGATGCAAGGATCCGATCGATGTCTGCAGAGATCTGTTGCTTAACATTAGGTGTTAACGGCTCGTATATTAGATCCCAGACTACTGAACCAAAATTAGGATTCATTAATCTTTCTCCTTTACGAGTGTTGAATTGATTTAAAATATCTTGTTTGATCAATTCATAGTCGTAGAGTTTGACATTAGTAGTTGTATCGTCTACTGTACTGAACCCTTTATAGAACTGACTAGTTTTAGTAGTAGTTACATTTTTAAGGTTTGGAGGAGTTATAACTATATTTTTGTAGGCCATAACTCTATTTATTCAGTTATTTTACTCCGGTTCTTACAGGGTTTCCTGACCCATCGACAATAGGTGTGCCATCACTAGACGTCACAACTTTACCTTGTAGCTGTGCCAAGAAACAATTATAAAACCCAGTTTTCTTTGCTTTAATATCAGGTGTGTTAAACCCAACAGCTTTACATGCGGCTGCAAAATAACCCGGATCAGACGGAGACATTTTAACTCTGTCAAGCAAATACTTAACGCTAACTTCTGCAGCAATTGTTGGATCCATTAAAAGTTTAGGATTGTTAATTAAGTCGTGACCTGCTAGTGTTCCGTATCTGCTGTAGTTACCACGTCCTGTAAGCTGAATGTATCCTCGGCCAATAAATTTTGAACCGTCGCCAGCTTCTGTATTGCCTAGACCTCGACCTTTAGCGGTCTGGTATCCGTATAAGAATTCAGGTAAAGTATTATTAGGGTTACCTGAATACTTGTCAGCAAGTGCTCGATCACCTTTGAACACACTAGGAAAGACCTGCAACAATCTATCAGTCTTGTAATTAAAGTTTTCTTCAACTAGTCTCCAACGGCATTCGCCGCCGGCAATGCCCAGCAACGCTGCCACTGCATACGGGCTTGTTAATCCAAATTTTGCACAGGCTGCTTTAATTGCTGCAATTCCTGAGGATGCACCGGAGTCTCTAATATCTTTTGCAAATTCAGGACTGCATGTTCCCGGAATAGATTCTGCATCGTTAGCAGGCTTCTGTGTTCCGATATTTGGATTATCAGCTACGCCACTGCTTGCCCTGCTTTGTAAGGTATTATCTGTTGCGTCGGGACTAAACTGTTTAGGGTTATTATTTTCATGTTGATCCCACGGCTCGTGAGTAGGAACACGTTGCATAATACTTCGAATAGGAGAAGCTTTGTAGAATTGGCCGTTTTCCCAACCAGCTGATTTTTGTCTGTTAGGCAGTGCGTATAGTGGAAGATCGGGCGGTACCGTTGCTTGTTCGGCAGTTTCTGCTGCTTCTGCTGCCGGGCCATTCATATGAATTGCCGTAGCACTTTCATAATAATTTCCGGCGGCACCTACATGGAAACTTGCACCAGTACTTTGACGCATATTTCCTTCAGACGCTAGATTCATTGTGCCTTCAGCAGAGACCTTAATACTTGCACCGCATAATGTTTCGTAATCACCTATTATGGTTAATTTAGAAGCCGCACCCACAGTTTCATCTTTAGTCTTTGAAAAAACAATTCTCGTCTCTTCATCAACGCTTAAAAAATAGTGTCCGCTAACATTAGTCTCCATGTTCTTTTCAGCACGGAAATTAATATTTCTACCAGCTTCAATGTTTACATCTCGATCTGCTCTAAAATTAAAATCTTGTTCAGTATGAATACTAATTGAGTCTTCGGCATAGATATCAATCTTACCGTTGCTGGTTAATTCTACCCACGCAGATCCTTTGCTATTACCAATGTAGATCAAATCCTGACTGTTGTGCATTAAGATTTGATGCCCTGTTCTAGTTCTAATTCTTACTAGCTCGTTCTGGCCGTTTTGGTCACCATCGTCGAAAACAAATTGTGTTCCGCCTAATCTACTTACCGGTGCAGTAGAAATACTTTCATATCCAATGTACCCTTTCTTTCCATTTGGATCAAGGGGGCCGGGTGTGCTAATACCAAATACTGCACTAGGAATTTCTCGTCGGGCACCACTAGTCGTAGTACCTCTAATAGTATCAGTAAGTAATCCCTGTGCTAGCAGTCTATCTGCAAAAGGATGTATAGGTTTTGTATATGTGTCTGGTTTGGGGTTAGAAAGATCTCTACCTTTCTTTAAAAATTCGCCCACTGGTACATTTCTAGTGCCGTATTTTCTTTCTTGTTCAGCGGTCATTGCCACGGTCTGACTTGCTGCAAGACCAGGAATCATATGATTTTGAAATGTCTCAGGTACGCAACCTAACCAATAACCAGAATTTGGATCTCCGTCAATAAACATGCACATTACCGTTGTGCCAATGTCGGGCGGAACAAACCACATACCGTAACTTTTTTGAACATCATTAAAATCTGCGGAGTTTGTACCTTCGTGTTTAATAGATGTGACACCGTAAAAAGGAGTCATATAATGAACAATCACTGTTTCATTCTGTAGGGTAACTTGGCCTTGAGTAGACTTAATCAAGGAGACTTCGAGGCCGCCCATGTACGTAGGATCAAGGTAGTTTGTAATTACTCCTAGCCAAGGCCCGGGATGTGGTAATTTTTGTCTTCTGCGGGTTTGAATACTCATATTATGCTTCTTCTATAGGAGGCAAACCTAACCTTCTTCTTACGATAGGGTCAGTTCCTGTGTATGGCGGAGCGTTTGGATCGTTTAGGCTATTTACAGAGTTGTTCATGAACTTCTCTAAGGGACTGGCAGAAGCTGCTGATAAACTTCCAAACTGTGCAGTAACACTTTTTCCTAAATTTGATAATTGAGTTACTCCTGATTCAGGGTTACCTAACATTTTTTGAACCGACGATAGTTGACTTTCAACTGACCCCGGAATGCCCATTGCTGTGGTAAGGCCGGCTTGTAATCTACCGCTCTGTCCCACAACTCCCGATATACCTTGTTGTATTGAAGAAATTTTACCAGTTAGCATGTCTGCTGAAGATTTACCAAGGGCAGCTAATGATCCTAGTGCAGATCCATTTAGGCTAGGTATGCTGCCTGTTCCGCCAAATAATGATGCATTTCTTAATGCCTGATCAACAGGTATGCCATTTGCAATTGCATGATTAATTACTTTAGATCTTTCAGCCACAGATAATGTGTCTGACATTGCAGGGGTAGGTAATTCTGCAATAGGTGCTATTACTTTTGGAGGAATTGCAGGAATATTCTTTAGTGCATCTTTGCCAATATTTGCAAGAATAATGCCCTGTTCTTTAACAGATGTCAAATTAACATTGTCAGGCAACTCTTTTACAACAGACTGTAGTTCAGAAATTACTTTGCTATCTAATTTGCCAGTTAGGCCGGACAACTGTGAAGTATCAATTCCTAATTTCGCTGCCATTGCACTAGAGTTGGTTTCAAATCCTTCAACATTAACTCCAAATAATTGTGCGTTTCTCAAAGCCTGATCAACTGGGATTCCTTTATCAATCGCATCTTGCATTACCGCAGATTTCTGTAGCGGTGTTAGACTGCTGATACCACCAGAAGTTAAGTTAGCTAATTTCCCTTGAACATTATTAACAAGTCCAGAAGTGTCTCCTAATCCTTTAGCAGAATCTAATAGATTACTAACTCCTGCACCTGCAGATGCTACAAGGCTTTCTGCACCTTTTGCTACTCCGTTAACTACTGACGATGCACCGCTTGCTGCTCTATTCAAAATACTTGACGCATCTTGTGCCGACTGTACATTAATAAGTCCGTCAACGTTTCCGGGAACTAAAGATTTAAGTTGATTTCCTACCTGGTTCAATGATGCTGCTGTGGCTAACGGATTACCGTTTAATATTGCTAGTGAACTTACATTGATCGGTATTCCTTTAGATAGAGGATTGATGCCTGTTAATGCATCTCCGATGCCTAAGCCTCCTGCCAGATTGCTTACTTGATTTAGTACATTTGCTCCAGGACCTAACGCACCGGTCACTGTTTTTAATGCTTGATTTCCTGCACCTAAGAGGTTGGCAAATTGTCCAGGCAGGCCAACGGACGGCAATCCTTGATCAATCCATCCGGCTAAATTTGCTTCGTTGGGTTTAATACCTGATCGTGCAACATCACTTGGTGCACGGTCAACTATTTGCTGTTCGCCGGGCTTGCTATCTTGTATCGACTGCTGTGCTTTTGTTTCTTTAAGATCAGATCCGTCTGTGATCTGACCGTTGTATCGCATAATGTTTAATTTTTGTTTAAATGCACCATCTCTTAATGTACTTTGGCATTTTAATACTTGATAGACTCCGCTGAAAGGCACTGCTGTTTTGCTAAATTCAGCAAGGCCAGTTTGTTCATTGATATCTATTGGATTTCTAAAATTAATTTTTACTACCACAGGACCGTTGTTAAAATTGGCTTCTCCAGTAGTGGTAATTGCAGTATCTTTTAAACTTGGCAAAAAGTTTCCCATCCCGCCTGTTGCAAGATAAAAAGGATCTCCCAGGACCTCAATCTCACCAGTAAGCATATTAACGCTTTCTAATATGGCCTGGTGGGCAGCATATGCAATTTGATAGTAAGGATTCTGTTGTATCGGCTGTCCGCGAGCATTAGTAGATCCTGCTTCACTGTCAGGAAGGCCCGCTGCTCTATCATTTTGATCTTTCGGTGCATCTTTAGCACCGTTGTTAGGAGCTTTGACTACCGGATCATTAGATGCACCAGCACCCTGACTAGTGTCCGACTTATCATTATTACCCATTTTAGGGTTAGCAGCCTGGAAGAATAAATTATTAAAATTTAATCTAAAACTTAGAACATCAATGTTTTTACCTGTGTAAAGATAATTGTAAACTCTCTTTACATAATTTTTCATAGAAGCTGCATTAAAGTTTGCATTTTGTTGTCCGGGCAACTTAGAATAATGTACACGATACGGACAAATTATATATTGATAGATAAATCTTTGTTGATTAAAAGTAGTGTCCATTGGGCCAGGTACGGTGTTGATCATTATTTGAAAATAATCAATCATTCCGTCTGACTTCTTAGCAGCTTCAACATCTTTTAATATTTGTTCAAAGTATAAACTATCTCGAATCACTGCTTCAATAATTTCGTGGATATTAGAGTTTGCAGCAAACTGAATTTGATTCTGCTGAGGGTCGTAACGTTTAGGAATTTCCCCTGCGTCAGTTCTTCTCGGATCATTATATCCTGAACCGCGACCGCCTGCTGGTGATGTCACTGTAGGACTTTTCTCAATGGGTGGAAATTTGTAAACAGCATTTGATCGAAGTTGTTCATTAATGTTTGCTTTAGAAATTGCAGTATCAGTAGTTTCAATTTTTAAACTAGATCCTGCAGAAGGCATTGCAGGAAAAAATACCTGATACTCATCTATAATTTTTGCTGCTTCGGCTGTTTTTTCTTTTGCAGCACGTTCTCGAGTACTCTTATTAATTCCTTCAAACAAACTCTCAATTACTTCTTTAACAGTGTTTCCACCAAACGAGATATCTGTATAAATGGTATTGGGGTTTGCAAAACCCGATTCGTTGTAAGGAACTGCACTTACTCTGTACTTGGTGCCGGTTTCTGTTACTTCCATCTCAGTGCCGGTTAACTTAATTGGAAAGTAGCGAGTGGCATTAATTACCTCTGAGTCTGATACAGGTCCGGGCACATCGTCAGGATAGCCAATAAAATCAAGTTTTATTACATAACATGCATTAAGATATCCAGTCCACCCTGCAGCCAGAGCAGATACATGCAAAGCTTCGATAAAGCCATTGGCACTCATTGGCTCAAATATTTCAAACTTAACTTTAGTAGCAATGGCTGGGCCGGTTTGTTTATTAGGTGCTAGTAAGGTTTCTACTTCTAGTCCATCAATGAAAAGATCAAATTTTCCAGGACTAACTTTATTAAATTCTTGAATTATTTCTTTAGCACTGAAATCTAATTTAGTACCTGCTAGTACTTTTTCTGACCCTAAAAATCTACCATCTTCTTCAATATTTCTATCTTCAAAGATATCAGTTCGCTTGGCGGTGATGTCTTCTGAGATTGCCTTAGAACCTTTTCCTTTTGAAGAAGCAATTACATATTTTAATTTTTTATTTCTGTAGCCGCTAGGATCTTTTAAATTATCAGCAGTTAGTGCTGCCAATGTAAGGTTATAGGTAACGTTTCTATATCTGTTTAGAACATTCTCTGTTTCTCCAGGAGTATTGCTAGCAGTACGAGCACCAGTAGGAGAAGGCTGAGAAATAGTTTCAGTTTTTGTTTTAAAAACTACGGTAGTAGCTGATGCCATATTACAATCCCAATATAGAATTAATAGTAGACAACTTAGGCAAGTAAATTTTTTGTCCAGGTATCATATCAAAGACAGGATCTTTAATAACTGACTTATTTCTCACAGCAAACACCCACCAAAGATTAGCATCACTATAAAGGTCGTACGCTAATAAATCAGGACGATTAGAATATTGTTGAGTTACTGTGAACAGAATATCATCACTTTGAGCAGGAATATCTCTAAGACTTAGTAAGTCAAGATAAGACCCAGTGGCATTGGTTGTAAAATACGGACTTGTTTTTGAATACATTATAGATATCCCTGACCTCTAAGGTCTCCTGCAATCCAATCATCAACTGAATAGTCTTGCATTTCTCTTCTGCTGTACATAACATTCAATCCAATGTTAAAAGTAGTAATAGAAGGAACTAAACTGTTTTTATAGTCGCCGCCAACAGAAATATAATCTACGCTATCAGGTAAATCAAATTTAAAACTAGAAATTACTACGGGAACATTTCTTAAAACATAATCACCGTATGCTTCTAATCTGCAAACTGGTGGCGGACTTCCTGCGTTAGAATCTTTGCCCCAACGCATCTTAGTCAGGGACCTTAACAAGTGTACAATGCCTAGCCACACTTTACCTTCTTTTTCGTTTTGAACTGTAAACTTTGCACTAATAGTGATTTGCCCAACTTGGCTGCTTTTAAAATAATATTGTGTATAGTTACTATGTACAGGGTTCACTGAACCGTACTGTGCTTGATTATCATAACTAATGGTAGGAGTGTAGGGAAAAAGTATTCCTCCAAAGTCATTTAGAATTTTACCCGGACCGGCCGCTGGTCCTTTAAGATATGATTGCGGAACTCTTAGTATAGCTCGAAGGTCTTTTGTTTCTGCCCAGTCTGCAGACGCCTTTGTTATCGACCTAGATCGTTCGGCACCAACTGGAACTCCGCTTCTGTTTTCTTTTGCATACGTTTCATCTGAAGAGTCATCGGGTGCATATCGATCTGACAGATCAAAATCATCAGTTTGTTCCGATGATTCGTCGCCTGACAATAAGAAAGGATCTTCGTTGGGTGTGTTATTAGGGTCTGCGTACTTTGCTTCAGTTTCTGCATCTGATTCAGAGTCATTTATTAAATCAGGATCTGTTATTTTAATAGTTGCGGTATAATTTAGTGCATCGTCACTCATTATCACGTCTCGAATTTCTTTATCTTCTAAGTCACTAACTTCTTCGTAGGCAGATTTTGTTTCTTCAAATCTAGATTCTGCATCTTTTCTTTCTGCTTCGGCTGCTTGTTTACCGTCTAAGGTATCAGCAACTTGGACTCGAGCTAATTCAGCATCTGCGGCCAGTTGTTCTTTTTCCGCAGTTAATTCTTGAATTCTAGTTTCGTTCCTAGCACGTTGTTCTGGTGTTATGTCCGTTCTTTGATTTTGTCTTTCTAAAAATCTAGTAGTACTTTCGTTCTGAAAAACTTTGCCGTCAGCCTGAGTTTGATTTTGCAAGGAAGTTTCTATTGCTCGCGAAGACCTAGCTGAAGATTGGCGGGCTTCATTTACTTTGTCCTGTGCATCTACTGCTATTGTTTTAGCATAGGCGGTGCCAGTTTTCATCTGATCAGTTGTGGGCAAGCCGTTTTCAGTATTCCAAGCATTAAATTCTGCTTGAGTAACTTGTAACATTTCACCAGACGGTAGTACTCTCCACGGCATCGTAATATCTCCTATAGTGTATTTAACCCAATAAATAAAACACCATTTTAATGGTTGACTGCGGTGTAGTTAAAATGCTACACTTAACAAAAGGAGACAATCAATAGATGTCCATAACAATATCACCAACTGGTCGCAAAGTCCGGTACCTTAATAATAAAGATTTATTAGCAGAAATTCACAAGAGTAAGAATACTTTTTCAAGTTTTACCAGTCCAGAATATAATCAGCATGATTTGATTTTACCAAATGTTGACAAGATCAATATTCGAACGGCTGCTGAAGCAAAAAGAAATCGTGCAAAACGATTAGGAATTATTGCATTCACTGAGGCAAGAATTGCGGGAGATAAGAAAATAAAGTTAGCAGAATGTACTCCTGACTATAAAACTATTCCAAAAATAGACTTAGTGTTTAGAGTAATGACTTTTGATCATATTCCAACTGCACCTGGTAGGAAAAAGACCGTTAAGAGCACCGCAGATGCTCACGACAAGATTAACTTTCCTCCTTTCCAGCACTGGAAATACAACGAGAACGACGAACTAGTGTGCGTAGGAAAGAGTCACTGGAAAGGTCCCGTGGACACAGGTGCATTTTCAAAAGAGCACGGCCGCATTACTGAAAATCTAGGTAAGATGTTTATCAAGTTAAGTGAACGATATGCACAAAGGTCTAATTGGCGTGGGTACACTTACAACGAAGAAATGCGTGGGCAAGCAATTCTACAACTAAGTCAAATTGGTCTACAGTTTGACGAGTCTAAATCTGAGAATCCGTTTGCATATTACACTGCCGCAGTGACTAATAGCTTTACCAGAGTACTCAATATCGAAAAGAAAATGCAAAACATTCGAGACGATATGCTAGAAGTCAACGGATTAACTCCTAGCTCAACTCGACAATACCGAGACGAGTTTGCTGAAGAAACTGCTCGCCAAGCAGAGCTGTATAAACATTTTAGACAGCCAAAATCAGAAGAACCGGACATCGAAGAAGAAGAAGGGGCTTGATCTGCATAACAATAATCTGCTATACTATCAAGTAGGAGACTCACATTAATGCAGTTATTCAAGAAAGTTGCATGTTTTACAGACATACATTTCGGACTCAAGTCCAACAGTGCTACACATAATCAAGATTGTGAAGACTTTGTAGATTGGTTTATTTCAGAAGCTGAGAAAGAAGGGTGCGAAACCTGTATCTTTCTCGGTGACTGGCATCACAACCGCAACTCTATCAATCTAATTACGTTAGATACCAGTATGCGGTGCTTAGAAAAGCTAGGTGCTGCCTTTGAGCAGTTCTACTGGTTTCCAGGTAATCACGATTTATTCTATAAAGACAAGCGTGATATTCACAGTTCGTCATTTGGTCGGCACATTCCCGGTGTCACTGTAGTTGAAAAAGTAACAACCATAGGTGATGTTACCCTAGTACCGTGGTTAGTTGGCGACGAGTGGAAAACTATTAGTCAAGTTAAGAGCAAATACATGTTTGGACACTTTGAATTACCGCTATTCTATATGAATGCAATGGTTCAAATGCCCGATCACGGCGAGCTAAAAGCAGAACACTTTAAACATCAAGACTATGTGTTTAGCGGTCACTTCCACAAGCGTCAGCAACGAGATAAAATTGTCTATATCGGTAACGCATTTCCACATAATTTCTCAGATACGTGGGACGATGACAGAGGAATGATGTTTATGTCCTGGGGAGGAAAGCCAGAATATAGACTTTGGCCGGACGCTCCCAAGTTCCGTAGCTTGAAACTCAGTCGATTACTTGACGAAAAAGATACATTGATGAAGAGTAAGATGTATTTAAAAGTTAATCTTGACATTGATATCAGCTTTGAAGAAGCAAACTTTATCAAAGAAACATTTGTTGCAGCACATGACATTCGAGAAATCAGTTTAATTCAAGACAAAGATAATCTAGATGCCGTAACTGAAGACACTGCTGACTCAAAATTTGAAAGTGTTGATCAAATCGTGACAGAACAACTAGTCGCAATCGAAAGCGATTCGTTCGATAAAAAAGTTCTACTAGATATCTATAATAATCTATAATGTTCAAAATTAAAAATATAACCGTAAAGAATTTCTTATCCGTAGGAAATCAAACTCAAGCTGTTGATTTTGACAAAGAGCATCTTACACTAGTACTAGGCGAAAACATTGACTTAGGCGGAGATGATAGCGGGTCACGTAACGGAACTGGCAAGACCACTATGATTAATGCATTAAGTTATGCATTGTACGGAACTGCCTTAACAAACATCAAAAAAGAAAACCTAATTAACAAAACTAATGCAAAGCACATGCTGGTTACTGTTGAATTTGATGTTAATAGTCAAAGTTTTAGAATTGAGCGGGGGCGTAAACCCAACGTACTGAAGTTCTTTGTTAACAATCAAGAACAAAAAAGCAAGGATGACGACGATAGTCAAGGAGATAGTAGAGAAACTCAGAAGACCATTGAAGAATTGCTAGGCATGAGTCATACTATGTTCAAGCATCTTGTTGCTCTCAACACGTATACTGAGCCGTTTTTAAGTATGAAGGCTGCTGATCAACGGGAAGTTATTGAACAATTACTGGGCATTACTTTACTTTCTGAAAAAGCAGAACGATTAAAAGCAGAAGTTAAAGTGGTCAAAGACTCTATTCAATCAGAAACATATAAAATCGAAGGCATTAAAACTGCAAACGAAAATGTTCAGAAAAGTATTGATAGTTTGATTATTAAAAGTTCCGCATGGGGTAACAAATACACTAGTGAATTAGAAAGCCTTGGTAAAGCTATCATAAATTTAGAAGCTGTAGATATCGAAGCTGAACTAATTGCCCATATAAATTTAAAACTATGGAACGAACACGATTTAAAGATTCGTAACTTAAACAAACAAAGAGCCACGTTAGAATCAGCTGTCGGACAAGCACAAAAGGCTAGAGACAAATATCTACGTGAGGTTGAATCGTTAGAAAGTAAAACATGCCCAGCATGTGATCAAGAACTGCACGATCATAAACACGAAGAGATGTCTACATCTGCTGTACAACATCTATCAGAAGCACAAACATACTTTGATAAAGTCTCTGGTGATTTAGAAAAGACCTTAGCTGAGATAGGTAACGGAGACACCCTACATAAGCCTAATACATTTTACGATACTGAAGCAGAAGCACTAGGACATAAAAACAATCTAGCAACGTTAGAACGTGCCTTAGAAGCCAAAGCCGAAGAAACAAACCCATACGACGAGCAAATTGCAGAATTGAAGAAAACTGCGATTCAGGTAATTGACTGGTCTACTGTTAACGAGTTATCAAAATTAAAAGATCATCAAGAATTCTTATTAAAACTGTTAACAAACAAAGATAGCTTCATACGTAAGAAGATCATTGATCAAAATTTAGCACATTTGAATAAGCGATTGAGCTACTATATCAGCAAGATGGGATTACCGCATCAAGTTGTGTTCCAAAACGATCTAAATGTTGAAATCACACAGCTAGGACAGGACTTAGACTTCGATAATCTCAGCAGAGGTGAACGAAATAGACTCATCTTGAGTCTAAGTTGGGCATTCCGTGATGTATGGGAAAACTTATATCAACACATTAATCTATTATTCATTGACGAATTGATTGATGCGGGCATGGATGCGGCAGGTGTAGAGTCTGGTTTAGCTGTTCTAAAGAAGATGGCACGTGAAAGAAATAAGAATATATACTTAATCTCACACAAAGATGAGCTAGTAGGACGAGTAAACAACGTCTTGAAAGTTATTAAAGAGAACGGTTTTACTTCTTACTCAAATAATGTCGACTACGTAGAAGCATAATGCTAAACAAGTACACAGAACTATACAAGCAGGTTGTAAACGATTTAGTAACCATGCATAATGCTAATATGCATTTGCAAAACAAGCCAAATCAGACATCTGCATTGAAAGTTAGGCATGCCATTATAGCTTTAGAAAATGATCTAAACCAACTTCGAAAAGTTGTAATGCAGTTTCAAAGAGACCATAAGGTGTATTTGAAAGGCCAAAGACTTGAGTACAAGGCTTCGCTCAAGGCAAAGAAAGAAGCAAAAGCTAAAAGAAAAGAACTTAAGGAAAAACAAAATGTCAACACAAAATGAACTACAAGCTGCATTTGATGCATACATGGCCGAAGATGCAAAGTTTACAGCAGGTAACAGTGCTGCTGGTACTCGTGCTCGCAAGGCATTAGGTGAAATGAGCAAGGCTGTAAAGGCTCGCCGTAACGAAATTACTGCTGAAAAGAATGCTCGCAAGGAAGCCAAGGCGGCAAAGTAATTGAACAACTGGACTTATCAGAGTGCTGAAGTCTTAGAATTACCTGAAGACTGTATTGGTTTTGTTTATTGCATTACTAATACAGTCACAGGTCGCCGTTATATCGGCAAAAAGTTAGCAAAATTTAGTAAAACGACCTACAAGACTGTAAAGTTAAAGAACGGCACCAAGAAGAAAAAGAAAATTAGAAGTAAAATTGACAGCGACTGGCAGGAATACTACGGATCCAGCGTTGAACTATCTAAAGACATAGACGCTTTAGGCAAAGACAAATTCACCCGCGAAATATTACATTACTGTAAAAGCAAAGCAGAAACATCTTACGTTGAGGCCCGAGAACAATTCGACCGCAAAGTATTAGAATCCGACGAATATTACAATGGACAAATTTCTGTCCGTGTACATGGCTCACACATTAAATCCAAACTTTAAGGCAACTTAATTCAGTTATAGCTCGCACAGGCTAATATCGTGTGCCGAACAGTAGAAACCTGGACATCGTGTCGCAGGAATCCGAAGTCTTACCGCTGAAGTAAGCACTCAATCAGTATCCTAACCGGACCACGATCGCAAAATGCCTGCGGTTTGATTGTTTGAATAGAGTTAAAATAAGGCCCAAGGATGGAGTAATAACAGAAACTCCACGCTTTACAAATATGATAGTGTATATTTGTAAGCCGCCGTTGAAATAAGACAGAGCGAGTAGGTATCGGTCAACCGCCTACGCTAGCAGAAATGCTAATAGTTCTAACACTATGTGACTGTGCTACTCAGATAATGCAGTTTTTTCTTAGCCCTTGCCTGGGCTAAGTGTGACCGATTAATCTAGATAATATTTAAATGCTACGCATATATCATATAACTAAATTGCTTCGAGCGTAAGCGAAGAAGCAAATGAGCGTAAGCTCATTATAAATATACAATAATATTTCGGAAATAATAATGGATATATCAGCACTTATCAAAAAATTAGATGTGATTGAAAGCAATCAAAGAGTTAGTATCTTTGAAAGCCTAGGTTGTGGTGATGCTTACTTTGAAACCTGGGAACGAGAAATACATCCGGTGCTATGTGAAGTAGCCATGGATCCTGAACAGGTAAAGCAGTTATTCACTTCTATCGAAAAGGGTGCTGGCCGTAGTGCATTAGGTAAGACAGGTGATGCACTAAAGGGTGCAAAAGATAAAATTAGTGATGTTTGGTTTAATAAGTTTGGAGGAATGTTACAAAGTAGCAGTCCTGTAGCAGCGTTTGATCAGAAGTTTGAAGATATTAAATCAAAGATTGCTGCAAAGAATCCGGAACTGGCAGCTAAGTTGGCCAAGTACGGAGAGTTTGCTAAGAACAATCCTAAGCTACACAAGTTCTTGTTAGGTATTGCGGGTTCTGCCGCCGCAGCATTAGGAGTTGCTTTAGCAGGCGGTATTGGTGCAGGTGTCCTGGCTGTGGGTACAGGTGCAGGTATTGCTGCTGGTATTATTAATATTGCTGATCGTTTACTTCAAGGACAGAAAGCCAGTACAGCGATTGGTCGTGGAGCAACAGCAGGCATTGTTGCAGGCATTACCGCAGCCGCAATGGCAGGTATTGGTGAGTGGGCAGCTGGCCTGCGTGAAAAATCTATTCCAATTGGTGATACCGGACTCGAACAAATAAGTTACAAGGCAACAAGAAAGTTAAGTTCGTTTGGCATGGAACATACTGAGATGACACAGGGATTTAATGTAACTGTTGATGCGGATGCAGCATCGGGAATTAGATCGGCTGTGAATGCTATGCAAAATGGAGATACTACAGCATTTACTGAACTTCAACGACTTGGAAGATTAGTTCATTCTGCAGATTATAAAGCACAAATGAAAGATATTGCAGGTGCTGCAAAAGATATTGCATTAAGCAATGACAGCCTGTTGCAGTGGATCAAAGGTCTAACACAGGCAGCATCGGCTGTTGGCGGTGCCGCAGCAGGGCAAGCAGCAGCAGGAGTTGGTGAAACTCCGCCAACTGCACCTAAACCAGTAGCAGAGTCCTTAAACAGAGCACAACTAAACGAATTGTTTGGCATCACGGGCAACAAAGTAGATGCTAGCAAGTTAGAAAAAGCGTGGACTAAAGCAGGAAGCCCTACGGACAGCGAAGAAATTAAACAGATTTTAGTTGGTGCAGGAGTTGATAAACAACTGGTAGCAACTGCATTTGCTGATCTAGGAATTGAAGTTAGTTCTACATCAGCAGACCCTACAGGCGAAACGGTAAATATAGAAGAATTGTTAGCACAGATTTCAAATTTAAGTGCTGCTGAACAAAAAGAAATTTTAGCTTACGTCCAAGCGTGATCAGGAAAAACATATGAAAATTATAGAATTAGTTGAAACTCGTGAACCTATTGAAGAAGGTCCAATTTTAAACAAGTTAGGATCTATGGCAGGCAATGCAGTAGGCACAGTAGCTAAAGGCGTAGGTGCTGTAGCAGGCGGTGTAGCAGGTGCATGGAATGCTGCCAAGAAAGGATATCAAGCAGGCAAAGCAACTGTAGGTGCCGCAGGAGATACAGCACCGGCAGCAGGACCAGCAGCAGGACAAGGTACAACAGCAGCACCTGCCGCAGCAGCAGCAGGCCAACCAAGTGGGCAACCAGCAGCAAACACTCAACCTGCACCAACACAAGCTGGTCCAACAGCAGGTCAAGGTGCAACAGCAGCTCCGGCAGCAGCGGGTCAAGGCGGAAACGGAGGTGGTGCAGCAACTCAACAGCCAGCAGCAAATCCGGCTATTGCTTCTTTAAAAGCACAAATTGACAAATTAGATCCTGCAAGCAAAAAACAATTATTAACAACATTGCAAAAAGGTGGGCAAGCAGCGGCACCTGAAGCACCAGCAGCAGCACCTGAAGCACCAGCAGCAGCACCTGAAGCACCAGCGGCGGCACCTGAAGCACCAGCAGCAGCACCTGAAGCACCAGCAGCAGCACCTGAAGCACCAGCGGCGGCAGCACCGGCAGCTACTACTCCGCCAGCAGGGCAAGCACCTGCTCCGGCAGCAGATAAACTTTCAACTAAAGATCAAAATGCATTGAAAGCTAGATTAAAAGCCAAACAAGGCACCGCAGCAAAGACACAAAGCGGATTTAATCAATATGTACAGGGCGGTGGTGGATCAACAATGGCAGGTGCTGATGCACAAGGTAATCCTGTATTCAAACAAAATGTTCAACGTGAAAGCGTTGAATTCTACAGTAACTTCTTAGGTAAAATAATTTAAAAGAACGGCAGTCTTGTTTTTTTGGTAGTTTCGAGATTGTCTTTGATAATCCTACCAATTATTTCTAAGTCCTCACCCTCAAGTTCAAAAGCCTCAGATATGGTTATGCTACCACGCATAAACCACATCATCTGATAGATCTGATTCTTTAAGGCTTTTGCCTCCTTCTCCATCGACTCACTTAGCTTTTGAATTTCTTCTAAGCTAAGAGACAAAAGCCTTAACCGAAAAAATTTGATGGATCGAAGTTCAACGGAACTTCAATTTCTTCGTCAGTAATTCCGATTGCTCGCATTTCGTCAGTAACAGCAATCTTTAAAGGTTTAATAGCATTGTGCTCTCTAAGAATATCAATGTGCCCTTTAACTTTATCAAAGATTTCTTTATCTACGTTGTCCATAAACTCTTGAATATGTTTACGGTCACTAGTGCCACCATTTGATGATTCAATATTAAAGATAGACTCTGTAATAACACCCAGTGTTAACTTGTTAAGTTTAGCAAAACTTTCTTTGAAGATTCTAATTTTATCTTCTTCCGCTACACTTTCGTCATTGACAACTTGAATAATTTTTTGAGTTTCAAAAGTCTGCAAAGCACCCTGTGTCATAGTCTTATAGGTAATAGGACGAACATGTACAATTAAATTTTCATTGATTGGAACAATTGGATCCCAAGCAATATTGTTCATTAACTGATCAACTACCAGTCGAAGATCTAGTTCGTACTCATAATCAATTTCAGATCCTAGCTTAATAGGCACACTCATCTTCTCACCATAGGTAGCAATACGAATAGCAATCAGCAGCACATCCATGTCAATATTAGGAACTGCCCATGCATTCTTAATGTTAGGAACACAGTGCTGAAGTACATCAACAACTGCCTGTCCATTCATCAGTGCATCTGGAATTTTTAGTTTTAACTCGTCTTGTGCAGTCATAGAGTACACAGGATACTCACCGTTTTCAGTTTGCTCCAAACTGCCGTTCTCCCAAAACTCTCCGTTGCTAGGCAAGCGAATATAAATTTTTGGCTGACGCATTTGTGCCATTAACGGGTTTGGTGCAATTTTGTGAGGTGTAACCATGTTTTGATTCTCCGATAAATAATCTAGTAAAACTCTGTGTATTATTTATATACGCATAGAATCCTGGAAAATAACAATGGCTGACGTAACCGGTAGAATAGGTGATCAAGATGTTGCACTAGATAATGCAGCCACAGAAGCGACCTTAAAAGACATACTAGCGGCCCTAAAAGGTCAGCAGTCTGCACTTTCAAAGTTATCGGGCACAGCTGGCCAAGCAGGAGTTAATCCTCAGGCTATTGCCGCAGCTAACAAAGGTTTACAACAAATGGGTCCTGCTGCACAAGCAGGATCAGTGGCAGGTAAGGTCTTAGGCACAGCGTTTAGCGGGTTGTCTAAAGGTGCAATGTTATTAGGCGGAGTACTTGGAGATATAGTTGCAGGAGGGGTACAGACTGGAAAGAATCTAATGGACCTTGCGGGCAAGATGCTCGACGGTAAAGGATCAGTTAGTGATGTATTCGGTGCGTTTAAAGATCTACCTTTTGGTATAGGTGCAGTTGCTGGGTTGTTCCAAAAATTGGTAGAAATGCAGGAAGCAGAGCTCGAAGCATATCGTCAAATTACCAAAGCAGGAGTGAACTTAGGAGGTGAGTTAGCCGACATTAGATTAACTGCTTTAGAAATGGGCACATCGTTAGAAGGCTTTGGAAAATTAGTTGGTGAAAATTCTAAATTGTTTGCACAAATGGGCGGCACTGTTAATGACGGTGCTAAGAACTTTGTTAACTTATCTAAAGATATTCGTAACAGTGATGTAGGTAAAAATCTACGTGCTCTAGGTTATTCTATTGATGACATAAATGGTAGTACTGCAAATTACTTAAAGATGACTGGTGGTAGAACTGCCGAAGAAATGAAGAACACTAAAGCATTGGCAGCAAGTGCCGGTGCTTATATGACACAGTTAGATATGCTGGCCAGTATCACTGGTCAGAGTAGAGAGCAACAAGAAAAGGCTTTACAAGAAGCAACAGCAAACGCAGCATACGAATCTTATCTACAGACATTAGACGAAGAAGGACGTGCGAAAGCCACAGCCGCTATGCAAAACGCTTTAGCTGTTGGTGGTAAAGGTGCAGCAGATGCATTAAAATCTCAGTTAATGGGGTTGCCTCCAATGACAGAAGCTGCACAAAGTTTCACTGCACTACTGCCTAACGCTGCTAAAGGTGTTGCAGATATGGGCAATGCTGTTAAAGACACTAGTAAAGGTCTTAAAGATGTAAACAAGTCCTATAGTCAAGCAATGATTGGCAGTGCTCAAGATGCTAAGAATCTTGGCAAAGAACAAATGGCTGCAATGAGTATGACGGGCGGTGCAAATGCTGAAGCTGCAATGCAGGCACAAAAAAATGCAAATTTATTAAACAGCAAGCAGGTTAGAAGTGCTGAAGATTTTGATAAACTACAACAAGAGATTGCAACAAGTCAAAAAGCAAGAGAACAAAGTACAGCGGCTCAAGCAGCCGAAACAGAACAGGCATTTAAGAATTTAAGTGCCGAGTTCATGGCCACACTAATGCCTGTTATAAAAGAACTAACACCTGTCATACAAGATCTTGCTCAAAAAATGATACAGTTTGCAAAAGAAAATATGCCGGCGATCAAAGCAGGATTAGAAATGGTTGTTAATTTTGTCAAGGACTTATTCTCTCCAGAGGGTAGAGAAAAAGTTGGCAAGCAGATCGCAGAAGGACTTGGTAAGCTGTTACAAATGGCTTGGGATAGTTTTAGTTTGTTTGGTAAAAAAAATCAACCCGATGCAGATAGTGCTGCATACAATAGTACTGGATATGATTCTGGTTCGATTCCGGGTGCAGCCGATGGCGGAATTGTTAAAGCCAAACCAGGCGGCCAGCTAATAAAAGCGGCCGAGGTAGGAAAGAACGAAGCGTTTGTTCCGTTACCCGATGGTAATAAAATCCCCGTTAATCTGGATATGAAGATGCCGGACTTCAAATCAATTATATCTAATGAATTAAGCTCATTTGCAGCAGCAATGCAACAAATGGAAACTGAAAAAACTAAGTCATCACCGGGTGAAGACATGTTTGCTAGTATTAAAGAATCGATATTTGGTAAAAGTGAAACCAAAACAGACACAGCAGTTGATGCACCTTCTAAAGATTTGTTAACAGAGCTGCAACAGTTAAATAAGCAAACAGCACAAATGCTAGCCTACATGCGTGATAGTACAGATTTCTCCAGAAGAAACTTAGATGCTATCAGAGGTCTAAACGGGAATCTATTAATTTAATTATGTCTTGGAAAAAATACTTCACACCAGTTAATACATCTGGAACACTGAGCCCAATTAGCGGCAGCGGCGGCGACGGCCCAACCGGTAGTAGATTAAACTACAGCTCTTATCTTCCCGATGTATATTCGGGACATCCTAATCGTTTAGAGCGTTATGGTCAATACGATACAATGGACAGTGACAGTGAAGTTAATGCTGCCTTAGATATTTTAGCAGAGTTTTGTTGTCAGCTAAATGATGACAACGGAACACCGTTTGAAGTTTTCTTTAAAGATCAAGCAACTCCTACTGAAATTAAGATTATTAAAAAGTATCTGCAACAGTGGACTAAGTTAAACAAATTTCAGAATCGTATTTTTAAAATTGTTCGCAATGCATTCAAATACGGCGACAGTTTCTTTATACGTGATCCAGAAACAAATGCTTGGATGTATGTAGATCCAGGCAAAGTTGACAAAATTATTGTTAACGAAAGCCAAGGTAAAGAGCCTGAGCAATATGTTATTCGTGATCTAAATCCAAACTTTGTAAATCTAAGTACAACACAAATTGCTCCGGGTGCAACTAACTCAGGACCAGCTACACCTTACTCGGGTGGCGGTGGTGGTGGAAAAGGCATGACCGGGACTTATCCTACAAATATCGGAAACCGCTTCGGAGTTAATCAAACCCAGTGGGCAATTGATGCAGAGCATGTTGTGCATTTGAGTATGAGCGAAGGTATGGATAACAATTTTCCTTTTGGAAATAGTTTATTAGAAAGTATCTTTAAAGTTTACAAACAAAAAGAATTATTAGAAGATGCCATTATTATCTATCGAGTTCAACGTGCTCCTGAACGTAGAGTATTTTATATTGACGTTGGTAATATGCCAAGTCACCTTGCTATGTCTTTTGTTGAGCGTGTTAAAAACGAAGTTAATCAGCGACGAATTCCTTCAGTTACTGGAGGTGGACAGACTGTTATTGACAGTAGCTACAACCCGTTAAGTATCAACGAAGACTACTTTTTCCCGCAGACTTCAGAAGGTCGCGGCAGTAAAGTTGAAATTCTTCCAGGCGGTACTAACTTAGGAGAAATTGATGATCTTAGATATTTTACTAATAAGCTGTTTCGTGCTCTACGCATACCTTCAAGTTATCTACCTACAGGGCCTGACGATGGGGGATCTAGCTTTAATGATGGTCGAGTTGGAACAGCCTACATTCAAGAATTACGATTCAACAAGTATTGCGAACGACTCCAAAGTAATTTAAATGAAGTATTTGATTTAGAATTCAAAGGTTATATGCAGCGTAAGGGCATTAATTTTGATCCAAACGTATTTGAATTACAATTTAATCCCCCGCAAAACTTTGCTGCCTACCGACAAACTGAAATGGATACGGCACGTATTGCCAGTTTTGGCAGTATTGTTGCAATTCCGCATATCAGTAAACGCTTTGCACTAAAAAGATTCTTAGGACTAAGCCAAGAAGAAATGGCAGAAAACGAAGAGCTATGGAAAGAAGAAAACGGATTAAGTGCAAAAGCACCTAATGCAAATGCAGAACTTCGTAGTGCAGGCATCACAGGCGGCGGCATGGATAGCGATGTAAATGAATTAGGTCAGTCAGGCGAAGCACCTGAAGGAATGCCTGGCGGTCCAGAAGCTGCTGGCGGAATGCCCGCTGCTGGCACAGCACCTGCACAAACTCCTCCCGCAGCATAATTTGGATAAATATCAACATGCTACTTAATGAATTCATCTATTTTAACCAAAACGAAGGCATGTCTCAAGATGACAGATATAATCCTCTTGAAGATAATATCAGTGTTCTTAAGTCTAAAGACTTACGCAAGACTAGACTAACGTTAGGAATGATTAATAATTTAAGAAAAGCAGGAGACTCCAGAGTAAAAGAACAGAAAGAACAATTAGAGTTTGTTAAGATTATGTATGCAGCCCCACCGCCTGAAGCGGCTGCAATGTAAACTGTACATATAATTCGATTGTCTAATCAATAAATATTTCTGTTGAAACACTTCAACTCAGGCACGTATTCTCCTGTCTTTGTCAAGAACTGACTGTTTTTGGCCTATTTCACATAACTATTACACCTTGGCTGTAAATACATCGACAGCCTTGCCAATCTAATTTAAGGAGAAACCCGCAATGTCTAACAAGTTTGAACAACTATTAGATCTTCTAGTCAACGAGGAAATGGATAAGGCGAATGAATTATTCCATGAAATCGTTGTAGAGAAGTCTAGAGAAATATATGAAAACATGATCGCCGAAGAGGCGGAGGAAGATGAAGAGATGGATGAAGCCATGGACTCGGATGAGGAAATGGACGAATCTATGGGAGATGATTTAGAAGAAGAAACTACACTTGAAATCGGCGGTGACGCTGGTGACAAATTCGCTTCTGATGTTTCCGATCCAGACGCTATGGGCGGAATGGACGATATGGGCGGCGACGCCGATATGGACGGAGACCTAGGTGCTGAAGGTGGTGGTTCTGAAGAACAACGCATTTCTGATTTAGAATCAGAATTAGAACAACTAAAGTCTGAATTCGAAGCTTTGATGGCTGACGAAAAGGGCGAGCCAGCACATGATGACATGTTTGGCGATGAAGAAGCTGACGACGAAGAAGGCGAAGAAGCTGACGACGAAGAAGGCGAAGAAGCTGACGACGAAGAAGGCGGCGACGAGTTTATGCGTGAATACGTAGAAACTGTTTCTGCAGGTCACGGTGCTGATAAAAGAGGCCGTGGCGAAGAAGGCGGCACAAACACCAAGAGCGTAGGATTGCAAAATCCAAAAGGACGCCCAACAACAACAGCATCTGCACATAACATCTTAGGTGGTAAGGGCGGAGAAGCTGGTATTAAAGGCGGTGAAGGCCTAGTTGGTGGACAAAGAGGTGAATTCACAAAAGATCACTTGAATAAGCCAGGCGGCTACAAAGGTGATGCATTTGGTAAGAACAGTGCAGGACACGGAGCAGAGAAGAGGGGTGCTGGCGAAGGTCAAGCATACACCAAGTCTCCAGCAGACCGTAGACAATAATAGGAAATTAGGATGAAGCAAATTCAATACCTAAGAGAAACACTAAGTTTTGATCAGGCTAGAGTAGTTTTAGAATCTGACGACAAGGACGGGAAGAACCTTTATCTAAAAGGCATCTCCATTCAAGGCGGCATTCGAAATGCAAATCAGCGGGTTTATCCTGTCGGAGAGATTACTAACGCTGTAAAAACTCTAAATGACCAGATTCAAAACGGTTATAGTGTCTTAGGTGAAGTTGATCATCCTGATGACTTAAAAGTAAATTTGGACCGCGTGTCACACATGATTACTGATATGTGGATGGACGGTCCTAATGGCTACAGTAAGATGAAAATCTTACCTACACCGATGGGCAATTTAATTCGTACTATGCTCGAAGCAGGCGTAAAACTTGGCGTATCTAGTCGTGGCAGCGGAAATGTCAATGACAGCACTGGCGAAGTAGCAGAATTTGAAATTATTACTGTTGATATTGTTGCTCAGCCTTCTGCTCCAGGAGCTTATCCTACTCCAATCTATGAACACCTGATGAATAGTCGTGGTGGGGTTAGAGCGTTTAGGGTGGGGCAAGAGGTTAAAGAAGATCCAAAGGCACAAAAGCATCTCCGCGAGGCGATGCTTAATATTATTAATGGCTTAAAAGCCTAAGGAGACATAGCAATGTTGGACGCATTCAAACAGCTGGTCGAGAGTGGTATGATGTCAGAAGACGTTAAGTCTTCGATTGAAACTGCATTTAATCAGAAGATCCAAGAGAATCGCGACCAATTAACTGCTGAACTTCGTGAAGAGTTTGCTCAAAAATACAGTCATGATAAGACTGTTATGGTTGAAGCACTCGACAAGATGGTTAGCGAGAGATTGGCCGTAGAAATGGCTGAACTTGCTGGCGATAAAAGAGCATTAGCGGAAGCTAAGGTTGCATATCACCAGAAAATGTCCGGAGACGCTAGAGTACTAGAGTCGTTCGTTCTAAGTCAGCTTGGAAAAGAATTGGTGGAATTCCAACGTGATCGTCAAAAGGTCTCTGAGAATTTTACTAAGTTAGAGCAGTTCATTGTAACAGCTTTAGCACGTGAAATCAATGAATTTGCACAAGACAAACGTGAACTAGCAGAAGCGAGAGTTAAACTAGTAAGCGAAGCAAAAATCAAATTCGATGAGATCAAGACTAGATTTATTAAGCGTAGTTCCGAAATTGTAGAGAACACAGTCACAAAGACATTGAAATCAGAAATCAAGCAATTGAAAGAAGATATCGATAGTGCTCGTTCTAATGCATTTGGACGCCGCTTATTTGAAGCATTTGCACAAGAGTATAGCTCAAGCTATCTTAACGAAAAATCTGAAACAGTAAAATTGTTAAAGATTATCGACAAGAAAGAAGTTGAGCTTGCCGAAGCAAAAAATGCCGCTACAGAAAAGACAAAGTTAGTAGAATCTAAGGACCGCGAAATTCGTGTTGCCCGAGATGTTGCTGCTCGTAAAGAAGTAATGGCAGAACTGTTAGCACCACTAAGTGCTGACAAAAGAGAGATCATGAAAGAATTGCTAGAGTCTGTACAGACTGCAAAACTGAATGAATCATTTGACAAATACCTACCAGCAGTAATGGAAGGTGGTATGAAGAAAGTTGCACCAAAGGCTAAACAACAGCCTAAAGAAATGCTTTCTGAAAGCACCGAAATAACTGGAGATCGCGAAACAAAACAGCCACAGGTAGGCTTAGATAACATTTTAGATATCCGCAAACTCGCGGGTCTAAAGTAATTTAAATTCAAGGAGACATAAATGTCACAATTATTAAATGAAAGATGGTCAGAGACCAAAGAAGCTCTGCTTGAAGGCCTATCAGGTAACCGCAAGTCTTCTATGAGCGTATGCTTAGAGAATACTCGTAAGTACTTGGCTGAATCTGCAACAGCAGGAGCTACAAGCACTGGTAATATCGCGACTTTAAACCGCGTTATTCTACCGGTAATTCGTCGTGTTATGCCGACAGTTATCGCTAACGAAATCGTTGGTGTTCAACCTATGACTGGCCCAGTTGCACAGATCCATACTCTACGTGTACGTTATGCAGACACATCGTCTGGTGACAGCGTAGTAGCTGGTGATGAAGCACTAAGCCCATTCAAGTTAGCTGCTGCTTACTCTGGTAACGGAGTTAACGCAACACCTAAAGCCCAAACAACTGCGGTCCTAGAAGGCCAAGTTGGTAAGCGTATGAGCATTCAGATCTTGAAAGCTCCAGTTGAAGCGAAGAGCCGTAAGCTATCCGCTCGTTGGACATTCGAGGCTGCACAAGATGCACAAGCAATGCACGGCATTGATATCGAAGCAGAAATCATGGCTGCTCTAGCACAAGAAATTACTGCTGAAATTGACCAAGAAGTTCTAGCTAGTCTACGTGCTTTAGGTTCAGTTGAACAGACTTATGACCAAGCTGCTGTATCTGGTACTGCTACATTCGTTGGTGACGAACACGCTGCTTTAGCTGTTCAGATCAACCGTGTTGCTAACTTGATTGCTCAGCGTACACGTCGTGGTTCTGCAAACTGGGCTGTTATCAGCAACCAGGCTCTAACGATCCTACAAAGTGCTACAACTAGTGCGTTTGCTCGTACTACAGAAGGCACATTCGAAGCACCTACAAACACTAAGTTTGTTGGTACATTGAATAACAGCATGAAGATCTATGTTGACGCTTACCTAAGCGACACAGACGACAACAACCAGTGTTTAATTGGTTACAAAGGCCCATCTGAAGCAGATGCAGCGGCATTCTATTGCCCTTACATCCCTCTAATGAGCTCTGGAGTTGTTTTAGATCCAGCTACATTCGAACCAGTCGTTGGTTTCTTAACTCGTTACGGTTACGTCGAGTTGACAAACACAGCTTCTAGCTTGGGTAACGCTGCTGACTACCTAGGCAAAGTGGCAATCACTTCTGCTAACGTTAGCTTCCGTTAATCAAACTTGCTGTAAAAAGCAAATTAAAAACGCCCTTCGGGGCGTTTTCTGTTAAATATAGTACTAGAAAAAACTTATGCAGTTCCCTCTGCGTAGACCTAGAACGTCATTTTATAAAGGAAAACAAAATGGGACGTCCAATTCATAAAAAATATTTTGCAAACAGAAACTATCAACTAGATGGTGAAGGCGTAGGCGGTGAAAGTTTTAATGTAGTTACAGTTTTAACAACTGGTACATTATATTCTACAACTACAAACTATACATGGACAGGCTCTACACCTCAAATTGCAGGTGGAGAAGCCGCAAGCGGTACTTTAAGTATCGGTACCGATCGTAGAGTTTCAGCATTTAACGTCAGCAATGGCGGTAGCGGTTATACTTCTACTTCTAGTGTTACTGTTACAGTTAGTCCAGCAACAACTGGAACTACTGCAACTTATCACGTTGCATTAACAGCAGCAGCTCGTGAAAACGGGTTAGCAATGTACGCATATCTTCCAGCAAGTGGTGCAGCAGGTTATCTAAGCGGTGCAGGTGGAAGCAGCCGTTTATTGTCTGACGTTATTCGTCAAGCTGGCAATAACAAGTATGTTGTTCAAAACTCACAAGGTGTTGGTGTTGTTCGTTTAGTAGCAGACGGTAGTGCAGCTAACGCAGCAGGTGAAGCTGACCTAACAGCAACTGATTGGAATGGCAGTACATATCGTGTTATCAAACTACATGCTAAGAAAGCAAGACTAAAGCAGGTCACTTCTAGCACAGCATTCTTGATTGAAGACGGTGCATGGGCACAGTGGACCATTACCGCAGCAACTGGAACAACTGTTCTATTAGCTAACGCTTAATTAAAGTAAGCATATAGGAAAGGGCTTAGGCCCTTTTCTTATTTGTGGCTAAATACGATAAAGGAACTTTTCATGGCCGTCGATGTAATTAGATATTCTGGCGATTTAAAATTGGCAACTGCCCCGGGCGGCACCATTACATTAGATACGGGTGTGAGTTCTGGCACAGTGGTTATTACTGGCAATTTAAATGTATTGGGTACTGCTACTAATATTGCAACAACTAATACCGTAGTTAAAGATAACATTATTACTTTGAACTCGGGCGAATCCGGAACTAGCGTAAGTTTCGGAGAAGCAAATACTCCATTCTACGGACAATCAGGATTTGTAATTGATCGAGGCAGCAATGCCAGTACTGCAACTCGTGCATCTATTCTTTTTGAAGAACGTGCATGGAGCTCAACTTCAACAACAGCAACACAGTACACCGGTATATGGGCAATTAAAACTGCCAATAGAGGTGCTGCAATTGAAGTCAGTTCTATTCGATTAGCAGGCGGCGGCCCAAACAACGACAATAAACTAAACTTGTTAGGTGCCGGAATCAACGGAGTTGTCAGCGTCGCCGGCCAACAAAACTATCATCTAAGAGTAACTGATGACAACGATATTCCAAACAAATATTACGTTGACAATACTCCATTAAGAGGTACTGCTACTAGTGCGTTAACAGCACTAGAATTAAGACAAAACGACACAAGAATTACGATAACTGATAATAATATCCAGCCGGGGTATATTACTACTGTTATTGACGGAGTGTCTACAATGATAGTTCAGCGACTAGCAGGTGTTCCTGTAATTACTTTAGGCACATTAATTGTTGCAGGCAATACTTTAAGAACAGCTTCAGCAAACAGAGATCTAGTTTTAGAAACATCGGGCACCGGCACAGTAGTTGTAAATAATGGTATTGGTATAGGAGTTTCATCTATTCCGCCTCAGCCTGCACAAGGTATTGTAAAAATTTACACTACGTCAACTGTAGGTGCTGGTAGTACAGGTATTAAATATTCTGGCTTTGAAAACCCAAGTACATTAGTTCCAACTAGCGGCGAATTAATTTCTGCAAGAAAAGCTCTGGTACTATCAATTATATTCTAAGGATTAAAAATGGCAATCACAAATTCGCAACTTAGCTCAACTGCAAAAACAGAAGTATTTGTTGGGTCCGGCGAAAACGCAATCACTTGTATTATCTTATGTAATACAAGTTTATCTGTTGATGCAACAGTAACAGTTTGGGCAGTGCCGGCGGCAGTCGCAGCAGGTGATGCCAATATGATTATGAATGAAATATCTTTGCCTGCTGGAGAAACATTCAGTATGGACACGGAGAGATTTATTCTTAATGACGGTGACAGTATTCAAGCACAAGCTAGTCAGAATTTAATTATCACCGCTACAGTAAGTTATGTACAAACGGCCTAATAACTATGAAATTTTACAAAAGAAAATCAATAGATTCTCATAATCCGCAAGATGATAATTTTGCTGTTGAAGCAGATGGTCGTTTAATTTCAGATTCTACACAGAGTTTTAAACTTCCCGGCGGTACAGTATTACAACGTCCCACAAACACTACTAACGGTCAGATACGACATAACACTCAATTATTTGATTTAGAAACTAGAGTTAGAATTGGTTGGGAAAGAATTAGAACAGTTCGCCCTGCAAGAATTACAGTTCAGAATTTAGGCAGCGGAAACTATTATAGTAATATATTTGGCCCGTTAAACGCAACTTACTCGCCTTCTTATTCTGCTGCTACTTTAGGTGGTGCTGCTAATATTCAAGTATATGTTGATAACGTTTTTCAAATTCCGTTTACTAACTATGATTTAACAGTTGATCCTAGTGCAGTAACAGCAACTACTACAGCAACTACTAGTGCATCTTCGTTTGTACTATATCTTGATACCGTACAAAATGTACAACCTGGCCAGACCGTAACTGGTGCTGCTGGAATCAGCTCATCAACAACTGTAATTGGCACAATTACTGGTACAACAAATGTTGAATTGAGTGAACCAGTTACTGCATCAGTATCGATAGGAACACTCCTTACCTTTAATTTTAATACTGGAACCTATGTACAATTTACAGGAGCAGTACCAGCTAAGCCTGTTGTGGTAATGCTAGGTGTTGACGGATATTATCCTCCGGGTTAACACCTAAGTAACCCAAAAATCTCTTTCCCGATAAATATAACGATGCCGGATGTTTCGGCAGATTATACTGTGGTAAACCCGCAATGAAAGGTGGTTAACCGTGAAACACGGGGTATAGGGAGCAAGCATGGCCGTAGGTCGTATAACGGGCCCACTCTTAGCACAAAATCTGCTTAGGGATGGAGTCAACATTGCAGTCGAAACCGATCTGCTATACATTGATGTTGTTAATGGCCGCATAGGTATTCGAACCGATGCTCCTCGTACTGAATTAGAAGTAAACGGCACACTCACAACAAAAGTTCTGATAGCAGATACTGCAACTATCGGACTAGTTACTATTGAAAGCTCTACTTCAAGTAGCACACTTTCCACAATCTTTGGACCGTTCACAATTGCTCCAGGCGGCGACGACGATACATTTGTTGAATCTGATCTAAGAGTAGACGGCGATGTTTTTGCCACAGGTAATTTCTTTGCACAAGGAAATATCAAATTAGGTGATACTACATCTACAGACACTATTCAATTGTTTGGTGAAGTAGAAAGCGATATACTTCCTTATATTAGTAGTGGAACTTTCTCAACATACATCAGTACAACTACTGGCTTAACAGTAACTGATTTTTACACCAGTACAGAAATTGTTTCTGAATACAGTTTAGGTAACACTGCTAGCTATTGGCAAAGTGCATACTTAGAAAATATCTACACAAAACAGATTGACACTGCTGGAACTGCTACTAGCATACAGTTCTTTCCTGATATTCCGTTGTTAGAAAGAACTTTAAACAAGAGCGTACAGATTAACGGAGACATCCGTGTGTATGGTGGCAGTCCTTTGGGTACTGCACCTGTTGTTAATAATATTTTGTATGTAAACGAAAACGGAAGCGACGACAACGATGGCCGTGCAATGGATGCAACTCGTGCTTGCCGCACAATTACTGGAGCTACACGCAGTCCTTATTTTAAACAAGGCACAGTTATTAAAATAGCACCGGGTTATTATGCAGAAGATAATCCTATTCCATTATTACCGTATACGTCAGTATACGGCGATAGCTTGCGAGGTGTGTTTGTAGAGCCGTTGAATAAAACAGTTGACTTGTTCCATGTAAACTCTGGTGTTTATATCACAGGTATGACCATGTTAAATCTGCGACGTGGTGAAGTTACTCGCTATCAACCAGGCGGTGCTGGCACATATACCACTGGTGCATATTGTGTTGCATTTCCTCCTCGACTAGATAATCCTATTGATCTATTCCATAGTCCGTATATTCAAAACTGTACTAACCAGTCAGGTCCGTGGCTATATGATGGCACAATGTTTGTGCCAAATCAGATTGTTCAAATTCCGTTAGTAGTAGCAACTGCAACCTATGCGTCCAGTACTACTACAATTACAATTAATATTCAACCTGAAGTAACTGCACAGATGCCTAAGATTGGTATGGCAGTGAACGGCTCAGGCATTCTAATTGAAGACGATGCACCGATTGCTACGATTGAGTCAGTTGAAAACCCAGATCCCGGCTTTAGGAACGCAAAACAATTATTGACTTTGAATAAATCTTATATGCAAGAAGAAGTACTTGCATATATTAATGTTGCTTATCCAGAACTGGTTTACGATCAAACAAAATGTCGAAGAGATGCAGGATATGTTATAGATGCATTGATAAACGATGCAGTACTTGGCGGTAATGAAAAAATTGTTGACACGGGTCGTTCTTACTATCTTGGCAATGTACAAATTCTCGGCGAAGAAACAATTCCAACTATTGCAGCATTTGAAAGAATTAAAACATTTGCGGTAGGGATTGTTAATAATGCAGATCTGTCAACTATACAGAGTGCAGGAAATATTGCTAATCAAGTAGTAGACATAGAATTAGTTGACGGTGATATTGCCGAAGACAATATTGTCATGTTGATGGATTTATTAATTGACATTATAAGAAACAATACCGGTTATGAAAATGCCGCAGCATTGTTAAATGCAAATAGAGGATTCTTACAAGCTGAAACAGTAGCGTTTGTTAATAACACATACGTTGGACAACCAATTCCTAGTTTTGAATACGACAGAGCAAAATGTTTTAGAGATACTGGCTACATTATTGATGCCATTGCTACAGATTTGTTGTACGGTGGCAATGAACAATCAGTTGCTGCCGGAAGTGCTTACCTTGGCGGTATTGCTATAGCTGACGAAGTAGATGAAACAATTGCAGCATTTAATTATTTAGGCATGATAGTAAGAGATGTTATTCTCCAACAAGAGATAAACGACGGCTATCAAACTACGGTAACTCAAGTGACTAACTTAGTTACAGGTACAAACGCTGCTGTAGAACTTACTACTAGAAATATAGAGTTAATTAACGCACTGATTAATGATGGACTATTAGTCCCAACAATTGTAAACAACGGAAGTATCAGTTCCATTCCTGGAATTGTTGCTGCTTACAATCTATTAGTTGCTAACAAAGCATTTTTACAGCACGAAGTAGTTAACTATATCGATGTTACCTTTACTAACTTAGATTTTGAATATAATGAAGAAAAGTGTGGACGAGATACTGGACTAATTTTGGACGGCTTGGTCTTAGATTTAGTACATGGCGGATCTAGTCAAAGTACTTTTGCAGGACTACAATACTGGAATCAAACTAATACAGTTATTCCAGGTGAAGAAACTACTACAACTAACGCCTTCACTTTTGCAAGAGACATTTCTAAAGATATTGTTCAAGGAATTGCAATTTCTCCGCAGGGCACGTTAACACAATATATTAGTACAGGAACTGATATTACCACCGCAGATATTTTAGGGTTAAAATTTGATACGGTAATTGATATTATCACTGACGGGACTATTGGAGTAACTGACATAATAGTGCCTAACGGTGATATTAACACAGGTACTTCCATAACTAATGCAATTAATAATTTAATAGGAAATAAAGATTTTATTGCAGACGAAGTTATTGCATGGATAAACACAAACAATCCAGGTTTTACATACGATCAAACAAAATGTCGAAGAGATGTTACTTATGTAATTGACAGTGTGGCTATGGACTTGTTACGTGGTGGCAATAGACAAAGCGTTCAGGCTGGTGTATATTACTACGGATATAATAGTACTAGTACCGTATTAGTTAACGAAGTTCCACAAACAATGGCAGCATATAAATTTATGGGCACATTGATTGAGAAGGTAGTTCAACGTATTCCAGCTACAAAAGTTTATCAAACTGAAGTTGAACAAAATTTTGACTACTTGGGTGCAAGTATTAATGAAGCCAAAGCAATTACTGAAAATATAAACTTAATTAAAAGAATAATTAAGAAAGGACCAAGCGAAGCTCCGGTCCAAGTGCCTATCACATTGGCAGCTAGTACTTCAACTAATATTGCTCGTGCATACCAGATATTAAAAGACAACAGAGCTTTTATCGTTGCTGAAACTGTTGAGTTTGTAAACAAGACATTTATCCAACCCTACGAATTTAATTACAACGAAGAAAAATGTTTTAGAGATGTTGGATTAATTGTTGATGCAATTGCAAATGATATTATTCGTAGGTCAAATGTGAACTCTCTTGAAGCAGGACTATCGTATTGGGACGGTGCTGTTAGTGTAATTGAAGGACAATTAAAAGAAACTGCCGGTGCAATTCAATATATCAAGAGCATTGCACTTGACGTTATTGCTAACAATCCAGTTACATCTTTCTATCAAGAATCGATGGAAACAATTATTCCTGGAACAAGTTCTACCACAATGACAGCGGTAGTTTCTCAGATTATCAATAGTCAGTTACCAAGCGGCGATGTTGCAAGAGATCTAGTTGACAGTAATTTTAATGCTATTACTACTATTATTAACAACGGCCCGGCTTATGCTCCGTTTAGTACAAATAGTACCCTAACACAATTCATTATTAATCTAAGCACTTCTACAGTTAGTGCAGCCGTAAACGACACTATCTATATTGGATATACATCAGTATACCCAGTTGAAGATAAAAATATGCCAGGCGAGTGGAGTGAAAACGGTTATGCAGATCGTCGTATTGATCCAAACGGTTCGGGTGGCGGAGCTCTAGTTGACGGAAATGCTCCAAGCCGTAGAAGTCCGATTCAGTCGTTTGTGTTTGATGCGTTTACGCAAATTACACAAGGCGGCCGCGGCATTCACATTATTAACGAAGGTTATGCACAGTTAGTTTCTGTGTTTACAATTTTCTGTAATGTTGCTGTCGAAACTGCTAGTGGAGGCATTGCTTCTATTACTAACTCTAACAATAACTTTGGCGATTTATGTTTATTATCAACAGGTTACGGCAAAAGAAAGTTTGGCGGTACAATCTATAACCCAGCAAACATTGCTTACAATGAGCTGACGAACGAATTTGAACCAAACGAATATTATCCGCAGGGGTTCTTCCCATACCGACAGCAAGTTGGTGTATTTGTTCCAGACCCACTCAACAGGCCACACATTAGTTTAGTAATGGAGGTAGAGCCCCCGGATCAGTATGTAAACTATGACGGCGAGGTAGTGCCATACAGAAATGAACAAGGCTATCCTGGATTCTTAACAGCAATTATTAACACTAGCTCGATAACAACTGGCAGCTACACTATTTCTGGAATTGACGTCACTGGTGCAAGCGTAGGGCAAGAAGTTTTTATTAAAGATCAATTTGGTTACGAAGCACCTGACAACGGAGAAGGTACTAGATATCTTTCTACTGGTACAACAATTGTAGAAGTAAACTATCAATCTATTACTTTAAGTAATCCCATTGAAACGGGCGGCGGAGAATACGGAAACGGTTTCTACTTCAATATCTATTGCTGTGGAAATGCATATTATAATGTGTTGACCAGTGTAGTAGCAGAAAGCCCGTACCCAACAGGACAAAGTAAAATTCTTGGACAAGAAACAGAAACTATTGATGCTATTAATCACTTAAAGAAATTAGCAAGTGCAGTAGTTTCCAATGTAGCATTCACTGGAACATATACTACTACGGTTAGTCAAAATATTAATACAAGTTATCAAGGTGGTGAAAATACTATTTCTTTCATTAGAGATCGTCTTAATATTATCACCAATGTAATTTTATCTGGCCCACAAGTTGCACCGGCTGTACAATCAACTGGCACTAGAGCAGATTATTATGAAAGTGCAATTGAATTACTAAAATTAAATAAAATTTTTATTCAGAACGAAGTAGTTGGATACACTGATGATATATTTGGCGGATTCACATACGATGAGAATAAGTGTAGGAGAGATACTGGATTAATTATTGACAGTATTGCTATGGACATGTTGTATGACGATACTTCACAGAGTACATTTGCAGGCTTACAATACTGGAGTCAAACTAATTACGTTGACGGCATTGGCGGCCAAATTACCACAACTACTGCTGCGATTGAATATGCAAAAGGTCTAGCAGTGTCGGCAGCAGGTAGTGGTGGAGTAGTAGTTGGACAACGATTTGACGAAATACTAGAAATTTTAGAGAATGGAACAGTTGGCGTATCAGATATTATTGTAGCTAACGGATACAAAACAACAGACGCCGGTGCGTTAGCATCATTTGATTCTCTACAGGCTAGCAAGTCAACTATACAGGCTCAGGTAATTAGTTGGATCACTGCTAACCATCCTGGATTTACATACGATCAAGCCAAATGCTCTCGTGATGTTGGCTACATTATTGACAGCGTTTCTATTGACCTAGTACACGGTGGTAACAGACAGAGTATAATGGCTGGGGTATATTACTATAACTTTGATGCAACTAGTTCTACTATTGTAGGAGAGATTCCTCAGACTACTGCGGCATATAACTTTATCAAAGGACTAGTAGGAGATATTATAACCGGAACTCCGATTAGTCCTAAGTATCAAAATGCAATAGCACAGATTACTAATCTATTGCCTGCAACTGATGCAGAGGCCGTTACATTACAATCTAAGATTGATGTTATTACTAATATTTTATCTAATGGTCCGTCTGTTGCAGAAGAAAGAAAAGCAATTGGTTTAGTAATGGATACTAGTCAGGCGGTAGCACGAGCATTTGCATTATTAAATGCAAACAAAGATTTTATCAAAGCAGAAGTCATTGCATACATTGCAAATGAGTTTGGTGGCTTTGAATACAACAGACAAAAATGTCGAAGAGACGTTGGTTTGATGATTGATGCAATAGTTGCTGATTTAGCAACTGGCGGAAACTTCCGTGCAGTTGAAGCAGCTAAAACATATTACACAAGAGACGGAACTTATCATATAGTTACAATTGAAGACAACGTGAGGAACCCGTTGTTATATATTGACGGTAGTACTGTTAATTTCTATCAAAGAAGTTATCAAAGTGCATCTGGTTATTTGTTTGAATACTGCGGTGCCGGCACACAGTACGGTGCATTACCTCAAGTAGGTCGTGTTGATCCTGTACAGAGCAAAGAAGTAGTTCAGTTAAATAATGGTAAGGTGTTCTTTACTTCAACGGATCAGAACGGAGATTTCCGAATTGGACCAACGTTGGTAATTAGTCAGGCAACTGGTGTATTATCAGGAAGAACATTTGAAAAGAGTTTATTCGCTCAGATGACGCCCTTCATCTTAGCAGTTGAGACGGGCGGAGAATAAAGGAGAAATATATGGCATTAATTCCATTAAACACGTTTAAAACAAAAACAAAAGTATTAGATACAAATTCAACAGCGACAGTATATGTTGCACCTATTGGTGTTACTTCAATTGTACTAATGGCTCAGGTTGCAAACGTTGACCCTACTGCATCGCACACTATTACATTCAGTCATCACAGACGTTTTAGAGTGCTGCCAGATGCACAGGGCAACAACTCACAAGAACCTAACATTACTACAGAACTAGTTCAGAACTTTGAAGTACCGCCAAACGATTCAGCAAGTTTGATCACTGGTAAAATGATTTTAGAAGCACAAGATAGTATTCGAGCGTTCACAGATGCTAACGGCACTATGAAGTTAGTATTGAGTATTCTCGAAACAGCTAACAACTAAAATATTTTAAAGAGAAAGCAATGCCACGTTTATTAAGTAATCGAAAACCCGTATCGCGTCCGGAAGATTTAAAAGAAAATAGATTCGAATATTTAAATCTTCAGCAAGCACAACCTGCTTTGGGTCTCGCACCTGAAGCAAATACTGGTTTTACTTTACAAACAGATGAAAGTGGCAGAGTAACTTTTACCAATACACTTGGCAAATTAGAATTTGATGAACAAGTAATATCCGGCACACAGGCAGGGGTTGACATCGAAATCAACGGATCGGTCAATAATGGCGACATTGTTCTAACTCCGTATCAATCTGCTAGAGTTGCCGGAAATTTTAGTGTTGAACAAGACGCAATTATAGATGGTGACTTTACAGTTAGAGGAATCCCCCAAGGAACTGCACCGCTGGTCAGTAATACATTGTATGTAACTCCTGACGGTAACGACGAAAACGACGGGACATCAATGGACTCAACCCGTGCTTGCCGTACTATTAGTGGAGTTGTAAGAAGCCCGTTCTATCAATCGGGTACTGCTATTAAAGTTATGGCAGGTACATACTTTGAAGATAATCCTATTCCGTTGAAGCCGTATACATCCGTGGTTGGAAACGACTTACGTACAACATTCGTTGAACCTTTAAACAAAGACTTAGACTTATTCCATGTTAACTCTGGTGTTTATATTGCACAGATGCAGATGCGTAACCTACGTAGAGGTGCAGTCGAAAGATATGCACCGGGCGGTGCTGGCACATATACCACTGGTGCATATTGCTGTGCATTTCCTCCTAACTTAGAAAATCCGATTGACATTTATTATTCTCCGTACATTCAGAACTGTACTAATCAATCAGGTCCTTGGTTAAAAGATGGCACAATGATGGTGCCAAACCAAACAGTTCAAATTCCATTAGCGGCAGGAACTAGTACATGGATTGCTGATCAAAATCAAATTACAGTTACTTTATATACAGGAACTATTGCTGTAGGCATGGCATTAAATGATGCAGCAAACGAAGGTTATAGAAATGCACAGGTACTTTTAAAACAAAATAGAACTTTCTTACAAAGTCAAACTGTTGCATATGTAGAAGCTACTTTTCCAGACTTAGTATACGACCAAGCAAAATGCTATCGTGATGTGGGTTACATTGTTGATGCTGTAGCAGGAGATGCAAGATTAGGTGGTAATAAACGTAGTATTGAGGCCGGACTTGCATACTGGAGTGGAAATAGTTCGTTAATAGCAAACGAAGTTACTCAAACAGTTGACGCAATTAACTATTTGAAAGAAATTTCTCTAGAAGTTATTACTAATACCACAGTAACAAATATTTACAGTACATTATCAAATCAAGTTATTAATTTAAACCTTGATAAAGGACAAGTAGTCTATACTAGAGCTGCATCAAGTTATGATTTGATTAAAAATATTATTGTAGATGGAGAAGCAGCAGCACCAGACACACCTACAGCAGATTTACTAGGATTGATTTATCCAACCGGGCTAAGTCCAAATAACGTAAACGTTGCAAGTACTGTTACTGAAATAACACAGTTGACTACCAACACCTATGTTATCACTCTTAGTACTTCTACAGTAAGTCCAAGCGATAATGCAACTGTATATTTTGGATATACCACAACCTATCCTTACTTAGATGCAGACATTCCTGCAATATGGACCGCTGACGACGGCGACAAATATGTTGACCGTCGATTAAACCCAGAAGGATCTGGAGGCGGTGCCCTTGTTGACGGTAATGCTCCTAGCTTACGTTCGCCTATTCAGTCGTTTGTTTTTGATGCGTTTACACAGTTGAATCAAGGCGGCATCGGCATTCATATTATTAACAACGGATACGCACAGCTTGTATCTGTGTTTACGATTATGTGTAGTCAGGCTGTTATTGTTGAGAACGGAGGCATTGCTTCTATTACTAACTCTAACGCCAACTTCGGCGACACTTGTTTAACTGCAAAGGGATTAGGAAAACTGGCCTTCCAGGGATTTATTAGAAACCCTGCATACCCTACCAACGTACCAAACGGTGAATACTATCCTTTAGGTTACTGGCCTCAAAAACAGATAATGGAAGTATTCATTCCTAATGACCGCGATCGTCCTCACATTGGTCAGGTTATGGAAGTTGTTCCACCTGACACATATATAAATTATGAAGGTAATCGTGTTCCGTATGTTAACGAAGCAGGATATCCGGGATATCTAGCGGTTACTTCCAACACCTCTACTATCACAACTGGTAGTTATACTATTAACGACATCGATGTTACTAGTATTGCAGTTGGTCATACTTTGTATGTTCGAGATGTACTAGGAATGGAAACACATCCAGTTACTGGACAGCCGTACATTACTACCGGAACACAGGTAGTTGACGTTAATTATCGTTCTATAACATTAGACACACCTATCTTAACAGGTTATACTGACTTAGCTAATGCTAACTATTTTAATTTGTATTTCTGCGGCAATGCCTATTATACAGTACTGTCTAGTTCTATTGATACTAGTCTGTCGTCAACTGTTACTACAGAAGTGACGTTGGTTCCTGGACAAGAAACTACTACTAGTTTAGCAATCAGCTATGCTAAAAAACTAGCATTGAAAATAATACAAAACGAAGAAATTACTGGTCTAGTTTATAATCAGGCCAAATGTAAACGAGATACTGGACTAATTGTAGATGCACTAGCACTTGACTTGTTATACCCAACACCTGAATTAAGTCAAAGTAATTTTGCAGGATTACAATATTGGAATCAAGAAAACTACATTAACGAAATTACAGACGAAATTACCACAACCACAAATGCAATTCGATACGTGCAGGAACTTACACGAGAAATTGTACAAGGAATTACAACAGGAACAAGATACCAAAGTACTGTTTCTCAAAATGTTGTAGGAGATTTTGCAACCGCAGTTGAAGCTGGTATTGTATCTGACGATTTTGAAGTTATTATTGATATTATTATAGATGGAATTGCAGGAGTAAGTGATAGAATTGTGCCAAACGGAGATCAATCTACTGCAACAAACATAGTTAATGCGTACTCACTGTTAGTTGCAAACAGATCATATATTCAAACAGAAGCAGTTGCGTTTGTAGAATATACAAAAGCTCCGGGATTTACATATGATTCTGTAAAATGCTACAGAGATGTTGGCTATATGGTTGACAGTGTTGCATTTGATTTAATACATCCTAATGGAAATCAGGCAAGCAATAGGCAGGCAATTCAAAGCGGTGTTTATTATTACGGATACAATGCATCTAGCACAGCCATTGAAGGAGAAATTCCTCAGACTACTGCGGCTTATAATTATATCAAGCAGTTAATGCCGTTTGTTCTTAAAGGTGTTACCACTTCAACATACCAAACGTACCTTGATCAAGTTACTAATTTAGATGCAGCTACCGATACCGAAGTTCTTGTGGTTGAGACTTTAATTGACCATATTACTAATATTATCAACAGTGGACCATCAGTTGCCGAAATTAAAGTTCCAATTAGTTTAACTGAGTCAGTCGATCCTAATGTGTACAATGCTTATCGATTACTAAACGCTAATAGAGCATTTATTCAGGAAGAAGTAATTGCATACATTAACGAAACTTACGACTCTGGAACATACCAATCAGAATATCAACAGATATTTGACGCATCCTTAACAGGTGGCATCGACGCTGTGCCTAGTCTAGGCGAAAAATTTGATATAATTGCTGACATCATTATAAATGGTGCTGACTCTAGTCCGGCTATCCAACGTCCGAGACAATATGTTGACACAAATCAAAATATTTTAAACGCTAAGAAGTTACTTGATAAGAATAGACTGTTTATTCAAAACGAAACAGTGGCATTTGTGGACAGTATCTGGCCAAGTAAATTTAGTTACGACCCAGTGAAGTGTAGTAGAGACACTGGATTAATTGTTGACAGTTTAGCACAAGATTTATTATTCAACGGAACAAGTCAAAGTACTTTTGCCGGAATTCAATACTGGAATCAAGGTCTAACTGTTATACCGGGCGAGCAGACAACTACTACTAATGCAGTTAAGTACTTAAAATCACTTGCACAGAAAGTAGTAACAAATACTACTTCAACATATAACTATCAAAGCACAGTAACTCAAGTAGTAAGTACTATTACAAGTTCTACAAGTTTGATTTCTGCTGTGGTAGGAACTAACTTTAATGTAATTGTTGATATTTTAGATAACGGTACAGATGGAATTACTGATAAGATTGTTCCTAACGCATTATCTGCATCAACGGCATCTGCTAGATTAGCTGCATATAATTTATTGCAACAAAATAGAAATTATCTACAGCACGAAACGGTAGCATGGGTTGAAGCCAATGCAAACTTTGTTTACGATTCTGTTAAGTGTGCAAGAGACACAGGTCTTATTGTTGACAGTATTGCATTAGATTTATTATATCCAACAGCCACTGATAGCCAAAGCAATTTTGCTGGACTGCAATATTGGAATCAAAGCAATTATGTTGGGTCAATTGCTGAAGAAATTACCACTACCACTAATGCAATTATACATGTCAGTTCAATAGCACAAAAAGTTGTAGTTGGTGACCTATCGGGTACTAGATATCAAAGCACTGTGACACAAACTACTTCTACAGCATCGGGCGGAATTTTAGATGCAGTAGCAGTAGGCACTGATTTTGGAGTTATTTTAAATATCCTTTCAACTGGTACTGCTGGCGTTACTGATATAATTGTTCCTAATGGCAGAAGAAGCATTACTACTGCTACCGTTAATGCTTATAATTTATTGATAGCAAATAAACCGTATCTAGTAGCAGAAGCAATTGCATATGTTGAAGATACAAAAACTGCTGAGTTTGAATACGATCAAACTAAGTGTGCAAGAGATGTAGGCTACATGGTTGACAGTGTTGCATTTGACTTGTTGCACGGCGGTAATAAACAAGCTGTTCAAAGCGGAGTTCTTTACTACGGTTATGATAGCACCTCTACTGCGGTACCAAATGAAATTCCGCAGACTACCGCAGCATATAATAGAATAAAAGAAATATTACCAAGTATTTTAACTGGAGTTACTATTACTCCAAGTTTAGGTAACAGCACTATCCAAGTTACCTATATGCTGCCTTCAAGTACTGCACAGATTACTGCGGCACAAGCTAAAGTTGATAAAATTACAAACATTATTAACAACGGTCCAGCAGCAGCAAGCGAACTATTTCCTATTAGTCTAACTCCAAGCACTGATACAAATGCAGATCGTGCATACGATTTGTTAGTAGCTAACAGAGAATTTATCAAAGACGAAATCATTGCTTATATTGATAGCACATTCACAGGGTTCGTATACGACAAAGACAAGTGTTTTAGAGATGTTGGTTATATGATTGATAGCGTCAGCTTTGACGTTCTATATGGCGGCAATAAACAATCGGTTCAAAGCGGAGTTTATTACTACGGCTACCTAGAAGATAGCACAGCTATTCCAAATGAAATTCCTCAGACAACCAGTGCTTACAATTTTATTGAACAAATTGTCTCTGATATCGTTACAGGTACCTTAATTGCTGAGCCCCAACAAAGTACAGTAGTACAGGTAGTATCAACACTAACAGGTACTACCGTTGAAGCAGACCTAATAAAGAGTAATGTTAATTTAATTAACAATATAATTGAATACGGTCCAGACGAAGTATTAGCAAAAGAACCAATTGCACTCACAAGAAGCACTAGCACTTCTGTAATTAATGCGGCAAATTTATTAAATGCTAACAGAGATTTTATTCGTGCAGAAACAATCGCATTTATCAACAACGAATATAACACTGGATTCTTATACGATAAAACTAAGTGTCGAAGAGACACAGGATTGATTGTTGACAGTATTGCTTTTGACCTATTATATGAAGGTACTACTGAAAGCACATTTGCAGGTCTGCAATATTGGAATCAAGATACATACGTAGGAACCATTCGAGGTGAAATTACCACTACAACTAACGCTATTAGATACCTAAAACAAGTAGTTGGAGATATTGTGTTGAATAACACTGTTGTTGCAACTACTGGAAATAATACTGTACAAGTAACAAATCTTCCATCCAGCACTGAAGGCATTGCGGGCGTGTTAACTGGCAATGTAGATGTTATTCTCAACATCTTATCAAATGGGACAGGCGGAGTAACTGACATAATTGTGCCTAACGGTGTGGTTCAAACTAGTACCGATATTGTAACAGCGATTGATTTATTAGAAGCAAATGCAAATTTTATTAAAGATGAAGTTATTGCAAGAATTGATTTAGACAATACTGAATTTGAATACGACAGAACAAAATGCAGAAGAGATATAGGCTATATTGTTGACAGCATTGGTTTTGATTTACAACACGGAGGTAACAGACAAAGTGTTACTTCCGGAGTTTACTACTACGGATTTAATGCAGCTGACACTGCTATTGACGATCAGATTCCTCAGACAACTGCGGCATACAATTACATTAGAGAACTGGTTGATAAAATAATTCAAGGTACTGCAATTCCAGTAACTTATCAAAAGAAAGTTCCACAAGTATTGTCTTCAGCAGTAGGTACTCCTGCTGAAGTAAGTTTAGTGCAGGCAAAAATTGATAATATCACAAACATCATTGAAAATGGTCCAGGCGTTGCACCTACACAAGAGCCGATCAGTGCAGTAGCAAGCACTAGCACTGCGGTTGTAAACTCGTTTAGTATCTTGTTAGCAAACAGAGCTTTTGTTCAAGCAGAAGTTGTGGCATATATTGATGCAGTGTTTACTGATGCAACAAATTATGATAGAGCAAAATGTTTTAGAGACACTGGTGCAATTGTAGACGCAGTGGGATACGATCTAATCTATGGCGGAAACTATAATTCTGTAAACACTGGTAATGGATACTTCTTGCGTAAAGGGCAGTATCATTTAGTGAGACTAGAACAGAACGTAACTGACCCAACATTGTTTATTGATGGTGCAAGTGTTAGATTCTATCAACAGAGTTATATTTCTGCTTCTGGCTATTTGTTTGAATATGTTGGTGCAGGTACACAGTACGGGGCATTGCCTCAAGTTGGTACTGCTGACCCTCAACAGAGCAAAGAAGTAGTTCAGTTAAATAATGGTAAGGTGTTCTTTACTTCAACAGATCAAAATGGCGACTTCCGAATCGGACCTACACTGGTTATTAGCCAGAGTACAGGCGTTCTAAGCGGACGAACTTTCCAAAAGAGTTTGTATGCTGAAATGACACCGTTTATCTTGGTTGTAGGAGCATAACGTGGCATCATTATTAAGCGGAGCAGTTAGAAACCCGACCTCCCCGTCGGGCTATATCACATTAGGTCAAGCCCAGGCCGCGTTGGGTAATACTCCTACAACTTCAACTGGTTACACGCTAATAACTGCAAACAGTCAAACAACATATTCTTCTAGTCTAGGTCGAATTGAGTTTACATTTACTAATACAGCAAACTTTATTTCAAGTACAATACCCGATGGCGATGTAATCTACAGACCCAACGGAACTGGCACATTATATCTATACGGCGAAGTGGTTATTCCTAGCTTAGATGCACAAACTGCATTTAAAGGACCAGTGCAGGCAGCAACTACAGCTAACATTGATTTAATTGGAGGTGCACCAATTGAGGCTGATGGCTACGCTTTAGAATTAAATGATCGTGTTTTGGTCAGAGCACAGACTAATACTGCAACTAACGGTATATATGTGGTCAGTTTCTTAGGATCAGGCAGTAATGGCACATGGGCAAGATCAGCAGATACCAATACTGCTGAAGAAATGGCAGCAGCCATCGTTAGCGTTATTAACGGTGATACGTTATCTGGTCGTTATTTTTATAACGATTTTAAAGCCACTAGTACATTAGGTACTGCTCCGGTAAATTGGTATCAGATTATTGCTGATACTAAAAATCAAGATATCACAAATAAGTTAATTGATGCAACTGATATTGGTACTCGTATTCCGGGTAAAGGCGTTTTTACAGAAATTGAAAGCACTGGATCGTTTGTTGCAAACAAATTAAGATTAACTAGCACAGAAACTTCTACAACTACAGACAGCGGTGCTCTTGTAGTTGCAGGCGGTGTTGGTATTGGCGACAATATGAACATTGGCGGCCCTGTAAGAATATACGATCTAACTTCCGCAACTAGTACGTTCACTGGTGCATTGATTGTTCAGGGCGGTGCAGGATTTAATGGTGATATCTATGCACAAAGATACTTTGCCGAAGGCGAACCGCTTGATAATCTGTATTGGAACGGCGGCGAAATATCAGCACCGTTGAGAATTAGAAATCCAGCAGAAGCCACAAACACCTATTCCGGTGCGTTACAAGTGTGGGGCGGTGCAGGTATTGGCGGCGACTTATATGTTGGCGAGAGCATTACTTTAGAATCTCGAGTACAGACGGATAGCGTTTATTTTAGAATGCGTAACACGGCCACTAACGGCCAGAGCTACACATGGAGAGTAGGCGGAAATAACTTTGAAGGTCAGGCAGGTGCTAACTTAAACGAAGGTGGCCTAACTTTATATAATGACACACAAAACGTTTATCGATTGGCTATTACAAAAAGCACAGGAAATTTGCTTGTAGGAGCCCAAACCGACAACGGCGTAGACAAATTACAAGTAGCAGGAAGTGTCCGTTTTGGAGACGGTCAACTGTTTACACGCAGTACCAGCATAAATAACACAAGTACTACGGTAATAGACAGTTTTCCTGCTGCAAATTATAGGACTGCGAAGCTTTTAATTCAGATAGCTGACGGAGTAGGAACAAGTGCAAAGTTTCATGTGGTAGAAATAGTTGTATTAGTGGATAATAATGGAAACGTTTACAAATCAGAATACGGTATTATTACTACAGGAGGCACAGTGGGAGAGTTTGATGTGGATTATAATATAGGAGGCAATGGTCTAGTACGATTGTTATTCACAGCAGACGCTACATCGGCTAAGCAAGTTAAAACAGTAAGAACTAGCATCAGTAGGTAACAAAGGAACAACAGATGGCACAAATAAAAGATTTCGTCGTCAAGCAAGGCATAGTAGCAGAAGGAATTGCACAGTCACTAGCAACTTCTTCCGGTGCTTTAATTGTCGCCGGCGGTGCGGGCGTAGGCGGAAACATCAACGTCGGCGGATCTATTAAACGACACGGCAATGTCGCACAAGGGCGTGAACACAGTATAGGTGCTCAACTTTCTTTAAGAGATGCTACATTCACCGATGAATTAATCACCGGTAGAACTACTTGGGGTATTGTAAACTATTTTGGTAGTTCAGTACTTGATACAATCAGTGAAAATGCAACATATACAAATGCTGCCAGTATATACGTTAAAGGTGCACCAGCAGCTGGTACTAATTTAACAATTGAAAAAGCATGGTCATTGTATATTACTTCTGGAACAATGTTCTTGGGAGAAACAAGCGGCAATACTTCAACTACTTCTAGTCAAGCCCTGCAGGTTGCTGGCGGAATTAGCTTTAATAACGGTATGGTCGGTTATGGCGGCGGTAGTTTATTTGGACCGTGGGCATTAAATAGCAGCGAAATTTTAACTCGTGCAACACAAAACGTAGGACTTGTTGAATTCCCAGACGGAATTCGTATTACTACTTCTACACAGTCCTACAGCACAGTAACGGGTGCGTTAGTAGTTGACAATAATGGCGGTGCTGGTATTGGCGGAAACTTATACTTAGGTGGTTATTTTGTAGGTGAAACTACAGGAACTTTCCTAAGTACTATTAATTCATTATCTACATCAACGGGGGCATTGACTGTCAAGGGCGGTTTAGGTGTAGGCAAAGACATTTATGCACAAAACGGTTTCTTTGTCAGCGGCAACTCTAACACTGCCACAGTTGGCGGCAACAGTTTACAAGTAACAAACGGCGGCGGATTAGGCGTAACCGGTGTTGCAAGATTTGACAATCAAGTATGGCTAGCTAGTTTAACTGACAGCACAGGTTTTGGAACAGGTGCATTGATTGTTCAAGGCGGTGCAACAGTTGAACGTAACTTGTCTGCAAACACTGCCGAAATATTAGATAACACAGCAGCAAGCTCCACTGACACTGCGGCATTTACTGTAGTCGGCGGTGTTGGCATTGGAAAGAATTTAATTATTGGTGCTGTTGGAAGTTCTACAGGAACAACTGCAACTAATGCATTAATAGTTGGGGGCGGCGGATATTTTGGCGGATCATTAACAGTTGACGGATCAACTGTGATCAAAGGAGACTTGTTCTTATTGGGCACAGGTACTCAGGTAACTATTAATTCAACAAACACATATATTGTTGATCCTGTTATTGAAATTGGTGGCGGAATTGACGGCTCAATGCTGACAATTCCAGATGTGTATGACAAGGGATTATTGATTCACTATCAAAATTCTGTAAGCACAGCTACTGATTATCGTGCATTTATTGGCTTAGAAAATACCACAGAAAGATTCATCTTTAAACAAGAAATTCTTCCTGGTGTTTCCGGTAGCGACCCATTTGGCAACTATTACAATAGTGGAACATGGAGCACATTAGAAGCTGGTAGCTTAATTTTACGCGATGCTACTGAATCTGTTGATGCAGATACTGGTGCATTGATTGTTGAAGGTGGTATTGCTGTTAGTGGTAACAGTACTTTTGCCAGCTCAACAGTAACATTTACCAGCGGTGCATTCTCGTTAACTAACATTGTTAACAATGCAGTTCAAATTCCTACAGGTGGACTTGGAACTAGATATCTTTATGTTGAAGAAGAAGGCTATATTGGTAATGCTAGAATCCTTACAACTGGTACAGTTAACGACAATATTGGCGGTATCTTTACATTAAGTTTTGCATTTATTAATTTAACACAATCGGACGGTACTGACACTGGTGCAGTTACAGTATCTGGCGGTGTGGGCATTGGTGGCAATCTTAATGTTGGTGGCAATCAAACACTAGGCGGCACGCTACGAATCTTAAATGATACCCAATCTGACAGCACTGACACGGGTGCGTTAACTGTTGTTGGTGGAGTTGGTATTGGCAAAAATGTCAATATTGGCGGCCAAACAAAAATATATGACACTACACAGAGTACCAGTACTGACACCGGTGCATTAGTGGTAGGTGGCGGTGCAGGTATTGCAGGTGACTTAACTGTTGGTGGTCTTGTAACTGTTGTAAACACATTAACTGTTGAAACTCTAGTTGTTACTAGTGAAATAGACAGCACTGCAACAAATAACGGTGCTGTGGTAATTGCAGGTGGCTTAGGTGTTGGCAAAACTATTAATGCAAATAGAATTAATATTCAAACTGCAAGTATTAATAGCGGAACAAGTTCTACATCAACTACTACAGGTGACTTAACAGTTGTTGGCGGAGTTGGCATTGGTGGTGCAGTATTTGTAGGTAAAGAACTACAGGTATTAAGCACTGACACTGCAATTAACACTTCAACAGGGGCAATAGTAGTCAAGGGCGGAGTTGGCGTTGCTAAAGATGTATTCATCGGCGGAAAGCTAATTCGATCTGGACAGGTAACACAAGATGTAATCAATGCATTAGGTGCAGGCTTAATACTAAGTTCATCAACCTACGTTGATTCTTTAACATCTGGTACTCCTAATTCGTTAGCTATTCACAGTATTGGTCGTCCAACTATTCAAGGTGTATTGAATCCAGTATGGACTAATGCTGCTACAGTATTCATTGATAACGAACCACTATTTACAGGTGGTTCTGATGCTACTAACAAGTGGGCATTGCAGGTTAACAACGGCAAAGTTAAGCTAGGCGGTACAAACTCTAACGTAGGCACAACTACTTCAGGGGCATTGCAGGTAGTTGGTGGAGTTGGAGTTGGCGGAAATATTACTTCAGGCGGCGAAGTTAGAGCACAGACTTTTAAAGTTGTTGATAACCAGATTAGTTCTGCAACCGTTATTGGTAAGAGCAATGATTCTGCTGTGACAATTGACACATATGTAGGTAATGAATTTACTACAGCTAAGTATCTTGTACAGATAGTTGACTTGGGAACTCCTAATAAATTCCATGTGGTTGAATTAATGGTAACATACGACGGGTCCAACGCCACTAGCGGAGTCTACATCAGTCAATATGGTATTATTACAAACACGGGTGAATTAGGTACCTTTGATGTTACTTATAATACAGGCAATATTAATGTTATCTTTACACCAAACTATACTCCGGTAAGTATGAATCTTAGAGCTTTGCGTATGGCAATAGTGACTTAATAAATACTAAAAATTTAAAGCCGTCAAGTGGAAAGGGAAACTGAGTGGCACAAGCTGATTTCATCGTTAAAAACGGTGCTGTAGTTCTTAATGGTTTAACAGCCACATCAACCAGCACCACAACAGGAGCACTCGTTGTACACGGGGGCATCGCAACATCGGGCCGATCCACGTTTGGCGGTCCACTATTCATAATAAACACCACCACATCTACTAGTTCACTAACAGGTGCATTAGTGGTCGCAGGCGGAGTGGGCATTCAAGGTGATTTAATTGTTCAGGGTGTTAATTTATTAAAAAGTGATTATCATCATTTCTATGTTTCTGAAGACGGTGACAATAATGCAAGCGGCAAATTGCCGCAATCTGCTGTTAGAACTGTAAAGCGAGGTTTAGAACTTGCAGATGCCGTTGGAGCAAATGCTGCGGTTAACATTTTAGCAGGAACATACGTTGAAGAATTCCCGCTAACTGTACCAGCTGGAGTATCAGTTAAAGGTGCAGGACTTAGACAGGTATACGTTTCTCCTACTACTGCAACCAATACACAGAGTGCATTTTTATTAAACGGTGAAACCACAATCAGCGACTTTACTGTTGGCGGATTTTACAAACCGGGATATGCATTTAAGTTTGCACCGGGTGCAAAAATCACAACACGTAGCCCGTATGTAGAACGATTTTCAGTACTGACAAAAGGATCAAACCCTACGGTAGGTGACCCTTACGGTTTTGACAGCAATGATGCAGGCGGCGGTGCATACTTAGATGGTGCAAATGTTGACCCTACCAGTCTCGAAGCAGCCTTTTTATTCAACGAAGCAACTTTTATTGTTCCTAGCAGTGAAGCGGTACATATTACTAACGGAACAAGAGTTGAATTATTAAACGGTTTTAGTTATTTTGCAGATAAGGGTATTGTTGGTACCAGCGGATCTGTTGGTTGGGGTGGTCAAGGCCGTACAAGACTACGTCTAGCAAACAGTACAGGAACATTCACTGTTGGTCATAATCTACATTATGTTGGTTCAACTGGTACATTATTAGCTTCGGGATTAATTGACGAAGTCACTAGCGAATACGTTTACCTAGACGGCAAGGCATCTGGGTTTGTTGAAGCAGCAGACAGAACTGGTAAAACAATTAACGTTTACAATGCCACAGTAATCAGCAGTTTTGAACGCAAGTTCGGAACAGGTGCAGCATACTTTACCACCGACGGCGACTTATTAGACATTGTAAGCGATGCTGATTTACAGTACGGGTTTAGTTCTTATACCGTTGAAGCTTGGATTCACCTAACACAGAATAACAGAAAGCAATACGTTGTCAATAAAGGACTTACTCCTTCAACAACATTTGGTCTTTGGGTAGGTGCAGACAACAAACTTGCAGGACAACACGGTGCTATTGCATTTACTTCTACAAATACCTTAAGCACTGGCACATGGTATCATGTAATGATGAGCCGTGATTTAAGCAATACTAATAGATTGTTTATCAATGGTAACCTTGAAGCAACTACTACTTCGTCTGCAAATATAACCAATGCAGATAGTTTGACAATTGGCGGCTATACAGGTGTACCAACGTTAAGTTTACGAGGTTATCTAGACGAACTTAGAATAAGCACTACTCCTAGATACACCGGATCTTTTACACCTCCAACTAGTGCTTACGCAAGTGACAATAGCACAACTGTATTATTACACTGCGACGGTGCAAATTTAAGTACAAGTTTTACAGATGACGGATTAGGCAGTCAAAACGTTTACTCCACTACTGGAACTTATACTGCGGCAGTAGTAGCCAGTGCTCAACAAATCAGTCTTGCAGATTACAGACAGTTTGGCGGAGAGTTGCGTAGTATTGGATCTGCTGTAGTCTACGGTAATTACGGTATATATGCAGATGGCGAAGGTATTGACTTTAAAGCAATTGCCTTTAACATGAGTCACATTGGTAGCGGAAAAGACTTTACCAACGACCCAAGCCTTGCAATTCAAGCAAATGAAATTGTTAGATTAAATGGTGCAAAAGTATACTTCCAAACAGTTGACCACTTAGGTGACTTTAGAGTAGGTCCTGAATTCCGTATTAATCAACGTACAGGTAACGTTGACTTTGGTACAGCTAACTTTAGATTAGGGCCGTTGTCTAGCTTAACAATCAGTGACGGTGTTAACACATCAGTTTTACAACCTACAAGTATTCAAGTAGGGCAGTTGTTGCTTTCTGGAAGCACAATACAGACAATTAGCGGTAACTTAACTTTAAATCCTGCAGGTAGTTTAACCACAATTGAAAGTGATTTGCAAGTTAACGGTGCATTAAACTTTACTGGACAAATTTTAGCCACAAGTGTTGAAAATGCAGTGTCCACAACGACCGGTGCATTAGTAGTTAGGGGCGGTGTTGGCATTGCTAAAGACCTATGGGTTGGCGGTAAGGCAACTATAGTCGGGGATCTAGTTGTTCGAGGAACAACTACAATTGTTAACAGTACACAGACCAGCATTGTTGACCCTATACTAGATTTAGGTATTAACCCCGACGGAACAGATTTAACAGTTGACGATGGTTTTGATCGCGGTTTATTATTACATTACAACACAGGCTCAGGAACTAGTACATACACAAGAACATTCTTGGGTATGGATAATAATAGTGAAACTCTAATCTATAAAACTGGAGTTATAACAGGTCCTGCAGGAGCATATACTCCTAGCTTTGCAAGTTCTGGTACTTGGGGTGCAGCAAAGTTCGGCACATTAGAATTAATGAGGACCGACGCCGGCGGGTTGCTAAACAGCGGTGCATTAAAAGTAGCAGGCGGCGGCAGCTTTGCCGGAGATTTATACGCTAATAGATATTTTGATTCAACCGGATTAATTGTTTCAACTGCAACAATCGGCCAATATGTTGTAACACAGGCATTGGCCGGTGCTGACATTAATATTGAAAGTGGCATTACATATCCAGGCCGTGGCGTTATTACAATCAGTAATACATCTACACTTCAAACTGTTACACAACGAGGATCAACAACCACTGTTGCATTGACTTTTGCCAATGTAACTAACTCAACCGGTACCACAACTGGTGCATTAGTAGTAACTGGCGGAGTAGGAGTTGGCGGAAACTTATATGCTAGCAACTTATACTCCAATGGAAGTCCAGTTGTAACTGAATCAAGTATTGGAGATTTGGGTGTAACTGCACTAACAGCAGGTACTGACACAGCAGTTTCTTCTTCTACTGGTGTTATAGTTGTTTGGAACACATCTACACTAGACACTGTTGCCAACAGAGGATCAACAACCACTGCGGCAATCACTATTTTAAACACTGCATCTAGTACTTCCACAACCAGCGGTGCGTTAACAGTCCGCGGCGGAGTAGGTATTACTGGCGATGTATATGCTGCTAATATCTATTCAAATGGTATTCAAGTATTAACTACTGAAACAGACACTTTAGAAAGTGTAACAATGCGTGGAGCCATTACTCCTTATGCTGTTACATTCTCAAATACTTCGCAGGCAACAATTTCTGGAAGTACTAAAGCAGTAGGTATTAGTGGTGGCTTATATGTAGGCAAAAAACTCTACGTTAACGAATTTGTCACATTCATGTCAAGCCCTATTGTGGGAGCAATTGACAGCAGAAGTGCGTTAACTGTAAACGGAACAAATCAGCTACAATCATGGTACGACCCAGTCGGCGGGATTGTAGATTTACTATGGACTGGTACAGGCCTTACAGGATACTTCCAACTATTACCTGCAGGAAGTCAAACGCTGGCATTGGGTGCAAACGATGTTGTAAAAATTGCTGGCGGCTCATCAGGTTCTAATTTTGTTGGAATTAATACTGCCACTGCTACTGCTCAACTAGAAGTAGGCGGGGATATCAAAGCTGCAAACATTTATTCAAATGGCAGCTTAGTAATCACCAATGCTTCGTTGGGCACATATGGCGTGACCAGTTTAACTACTGGTTCTGGTATTGCAGTTAATACCAGCACCGGTGCTGTGATTATTGAGTCTATTGACACATTACAGTTAGTCACCGAAAGAGGAAATTCTACAACTAACGCAATTATTATTAACAATAATACTGTATCAAACAGCACATCAACAGGTGCACTGGTTGTTTCTGGTGGTGTTGGTATTGGCGGACAAGCAACAATTGAAACTGCATTAATTACAGTATCTTTAAAAGGAACTCCTGCTGCTACTGCGGTCTTTGAAAATACAACTGCAAGTACAACCACTACTGATGGTGCTGTGGTTATCTACGGAGGGTTGGGAGTCGGTAAACAGGTACGTGCAGCCGAGTTATATGATAGCGGAAATCGTGTTGTTACCAATGTAAATCCAACTGCCGGTTCTGGTATTACTATAACTGATGAAATCAGCGTCGGAACCGCAACCAGCTTTACTATCAATAACACTGGTGTTATTGCCGCAGTCGGATCAACTTACATTGGAGTCAGTTCGGCCACTGGTATTGTGACGTTCACTAATTTAGGTGTTCAGACTCTAACAGCAGGAACAGACACTAGCGTGAGTAGAACTACTGGAACGGTAGTTGTTTGGAATACTTCCACCCTGCAATCTGTTACAAATAGAGGTGCAACTACTACCAATGCTATCAGTATTAGTAATAATACAGATTCAAATACTTCTACAGCAGGTGCATTAACTGTTGCCGGTGGTGTTGGTATAGGCCGTAATTTAATTGTAGGCGGAAACGCTGCAATTTACGGTAATTTACAAGTTTTTGGCACACAAACCTATGTAAATTCAACTCAAACAGTCGTAATTGACCCGGTTCTGAGTCTTGGTGCAGGCATTGACAATACTAACTTAAATGTCAATGACGGTTTTGATCGAGGCGTACTATTGCATTACAGTACGACGGCTTCATCTTCATCTACATACGATAACCATTCTTTCCTTGGCATGGACAATGCCAGCAAGAAGCTGGTTTATAAGACAGATATTTGGCCAGGCGGCTTCCAAGAATTTCCAGCACTATTTTCTAATACAGGAACTTGGGGTGCTGCACAGTTTGGCAGCTTGAATTTAGTTAATACTACCAGTGCAACTAATACAGTATCTGGTGCGTTGACTGTTGCCGGCGGTGCTGGTATTGGCGGTGACTTATATGTTGGCAACAGAATTTATGCAGCAGGGTTAGAAGTATTAACCACTTCTAGTTTAGGTTCTGGCGGTATTGGTGTAAGTCAAATCTTTGCAGGAACTGACACCGCAGTATCGTCTAACTTTGGTGCAATCACAATCTGGAGCACTGCTACATTAGATTCTATTACCAGCAGAACTTCGTCAACTAATCAAATTATATATTTTAATAATACATCTCAGGCCACAAACACTGCAACTGGCTCAGTACAAGTTGCTGGCGGTGTAAGTATTAAAAAGAATTTATACGTCGAAGGCAGCATATTTGGTGCACCTGGCTACATTGAACACAGCGAATATGCTGGTGCAAGTCCGGGAACAAACCAGTGGATTAAATGCTTGACATGGTCACTGCCTAATGTAGGCGACAGCACTACCTTTAAAATAAAGAGTGCAGTTAAAGCCACTGCTAGTGTAGTTTATAGTGATAACATGGACAACGATGTTCTATGGGTTAGCTATGTAAAAGATGCAGTATCAACTGTGTTGGGTACAGTATATTGGATATCAGAAAGCGGAGAGGCTGCACTGAGTGTCGGCACTACTAACCATACAGTAACATACGATCCTATATCTGGTGATTTTGAATACTGGAGACGTTCAACTGTTGCTGGTGGCCGTATTTGGACACTGATTACTGAAGAAATTCCAGCAAACACAGCATATCAAACAGTTACACCTGCTATGATTGTAAACAGCTCTTGGGCAGCAAGCGTTACAAGTTTAGGTGCTACAGCAACAATTGACGATCCTGATGTTACCTCTTTTGAAGATTTAACAGTAGCTGGAACGTTAACACACAGCGGTACAACTGCTAATATTTCTAACAATACTGCGGCACTGACTGCAAACATTGCATCAGCAGCAACTTTAGCTGCAACACTAAAAACAGTTAACATTGGTACTGCTGGTGTTGCTACATCTATTGCCAACATTAATATTGGTTCTACCATAACAGGTGCGTTGGGTGTATTAACTGTTGGCAGTACACTGACTAATTTTAGAAGTACACAAACTGCAATTAATACTCAAAGTGCTGCGGTAGTTATTACAGGCGGCCTAGCAGTTGGCGATAACATTGTTCTCGGCGACGGTGCAACTACTCGAGGAATTTTAGATGCAAATATAGTTTCAAATGGAACATTTGCAGCAGCAGGAGATGCACAATCCGGGTCATACATTTTACGAGGATTAGCAACTTCAACTTCTACATTTACTTTGACTGTGAATAACACTACTGCAACTACAAACAATCAAGTTATTCTTCCTGATAATTCTAGTTATATGTTTAAAGTATTTGCCACTGCAAAGTCTACTACCAGTAACGATGAAGGTGCATGGGAGTTTAGCGGATCTATTTCTAGATATGCAGGTGCAAACACAACTGTGGTACGCACAGTTAACAAAACAAAAATTTGGGCAAGTCAGGCATACGATGTGAATGTTGTAGCTGATGCAGTAAACGGAGGTTTAAGTGTTCAAGCAATAGGCGTCGCAAGCGGCAGTGTACGATTTGTGGCAAAAGTGGAAACTGTTGAGGTTACGACCTGATAGTTTTGAACTAATAAATACTGAATAACAATTGAGTAACTATGGCAATTAATTTTGATACCAGTCCACAAGGTAATGTAACACTGAAGTCTCCGACTACAGGTACAGTGACCTTAACCTTACCACAGAGTGCTAACACCAGCGGTTGGCTTATTGGTCTTGTCGATACACAGGGAACTTTGGCATTTATTGCCCCAGGAACCGGTGCAAGCGGCGTTTCTGGAGCCACAGGTGCTACAGGACCAGTTGGTTCTACAGGTGCAACTGGTGCAACAGGTGCTACTGGTCTGCAGGGAGCAACAGGTGCTACTGGCCCAACAGGTGCTACTGGTTCAACCGGTGCAACAGGTCTACGAGGTACAACTGGTGCCACAGGCCCACAAGGTACAACTGGTGCCACAGGTCCACAAGGTGCCACAGGTACTGCAGGTGGAGCAGGTGTAGGCGGCGGCACAGGTGCTACTGGTCCAACAGGTGCTACTGGTGCAACAGGTGCTACTGGATTGCCGGGAAGTACAGGTGCTACTGGTCTACGAGGCAGCACAGGATCAACAGGTCCTCAGGGTGCAACTGGTTATCCGGGTGCAACAGGTGCCACTGGCCCAATTGGTGCCACAGGTGGTGCGGGCGGTGTTGGTAATGCAGGTGCTACGGGTGCAACAGGACAACTTGGTGCTACAGGTGCAACTGGTCAAGCTGGTGCTACAGGTGGTATTGGTGCAACAGGTGCAACAGGACAGCGTGGATCAACGGGTGTCCAGGGTGCAACAGGTGCTGCGGGTAACGTTGGTAATGCAGGCTCTACAGGTGCTACAGGTGCTACTGGCTTTACAGGTGCAACTGGTGCCACTGGTTTGCAAGGTGCAACTGGTGCCACTGGTTTGCAAGGTGCAACTGGTGCAGCTGGCTCTAATGGTAGTATAGGTGGAACAGGTGCTACTGGACTAGGATATGATATTACCAGTTCAACATCAAACACTAATGCAACCGGCAGCAAGACTTGGACAGTAAACAAAGCCAGTGCGTTCAGTGTGGGTATGCGTGTTCGCATTGTGTATCCAGCTATTCCAGTTAACTACATGGAAGGTACTATTACAGGCATTGTAGGTTTAGCAATCACTGTGAACGTAGACTATGTTGGTGGGACTAACGGTGCTGGACCATATGCAAACTGGACTATCGATGTTACTGGTATGTTTGGTTCAACCGGTGCAACAGGACCGGTAGGTTCTACTGGTTTAACAGGAACTACCGGAGCACAAGGTACCGGAGGCGGTACAGGTGCTACAGGTGCAACTGGTATACAAGGAAATCAAGGTACAACTGGTGCCACAGGACCTACAGGCGGTGCTGGTGCAAACGGTGGAACAGGTGCAATAGGATCAACAGGTGCTACTGGATTTACAGGTGCAACCGGTGCCACAGGTGCAACTGGCCTAACAGGTTCAACAGGTGCTACTGGCCCAACAGGTACTGGAGGCAGTACAGGTGCAACAGGTGCTACCGGCCTAACAGGATCAACAGGTATTACTGGTGCAGGATATTGGACTCCAATTATCAGTGCAGGCATTACATCTACTAACTATTCTCTATTCACTAAAACTGGTGGAACTAACGGAAACTGGGATGTACAAGTTTATTCAGCGGAAGGATTCGTCCGCGGTGCATATGCAAGTGCCAGTGTTAACAACACCACTGGTCGTGCAATGTTTGGTCTTAACTCTGACCCAGCAAACAACGCCAGCTTTGACACACTTGATTATGCAATCTATTTTAATGCCGGCACCGTGGCAATTTATGAAGCAGGTGCATCAGTATTAACTGGTGGTGCATATACTACTGCTGACAAATTTACAATCACATACGACGGTGGCAATGTTAGATACTGGCAAAATGCAACACTGTTAAAAACAACAGCAAGAGCTGTTTCTAGTTCTCCGCTACATTTTGACTCTAGTTTACAAACTACTGCGGTGGCAATTACTAATGTGGCATTTGGTGCAATGGGAGAAATTGGTGCAACAGGTCAAGCAGGTGCAGGTATTGGTGCAGGCAGTGCTAATCAGGTTGTTTATAAAGACAGTGGTAACTTATTTGCAGGCAGTGCAAACTTAACGTTTGACGGTACTAATTTAAACATTGGTGGTGGCCTAAGATTTGACGGTAAGACATCGTGGGATCATGTTGAAACAACACTGAGTGGCGGCCCAACTTTATCATTTAATGCACTAGGTGCACCGGGAAAGAAACACGCAAACTATCTTGATGAGAATTTCTTTAACGGAACTAACAGTATTGCAGTTTACGATAACGCAAGTTCTGGACAAACTGCTATCACTCGAATTGCAGCACCGTCGGGTACTCCTACTACTTCTGGATTTGTGTTGCAGGTACAGCATACAGGCAGCAGTCAAAGTCCCGGATTCGGCGGATTCTACTTTGCTGTAGGCACTAGAGCCAATGCAATTTTAGTAGCAAGATTTAAAGCTAGACTGCCGGCTGGCTACACGTTAACCTGGGCAAGTAATTCTATCGGAACAAACGGCCAAAGCTATTGGGCAACAAACAATGTAGGCACAGGCAAGTGGGAAGAATACGCATATGTAGTAATCTGCGGTGATTCAGGAACATTCAGTTCAACGCACTTCTTCTACGTTACTGGTAGTCCAACACCTACAGCAGGTGCTCCTTTAACATGGTACATCTGCTCCGCAGCAATATATGATGCAACTGATCAACGAACTGACATTCTTTACTTAGATCGTGCATCCGGTGCAGCTAACATCAAAGGTTACGGAGAAGGTCAAGTTATTATTGACGGCTCTACTACGGGCAAAGGCGTATATTTAAATCACTATGTAAATGCTGATGTCTATGCTGCCGGTGGTGGCGGCAAGATGCGAATTGGTAGTACTGCGGCACCTGTTTTTGAATTAGATGTTGCTGGTGAAGCAGCATTCCAGGGATATGTAAGAATTACTGCAACATCAGGAGTACAAAGTCTGTTGATGGGTAATCAGGACAGCTCGGGTGCTAACAACCCTAGCGTGATCCGTGCAGCCAACGGTACTTTAACTTTTGGTAACGGAAACAGTTGGACAACTACTGGCGGCACTATTACTGATTTTGCTACATGGGCTCCTACAGGTAGTACATTAAACGGCAGCGGAGTTGGAGTCCCTGCCCTAACAATTAATACAACAGGTGCCGGAAACTGGTCAGAAGGTATTAGAGTTAATCCTAATGCAAATACATACTCAGCTATTTTATTCCCACTAGTTGCAGGTAGTACAACTGCATGGTTTGTTGGTAAGATGGCGACTTCTGTTTATAATGATGGCTTTGTCATTATGAAGAACGGATTTACTGGAGGTATTGCAGCAAGGGCCGATGCAGCGTTTGATATAAGTGCGTCCACTGGTAGAACAACATTTGGTTATAATCCGTATGTGGGTACTAACGTTATCTGGCATGCCGGTAACCTGACCAACGTTAACCAGTTAAGCAACGGCCCGGGATTTGTCACAGGTGGCGGTGCAGCCACATTCCAATATGTGTTAACTACCAACGGTGGTTTAACTGACAATAATAATGGTTTAAAAGTTTACGCACCGGGTGGTGGATCATATGTTACTGGCACAAGCACAGTAACAGGTGCAATTAAGATTAGATTACCGCAGTTTAGATCATCTACAATGATGCGAATGACTGTCAAGATCTACGAATACGCAGGCGGCAATGCAGGCACAAGTAGAACAATTGAACTAGGTGGTTACAACTACGGACCAGGTGGTTGGTACAACGTTTTTGCACATCAGATCACACATGGCGGCGGAGACTTAAATGTCCGTTGGGGCCACGACGGCACAAGAAATGCAATTTGGATTGGTGAAACTAGCACAGCATGGACGTATCCTCAGGTATTCATTACTGAATTCCAAGCTGGATATAATGCCTACGGTAATACAGACTGGAATGATGATTGGGCAATTACTTTCCCAACAGCATTTGACACTGTGGAAACCGGCCCAGTTACTGCGGCACGAGCACACACTAATTACAGTTTAACTAACCTAAGTCAGTTAAGCAACGGTCCGGGATACATTACTGCGTACTACACTAGCCCGCTAGATTTCCGCGGCGGTAAGCACATGTTCCATTCAAGCGGAACTGGGGCAAGCACTATTAACAGTGATTCTTATGCACTGCAAGTTGGCCCTGCAACTAGTCGTGTAACAACTGCAAACAGTTACTACGGCGGCATTGCATTTAACCACTTGCTAAACTACTCAGGCGGAACACTGAATGCAGACAATACCAGCTATAATATTTCACCACATGCCTGGGTAGGTTTAAGACTGCACGATACTCCGGGTAGCGAGCGTAGCTTCTTGGTATTTGCAACTAAGCCAGGTACAGGTACAACTGGTGGCGGAACTGATCTTCCTATCGAACGCATGACCATCGATCCAGTTGATGGATTTGTGGGTATTAACGTTACTGATCCTACAACAAGATTACATATTAACGGAGATACTAGACACCAAGGCGATAGTAGATCATATTTTGGACCAAACAGTTCCTGGGGTGCCGATTTAATTATTGGCGGTAACGGCCGCACTGATGCGACTCGTGCTACTGTGGCAGCAACTAACGGCAACCTGCACATTGATGCAGCCAACGGTTACGATCTATACTTAAACTATTACAGTGGTCGACCTATCTATACTAGAGGTAGTGCATTTACCAACTGGGATAGCGGCAACTTAACTAACCTAAGTCAGTTAACTAACGGACCCGGATTTATTACCAGCAGCGGTAGTGTTGATAACCTAGGTGGAATTTATTACGACAGGTTTGTCTACGGTGATAACTCAACTAAGACTAGAGAAACAGGATTAACAGCAGCGTTACCATCCGGATTCTATAACGCCTATAACAACGGCACACCGACCGGTACTTGGTATACCGCATTACATACTCGTCATACCAACACCGGTAATAACTTTGGTAATCAGTGGGCTGCTAGTTTCTATGACGACGGTGAAATTTACAACAGACGTATTGAAAACGGCAGTTACGGTACATGGCGTAGAATTTGGAACAACTTCAACTTAACAAATCTGAGTCAGTTGACTAACGGACCTGGATTCTTAGGCAAGTTTGGTAATGCATATTATCAAGTAGACACTTGGTTGCAGTTAACAGGCAATCATGGTCTGTACGCACCAATTGGCGGCTTTAATAATGCACCACATTTTTATCCAAACCCTAACAGCTACGGTTCATGGTATTCTGAAGGACGTAAAAACGGTTGGGGTGGTATTGAATTTACAGGATATATTAGCGGTAACGTATCGTTAATGATAAACTCAAATACTACTGGATTCCATAACAACAGTTACGGATGGCAGTGGAGATGGGATCAGGGAACAATTTACGTTAACCGTTCAACTTACGGTGCTGGTACACAATATACTGTATGGGATAGTGGTAATTTAACTAACCTAAGTCAGTTAACCAACGGACCTGGATTTATTACCTCAGGCGGTGCAGTAAGCAGCATACAAAACGGTGCTAACTTTATAGGACCTAGTGTATGGCCAAGTGCGGCATTTGGTTATCAATACAGTGGTGGTACAGTTAATTGGGGATTCTCATCAACTGGCGGCCAAGTTAACGTATATGCAGATGGTAATTTCTATGCAACTGACAGCCAACATTTAGTATGGCATGCAGGAAACTTATCCAACCTAAGTCAGTTGAGTAACGGACCTGGTTATGTGGTCAACGGCCAAGGCAGTGTTACATTTAGTGATATCTATAACAACGGCTGGTTCCGTAATAATAATGCCGGCCAGGGTCTATATAATCAAGCAACGGCTAACCATTGGTACAGTATCAACGGAAACTATTGGGATGCAGGCCAGCAAGGCACTGGTGGTATTAGATTACGTAACGGTTATCAAGGCACCGTTATGGGTTACCTATATGGTACTACTGGTAATGAATTTGGTTTATTAAACAGTTCAGGTAACTGGCAGTTGCGTATGGAAGCTGGCAATGCCAACATGGAACTGTATCGTATTACATACTTAGACGATGCAAGAGCCTATATCTATTATGATAGAAACAATACTGGTTACTATACTGACCCTGCAAGTACCAGTAACGTAAACGTACTTAACACAGAAGGTACCACAGTTCGTTGGTTGAGCTTTAAAGGCGAAGGCGGGGATAGCGGTAACGGAACTCGTGCTTACTCGATATTCCAAGAAGGCGGCGGCTGGGGATTCCCATACCCTGACTTAAGAATTGCATTCCATACTGGTCTAAAGTTTGGTGCAAACCTTAGCTACGAAGGTATGCGTTTCTACACAGACTACGATATGAGTGGTCGTGTTATGCAGGTCAACGGTAGCAGCAATTACATCTTTATAGATCGCTGGATAAACGTTTCCGGACATCAAGGAATTTATTCCGATACAAACGGTGCTCACATATATCCAAACAACGGTGACTACGGTTCTTGGCGTATGGACGGAACTCGTAACGGCTGGTATGGTATCTATTTTGCATCTGGTTCTACACTGATGATGAACGACGGTGACGGAGGTATTCATCGTTCGGGCAACGGTTGGAGAATTTATCACAGCGGAAATAACCTGTACGCACGTGGTGAAGTTACCGCCTACTGGTCCGATCGTAGATTAAAGCAGAACATCAAACCTCTAGAAAAAGGATCCGGTTTAGCATTAGTTGATCGTCTAGTACCGTCTAGCTTCGAATGGAACGAATTAGCAACCAAAGTCAATGACGGTTTCTACGAAGGGCAGGTCGAAACTGCACTGATTGCACAAGAAGTACAAGAAATTTTACCAATTGCCGTAGCTGAAAACAAAGCAGGTAGATGTGCTGGCAAAGATTCTAACATCGAGAGTTACCTAACTGTTAAATACGACAAGATTACGCCGTTCTTAATCCAGGCGATTAAAGATCTAAAAGCTGAAATTGATGAACTCAAGGAAATAATAAAAAATGGCACTAATTAAAAGGTATGAACTTGCTAATGGTATTGACGCCGACTCTGCGTACCATGTAATAAGTCAAGTTATAACACATAAGATTCCAACAGATATTCCGGATCCGGGAGGTGTTAGACCGGCTAACTGTCCTGATTGGCAGTGGAAAAAAGGATACTACGGTAGAGTATGCGTACAGGTATTTTATAATAAAGCTGCAAGAGATGCAGGCAAATTACCAATTGCACATATTGGAGTTTATCCTACAGATGTACCTGCAGACATGCGAGTTGAAACCAAATCAGAAACTAATTTCTGGATGTCTATTGACATGGCATCTACAAAAACAGTGGTAGAACAAGCATATGATTTCTTAAAAACTCTAAATTACTATAGCGATGCAGTAGAGGATTGATTATGGCAGTTACTTACACATGGCAAATTACTTCTCTTAGAACTAGAACTGAAGGCGAAAATCTTAATGCAGTAGTGCAAACTTATTGGAAAAAGACCGGCACTGACGAGAACGGTAATTCTGGAACGTTTGAAGGTGCAACACCTTTTTCTGCAGCCAGTGTGCCAGCAGGAGAGTTTATTGCTTTTGAACAACTGACTGAAGAAACTGTGTTAAATTGGATTAAAGCAGTAGTAGTGGGCGATTACGAACAGCATGTTAATGCAAGAATACAAGATAAAATAAACAGTGCCGCAATTTCTCAACCAGAATTGCCGTGGGCACCAGGTAAAGGAACAGCGTCTATTGCTGAACCGGGAGCAGCATCTGTTGCCGACCCGTCTTTACAACCTTAAACTCAGAAAATACCAATAGATTATATTGGTATATAAATAATATACCTTAACGGAGCTTTTATGAACAAGATTAATTTAACTTTAGATATGAACGAACTAAACACCATCATGGCGGGTTTAGGCAAACTACCTTACGAACAATGCTTTGCTGTTGTTGACTCAATCCGTCAGCAAGTCGCACCGCAACTTCAAGAACAACAGGCCGCAGGCGGCCAAGGTGCAATGGGACCTGGTAAAGAATAAATACTAGTTTAGTACAGCGGAGAAAACAATGGCAACAACTTATACCTGGGATATTGAGAACGTAGATTTAATAAGTTCTCACAACGGAAATGAAAACGTAGTATTTCGTGTCACATGGAAATGCACAGCAGACGACGGTGAAGGAAATTCTAAGTATCAGGTAGGAATTGTAGAACTTAACCCTAATGTGAATTCTGAAGTATTTGTGTCAATTGACAACGTAACTAAACAAGATATTATTGGCTGGGTTAAAAATACTGTAGCAGTTTCTGTAATTGAAAGAGACTTACTGCCTAATGTTACTACTATTACTTTTTCAGGAACAGATACCACAACAGCCACTACAGTAGCCGAAGCAATGGCTAGCACTATTGCAAAACGAACAGCAACTCCTGACCCAAATAATACATGATAGGTGAGTGGGCTTATATTAAAAGTTATTTTACGCCCGAACAATGTGATAGAATAATTCAAGAGGCCCTAATTTTGCCAGAACAAGAAGCAAAATTAGGGCCTTCTAGTGATAGGGTTAACAACGAATGGCGTAGAAGCTCAATTCGCGGTATAGTAAGAAACTCCACATGGTCATACTTGTTTAATGAATTAGACAAGGTAGTTGATCAAATTAATAAAGAATGGTTTCAGGTAGATTATAAATTTTTACCTGCAATACAGTTTGCTACCTACACTGGTGAAGAACAGAGTTTTTACAAACGGCATCAGGATGTATTTTTAGCACCGTTACCTACGCAAAGAAAGCTGAGTGTAACTGTACAACTTAGTGATCCTGACGCATACGAAGGCGGTGATTTAAAGTTTTTAGATGTTGGGCATTATCCTAACTCGGAAAATCTTCGTGCTAGAGGAACAGTTTGTGTATTTCCTAGTATCATTTTTCATGAAGTTACACCGTTAATTAGCGGTGTACGACATAGTTTAGCAGGATGGTACGAAGGACCGCATTGGAGATAAATATTATTATGATTACATATACTTGGGAATTTCCTAGATTTGCTGCACACCCTACATTAAACGGCTTGACAAATGTCGTGTATAATGTAGAGTTTATCTTATCTGCAACAGACGGTGAAGGGCACGGATCTCAAATTTTTGGTTCAGTTGGCCTTTCGGAACCTGATCCAGAAACATATAAGCCATTTAATCTATTGACTCAAGATGCTGTGCAGGCCTGGGTTGAAACTGCAATGGGTGAAGAAGTCCTTGCAGATTATAAACTAAATTTAGAAAATCAAATTGAGCAACAAAAGGCACCTGCTGTTGTTACTCTAAACAAGCCTTGGTAATCAGCTGACTATTTCAATTAGCAATTCTATTTTAGTTTTGTTAGTTCGATTAGATAGGCTTCTCTTAACACCTTGATGCAGAGGCTTTGGCCACTGATTTAAACTGCACCATGCGTATCCCACGTGTTCGTCATTAAGCACAGGAATAAACTCTTTGTCAACAATTAACATGTATGTGTTAAAATAAAATCGTTGATCTTCACTAGTAAACAGCTCTAGCGGAATTACTTTCTTTATTTTAGGCAGAGATCCAACTTCTTCTGTGATTTCTCTTTCTAATGCGGCATACGGAGTAGCATCAGCAGGCTCTTTCTTGCCGCCAACAATGCCCCATGTGCCCGCAGTTTTGCCTTGATTTCTTAACAAAAATAAAAATCTTTTTGTATCTTTAGCAAAGAATAAACCTCCACTGCATACAATGTCTTCACGTATCATAAAACTAAACGCCATTCACTAGGATAATACATACCGTCTACACTCTTAGACCACTGGGTGCCATCCCACTTGTATTGTATTCCTGTATATGAATTAGTTATATATGTTGTTTCAGTTGTATCTGCAGAACTGAGAATTATATTCCACTGCACTCCGTCCCATTGAATAATATCATTTGCAGATGCAGTAAAGTTGGTGCTATTACTGTTGGCCCATGCATTAGGTCCATCCTCTTCTGTTGTAACAATATCTTCTAGTATCAAATAACGTGCATCAACACTAGGTGTACCTGGATTAAATGTTTTTGGATTTACAATAGCATTGACTGTGCCCCTACTTACAGTATTTGTAAGATCAGAAATTGCAGTGTTCAGCAAAGTTTCTCCGTCAAACTGAATGTTTAAAACATCCATGTCTGCTTCGTCAAATGGATTAATACTTAGGTAGCCTACAATTTTCCCACCATCAAGTTTTGTAAGTTCGATGTGGCTCAGTCCTGTTCTAAACTTGCCAGGATATAGATCTAATAATGCCTTCCAGTTAATTTTAGTGCCAGCTTTAATTGGAATCTGTTCTAAGTCATTTACTAACAAGTTTTCAGATGCTGCCATTAGTTTAGCTGTGTTATTTGTTAACAAGATCGAAAAGTTGCCCGGAGTTACCGTGACTCTAGATACTGGATTAGAGAAACTAAATTCAGGACCCATTGCACTTGTACCTTGTTCCTCTGCAAAAATGTTAGCAATAATTTTAGTAATGATACCTAACTTTTTAACTTTAGCAGGAGGACTTAACCATATAGGAGTTAAGAAATTCATGGTGGCAATGTCAATGTCGTTTTCAGTACCTTGCGGAATAGTTCTGCTAGACCAATTCATTCCGGTAAGCTCTACATAGCTGAGACTGGTCCAATCAATATAGTTACTAGTAGTCTGTATTTCCATTGCAGGACGAAACAATACTAAAATTTGTTCTAGAATTTGTAGTTTCTGTTCAGTGTTGGTACTCCACACGTCTGCAACAAATTGTAAATTAAACGGTGTTGGCATTAATCGTTCAACTGTATAATTTTCACCTTGCACATTTGCGTAGTCTTGAATAGTTTGTCCAAATGTAGGGCTATCTGGGTTTTCATCAACGTAACCAAACTGCCTTTCTCTAATGTGCATTTTGCCCACAAAGCTAGGATCTTGTAACCTATCGCGGGCTATGTCTAGACTTTTAATATAGCAGGCAATGAAAGGTGCAGAGTTAAGCACGTTCTCACTGTTCTTTTTCAATGTGCTGGCTACTTGCCTAGACATATCTCCATATCTAACTGGTATTTGAATCACATTTCCACGACCATCTTTGTAAGTAAAATTACTCATTAGTCGCATAAATTGTGTCAAGTAACGGCGTATTTGGCCGTCGTAAAAATGTTCCATTAATTTTATCCTCTAGATTTGTCAAGCTCTTTGCATTCAGGGCATTCGCAGTCCGGACAGTATTCGCACTCAGTACAACTATGATCACAGTGTGCAGGACATCCGCATTTGCATTTAGATGTAAATCTTTTGTAATTTTGATAATCGTCCATATATACCTCTATCATAAATCTGCTTCAGGCCCCTGTCGTTTCTTTAAAGCCTTACTTAGACTCTGTCTCTCTTCAATAACTCGGCCTGCAATAGTTGCAGTGTTGTTATTGTTAATAAAACTGCCAAGTTGAGTATGTCTAGTTAATGCATCTGGTGCAGGAATTCCGTCAACTGGCTTGTTAGTCATAGTCATTCTAACATTGCTTTCTACATAAACCCAACCGTTGCCGCTAAATCTAAACAATCTATTTGGCATGTAATCTGTGCGTAAATGATATGCACCTATACCGGGGTTAGCTGGGTATTCAATGCCGAAACTGTAAGGTGCTCCATTTGGTGGTTTGCCGTCTCCTTGAAGATAGCTAATGTAAACGTCTTTTTCAGGAGTTACAAATACAGAACTTGCATCTGCTGCATTACCGTCATAGCTAGCATCAACATCTGTATCAGTAGTGTCTCGAATATCTAATTTGCCATCTTCTTGTAAAGGCAAAATATAATATTGATCAGTGTCGTATCCACTTAACCCAGCATCTGATTCTGCCTGTGCAATAATTTGATTGTTAATGGCAATGTTTTGATTGTATGTTGAAAGGATGTCTCGAAGGCTGTTCTGTCCATCACCGCTGTCTTGATCCAATATCTGTTTGTATTCTTGACTGTCAACTAGTGGCTCACATTTTGCACGGAGCAAATGTGGATACCATGTTTGGCTATAACCTGATGCAGGACGAGCAACATCCGACACTACATAAAATCGTTTTAGTGCAACCATATCGTCGCCTAGTGCATATTCGTCTTTTAAGTGCGGCAGTTCTAACACATCTCCTGCCATTAATTTTCTACCTAACAGTTCTACAATACCACGTAGGTGGAAAGTAATCATAATGTTATCGTTAGATAAGAAGAAACCAAACTGCTGAAGATTAAAATCAATATCCTGCATTGTGTAGATTCCTCGAGAAACATACACATCGGGTTCATATTTTCTGTCTCTATTTTCCATAAACAACACATCTTGTATTCCTAGTTCAGGAATAGGGTTAGTGTTTACAGGAGTGGTAGGAGTTGCCTCGCCCTCTAAAGGGTCAGCAGGACCTAGGTATTTGTGAATAATGATATCAGTACCGCCGACTTGAAACTGTTCATAAATGACACGGTCAATCATACGGAAATCATTGCCTTTTTCAGGGCGGTAAAGTGATAGTCTTGGCATAGTCATATATTTATTGCTAAATATTGGTATGAACGAACTTGACACCCAAAGACAAAACGTAGTTGAATATATCCGTACCATGCTAGGTGACGGGATGGTCGATGTTGAATTAGACCCTAAACACTACAATACTGCTATTGATCGTGCCCTAGCAAAATATCGTCAACGTAGCAGCAATGCTGTTGAAGAAAGTTTTGGCTTCTTAACCTTGCAAACAGATGTTAATGATTACATACTTGCACCAGAAGTTATGCAAGTTCGTCAAGTATTTCGTAGAAGCGTAGGCAGTAGAACAGGCGGTGGCGATGGCGGTACGCTATTTGAACCGTTTAACTTGGCCTATACTAACACTTATCTAATGGCCAGCACACAGATGGGTGGGATTGCTACCTATTATATGTTTGCTAGCTACCAGAAAGAAGTTGGTAAAATGTTTGGTAGCTACATTAACTTTGATTGGAATCCTACTGCAAAGCGTTTGAGAATTACTCAACGCCCTCGCGGAGAAGAAAACGTTCTATTGTGGATGTATAATCAGAAGCCTGATTTTACCATCATTCAAGACCCTTACTCTGGCATATGGATCAAGGACTATGCACTGGCAAACTGTAAAGTCATGCTAGGTGAAGCACGTGAAAAGTTTGCAACTATTGCAAGTCCGCAAGGCGGCACCAACCTAAACGGTACTGCATTAAAATCAGAAGGCAAAGCCGAAATGGAAGCCTTAGAAATGGATCTAATCAACTACAAAGATAACCAAACACCGTTGACATTTGTCATAGGATAATGTAAATTATAGTATCGCAGGAGATACTATGATAGTAGGTTTCGTTGGTTTTATTGGCTCAGGCAAAGACACTGCCGCAGATTATTTGGTAAATTTTCACGGTTATCGACGAGACTCATTTGCAAATACTCTTAAAGATGCAGTGGCCTGCGTATTTGGATGGGATCGCACTCTGTTAGAAGGCCGCACAAAAGAAGCCCGCGAATGGCGTGAACAAGTAGATACTTGGTGGGCAGAACGCTTAAAAATGCCTAATCTTACTCCTAGACTTATGCTACAGTTATGGGGTACAGAAGTTTGCCGCACTGGCTTCCACGACGATATCTGGATTGCTTCATTAGAAAATAAAATGCGAAAAACTGGTGATAATATTGTTATCTCAGATGTACGTTTTCCTAACGAAATTAAAGCTATTCACAATGCTGGAGGTATTGTGGTTCGTATTAAGCGGGGAGATGATCCTGAATGGTATGACGCCGCAGTTAGCTACAATAGAGGCCCCGATGGTAACTCTACTTGGAGTCTAAGCAAGAGTCATTTAGACAAACTTAAGATACACGCTAGTGAAACTGCTTGGGTTGGTAGAGATATTGACCACACAGTCTACAATGATACTACCATCGATGCACTATTCGAACAGATTAAAAATCTGGTGTTAGATCCCCACGCCTCCAAGGTTGTTTGAGCTTGTGTAATATTCGTTGACAGTTAGCACAGACTGTTTTTAAATTTGAATACTTGCAATTACTGATGTCACCGTCTATGTGATACACATCGAACTGCTCCGAGTCTTCACCTTTAAAGCCGCATCTATCACATGCGGCTTTCTTTTTGTACCCACTACTTGACCAGGTAGGGCGAGCTGTCTTGTAACTCTTAGAACAATGATCGCACATTGACCTATAGTATATCCTGCCTTCTTTAAGATAATTGATAGCAACAGGCCTTCTTTGACATTTTTTACATAGATCACGCATACGACCGCCCTTTTAGTTCCCTTTTGTTCAGTATTTAACCCGGTAGTTTTTAGCCATTGGTACTAAATATACAAAAGAAAACCATTATATGGGAGATAACAAATGGCTTTAAATTCACCAGGCGTACAAGTTAGCGTAATTGACGAGAGTTTTTACTTACCGGCAGCACCGTCGACTGTACCTTTGATTTTTGTGGCAACCGCATCCAACAAGCAGAATGCTAGCGGTACAGGTACGGCACCCGGAACACTATCAGCAAATGCTGGTCGAGTTTATTTAATTACTAGCCAACGTGATCTAACTGATACATTCGGAACTCCGCAATTCTATCAAGATGCAAGCGGAAATCCAGTACACGGTGGTGAACAAAACGAATACGGCTTACAAGCAGCATATTCTGTATTAGGTGTAAGTTCACGTGCATATGTTGTTCGTGCAGATTTAGATCTAAGTCAAATTAGTGCAGCAAGTTCTATGCCAGTGGGCGAACCAGTAGACGGAACATACTGGCTTGATACATCTAACACACGTTGGGGTATTTTTGAGTGGAACACTTCTACAGACAGCTTTACTAACAAAGTTCCTCTAGTAATTGATAACGATAACTATGCCACAGTAACTGATGGCGGTACTGGCGTTACTCCAAAAGCAAGTTTTGGCTCTAACGGTCAGTATGCAATAGTAGTAACTAGCGATAATGCCAACACTGTATGGTACAAAAACAGCAGCGGAAATTGGGTAGTAGTCGGTACAAACTTTGAAGCAGGTTTTGCTTCTGCTGCAACATTCTCTAGCACATGCTGGCAGACAAGCCACCCTGTTGTGGTATCTACTGCATCTAACCCTGCATTAACTGCTTATAATGGCAACACATTGATCATCAACGGTCAAACTGTTACCCTAAGCGGAACTACACTAACTGCACTAGCAACTAGCATTAACACTGCTATGAGAGTGCATGGAGTTGGTTCTAGAGTAAATGCCGGCGGGTTCTTAGAGCTATATGCAGATGCTCGTGCAAAGAGTGACGGTTCTGTATCTGACGGAAAGATTAGAATTGTAGAAGGTACTGGATTAGCATTAATGTTAACTGCTATTGGTTTACCAGCAGCTACTTATGATGCAGTAACTCTATATCAAGCACCTCACACTAAGTATCCAGATTTTGGCGATAAGCCAACAGGTTCTGTATATGTTAAAACAACTGTGCCTAACAGCGGTGCAGATTGGTATGTTAAGTTGTACAGCGAAGCACAAGGTGCATTTAGCTTGCAATCTGCTAGTATTTTTGATGAGCATCAAACAGCTATTAATACTATCGATGCTACTGGTGATATTCCAGTTGGCAGAGTCTATATTCAGCAGAACTTTACAATGGGTGCAGGAAGTGCAACAACTTCTACATCTAGTCCGCAGGTTGCTGCATTCAAAGCCTACAGAAGAAACGCCAGCGGTGCAACAAAGATTACCAGCGTTGCTACAACTGGAACAGTTTCTACAACATCTAACTTTGTAATTTACGAAGGTTTAGACACATCCACTGCTGGCGTTGCTAATTATAGCACTGCATACACTGTTAACTTAGTAGCAGGCGACGATGTTGATGATATTATCAGCAAGATTAACGCACTGAATATGACGCATGTAACTGCTAGTGTTGCTAGTTCAAACGCTAGCGGAGCAGCTACAAGTTTAACAATTCAACACGCAATAGGCGGCCAGATCAATCTTAAGAATGGTACAGGTTCACCATTGACTAGTGTGTTAGGATTCTCCGGTTGGAGCAGAAACAGCACTACCGGTATTGAAACTGGAACAAAGAATTTATACGCAAAAGCTACATACGACAGCAGAGACATCACGTTCTATGCAAGTAACTGGAAGCCTTTAGTATACGAAGCAGCAGCACAAACACCATTTACAGACCCAATTGATGGTCAATTATGGTATAGCAGTGTTGTTGACGAAGTAGATATTATGGTTCACAACGGAACAACATGGAAAGGTTATAAGAATGTATATCCTTTAACTGATCCTGCAGGTCCAATTGTTGCCAGTGTAGCACCTACTACACAGAGCAACGGTGATCCATTAGTTGATAACGACATTTGGATCAGCACAGCTGACGTCAGTAACTATGGCAGAGTAGTTTATATCCGTACAGGCGGAAAATGGATTTTACAAGACACTACAGATCAAACAACTCCAGACGGATGGTTGTTTGCAGATGCACGTTGGAGCACAGCAGGAACAAGCGAAGAGATGGCAGACATTGTTGATCTACTAGCCAGTGACTACTTAGACCCAGACGCACCAGATCCAGCATTATACCCACGTGGTATGCATTTGTGGAACCTACGCCGTTCAGGATTCAACGTTAAGAAGTATGTTACAACACACATCAACATTGATGCAAACGACGGTAAGAACCCACGTTACAACGACGAGCAAATGGACGGATCTAACAGCTCTACTCCTTATGTTGCTAACCGTTGGATCACAGTAAGTCCTAACCAACCAACCGGCCAGGGCAGCTTTGGTCGTTGGGCTCAACGAGGTTTTGTTGTAGAAGCATTCAAAGCCCTAATTGACACTAACCAAAGTATTCGTGACACTGACACTGTAATCTTTAATTTGATTGCAGCTCCTGGATATCCAGAAGCAATTCAAAATATGATTGCATTCAACACAGATCGCGGATTAACAGCATTTGTTGTTGGTGATACACCGTTTAGATTACAACCTAACGGAACAGAACTAAACAACTGGGGCTTCAACACAGCGTTGGCATTTGACAACAGTGAAGAAGGTGCAGTTAGCTATGACGAATATATGGCTATGTTCTATCCAAGCGGTTATACAAATGACAACTTAGGAAATGCTATTGTTGTTCCACCAAGCCACATGATGCTACGTACTATCGTTAACAGCGATGCTAAGAGCTTCCAGTGGTTTGCTCCGGCTGGCACACGTCGCGGCGGTGTTGACAATGCTACCAGTGTTGGTTACATTACTAGTGAAGGCGAGTTTAAAACAACTAGCTTGCCACAGAGCTTACGTGATGTACTAGCAGGAGTTAAAGTTAACCCAATCGCTACAATTCCAGGTGCTGGCATTGTTAACTTTGGTCAATACACTCGTGCAAGAAACGCCAGTGCATTAGACAGAATTAACGTTGCACGTTTAGTTGCATACTTACGTAGACAGTTAAGTCTATTAGTTAAGCCGTTCTTGTTTGAACCTAACGATAGAATTACTCGTAACGAGATCAAACAAGCAACAGAAAGCTTCTTACTAGAGTTAGTAGGACAGCGAGCACTGTACGACTTCTTAGTAGTGTGTGATGAAACAAACAACACACCTACAAGAGTAGACCGTTCAGAACTATGGTTAGACATTGCTATTGAACCAGTAAAAGCAGTTGAATTTATCTATATTCCACTACGCTTGAAAAACACTGGCGATATTCAAGCTGGACTATAATTGGTAAATATTAAGGACAAGGAGCACATAAGATGGCAATCGCAAGTTTAAGCAGATTCACAGTTCCACTAGCAGGTGGTGGACAAAGTAGTACCGTTCAAGGTCTATTGATGCCGAAGTTGAAGTATCGCTTCCGTGTATCACTAGAAAATTTTGGTGTTACAAAACCTACCACTGAGCTAACCAAGCAAGTTGTAACGGCAGCTAGACCGCAAGTTCAGTTTGAAAATCAAACAATTCACGTGTATAACAGCCAGATTAACTATGCCGGTAAGCACACATGGCAACCAATGAACTTGACTCTTCGCGACGATGCTCAAGGCAACGTTACTAAGTTAGTTGGCGAACAACTACAGAAGCAGTTTGATTTCTTTGAACAAGCAAGTGCAGCAGCAGGTGCTGAATACAAGTTCTTAACTCGTATTGAGATGCTTGACGGCGGCAATGGCGACAATGCAAATTGGGCAGCTAACGTATTAGAAACATGGGAAGTTTATGGTTGCTATTTGCAGTCAGTAAACTATAACGAATTGGCATATGCTGAGAGTGCTCCGATGGAGATTGCACTTACAATCCAATACGATAACGCACTACAGATCGGACCTTCAGGTCAACCAGTTGGCTTAGGAGCTACTGTAGGAAGAACATTATCTTCCTTAGCAACAGGTTAATTAACCTGTTCAAAGATTGGCCCTTTAGGGGGCCTTTTTTTACGGCTAAATATTACTATGGCAAATGCATTCACTAATTTTCTAGGTCAAGCACTTACGACCACTACGCAGGTTAAAGACTACCAACATGCGAGTAGATTGTATGTTGATGACTATTTTAGACTAGCACCCAAGTCTGGGTTCATGTATTATGTTGTGTTTAACATCAACAGAAATAACAATCCTATCACTGAACAGTTTTTAACAAAGAACGGTGCTGAGTTAGGTTTGCTGGTAAAAAATATCGACCTACCTAAATACAGAATTGCTACAGAAACAATTAATCAGTACAATAGAAAAGCTATTGTACAGAGTAAAATTGAATATCAACCAGTGGCTATGGCGTTTCATGATGATCACAATAACACCACTACTGGTATGTGGAAAGCCTATTACAACTATTATTTTGTTGACGGAAAGAACACTTCTGCATTGACCATTGCCCCAGGATTTGCAGATACAAAATATAAAAAGATAGGAACCAATGTTAACGAAAGCACAGCGTTTGGTCTAAACAATGGGCAAACAGATCCTTTCTTTAGATCTATTGAAATTTATCAGCTCAATAGAAAACAGTTTACAGCGTTTGTACTAGTCAATCCTATTATTACAGATTTCAGTCACGATAAACTAGATCAAACACAGAGTAAATTGTTAGAAAATAATATGACTGTGCAATTTGAAACAGTACTGTACGGAACTGGGCAAATTAAAAGAGATAGCCCTACTGGGTTTGCTACTATACATTACGATACAACTCCCGGCCCATTGAGTATTTTTGGCGGCGGCAACAATAGTATATTAGGGCCAGGCGGCATTATCCCCGGAATTGGAGAAATATTTGGCGGTGCAGGTGATGCAAGTCCGTTAGGATTATTCAAAACTGCAAGAGGTGCCGCTGCAATTTTTAACAATGCTAAGAATATCTCCAAGGCAAGTATCTTATCAGAAGGTTACGGAATTTTAGACAAAGTTGCAAGAACTGGAAAGTTACCTGATGTGTTAACTGGAAAAAGTCCTGCTGGACTTTCTCTAGCAACATTACCAGGAGAGATGCCTACTACCGCAGTACCTAGGTCGCAGCAGGCCGGTGGCGGTGGCTTTAATTTAGGCGGATTAGCGGCAGGCATCGGCGGAGCAGTTGGCGGATTAACTGATAAGATCGGAAACGCAATCAAAGGATTGTTGCCGTCTAGTGCTGCCGGCACATCTGCCGCAATTGCAACTGCTCGTGCAGAAAAAGCAGCATTGGCCTCAGATATTTCCGCACAGATTGCACAAAGTCGCAGTTTAAAAGGCGAACTAGATGCAAGGATTGCAGCAGCAGACGGGGACCCTGAAGCAGTAGAAGCAATCTATGCAGAATTTGATGAGCTTGGCTACACAGATCCTGATAAATTAACATCAAGTTTAAACACTATTGCTTTAGAAGATGCAGAATTAGAAACATTACTAGCAGAGGCAGAAGCTTCTGAAAATTCAGATGAAACAATAGGTGCCGACGATCCGTTCGAAACTGAAAGGCTAAATGCCGAAACTCGATTCTCAGACACAGAAGACATAGATGTTTCAGAAGCAGAAGTATACGAAGTCCAAGAAGATGACGACGATTCAACAACTACATATTTTGCATAATGTATACCAATATACCACCTAAACAAGCAGCAAGGTCTGCAAGTGATTTATCAAACAAGAACTTAAATCAATATAATGATTTACCTGTTCAATTACATAACGACACGTTGACCGCAATGAAAGGGCTATTGTCTAACAAAGGATTCAGCGACGAATCTGCAGAAAATATTGCCATAACAATTATGATGCAGGCCAAGCGTGACAGCTTTAATCCGATGAACGTTCTCGATTCTATGAAAAATTTAGGAAATGTTGAGCTGAGCCAGTTAGTATCGGAAATATTAAATTTCAATAGATTTAAGACCAGTGTATTGGGCACAACACAAAACATTACACCCGTTGAAGTGGTTAAACGTAACATTTTACCCTAATGAGAAACACAGCTAAAGGTCGATACATTCCCAAAAATCCTGAAAAATTTGTGGGGCAACATGATCCTGTTTATAGATCAAGTTGGGAACATACGTTTATGCTGTTCTGCGACAACAACCCTGCAATAGAGCAGTGGGCTAGTGAAGCTGTTAAGATTCCTTATAGAGATCCGCTCACCGGAAAGAATACAGTATACGTTCCGGATTTTTTAATCGTCTATTCGGATAAGAATCAAAAACGTCATGCGGAAATGATAGAAATTAAACCCAACAATCAAGCAGTAAAAGAATCTGTGGGCAAGAACCCCCATAATCAAGCAGCTTATGTAAAAAATATGGCAAAATGGGAAGCAGCCAGTGCATGGTGTAAAGCCCGTGGAATACAGTTTAGAGTAGTAAGCGAGCGTGATATTTTCCATAATGGCAGTAAAAAGCGATAAGTAATATTATGACAAAGAAACTTGAAGAACTTTTTAATTTGCCGCAAGATAACGAGGAAGTAGTTATTCCTGCCGAACCTATAACAATTTCCTTACAAGAAAAACTAGAAGAATTTGACAAAATTTCAGCAGCCTTACCTCGTGTTAAAGGACTTGGCGACATTAGCGATAGTGAATTAGATGCACTAGCAAACAAAGCTGAAAAAGCCTACGACGATCTAATGGATCTAGGTATGAACGTCGAAGCACGTTACGGTGCCCGCATGTTTGAAGTTGCAGGCAATATGCTAAATGCCGCAATCACTGCCAAAAGTGCAAAAATTGATAAAAAGTTAAAAATGGTAGAATTACAGCTAAAAAAATATGCTGTAGATAAAAAAGAAGGTAATGCAAATCCTGAGTCAGTACAAGCTGAAGGAGTGCTGATTACAGACCGTAACAGCCTCATTGCAAAACTTAAAAATCTGGATAAATAAAGCATAGGAAATCACCATGAGATCATTTAAAGAATATCTTACAGAGTCTGTAAAAAAATACGATTTTAAAATTAAAGTCGCACAAGAATGCACCTCTGAATCAGAAGCAAAGATGAAGGGTTTATTAGAACGTTTCAGCGTAGCTGAGTTTAGCAAAAAAGGCAAAACTCCTATCCAGCAATTACCACTAGACTTTCCAAAAATTAAAAATGCAGAAGTTAGTATCTACGAAATCTCTCTTAATTACCCAACTACTGCAAATGAATTACACAAATATCTGACAGCAGAATTAGGCATTAACGAAAACTACATGGTAGTACGTAGCCCATTAGAGCCGTCGGAAGAATATCAAGAACCCGTAGAAAAGAGAGAAGGTGCGTTACTAACAGATAGTGAGTACAAAGAATTGCCTAATGCAAAGTTTGATGATTACTACGGTGAAAAATATAATACATCATTTTTGAAACAGTTAAATGCAGATGCCGCAGCTAGACGCAAAGAGCGTGGGGAACAGATCCCTACTTCGGGTCAATAAAGGAAATACGAATATGGAAATGTTAAACATACTTAAAAAATTGTCTAGCCTAAACGGCAGCAACGCACAGCCTGCACTAGTTGAAAAGCCAGCAGTCTTAACAGAAAGCAAAGAAGTAGAATTGAATCTACCTGAGCCAGATATGTCCGAGCTAAGAGCATTAAGCGGTTTTAAGAAACAACTTAATGAGTCTGCACTTGCAGAATGCGGTATGATGGGCATGGGGTCTCCAATGAATATGGCACCTCAGATGCCAGCTAGTATTAACATGAGTGCTGGCAATGCACAAGAAATTGTTTCTATGATGCGTGGCATTATGGATCTGGCTAAAACTGATACTCCTAGTGCTACAATGGGTATGCCAGGAATGGATCCTATGATGAAAGCATTGGGCGATGTTGACATGGATGGTGATCATGATATGACGGATCACGATCTTGAGCAACCAGATGATGGCCCATTAACTGCTGAGCCTCCTGCAAACATAGACGATAGCGGTGCAGACGAATTAGCTGACATTATTAAAAAGATTCGCACAGGGCAACCAGTAAAAATCTCCACAGATATGCCAGTTAAGGTTACTAGCGACGAACCTATTAAAGGCAGCACAACTGACAAGTTAAATGCACGTGATAACGGAAAGCCAGAAGACGAAGGGTATGATAATACACCTGATCCAAAGACACGCGATTATAACCCTAACGACTTTGCACATGTAGTAAACAAAGTTCGTGATTTTGATTATACTCCGCCGAACAGTGGTTCTAATCCAATGCCCGATCCGAACGCAAAAAAGAAGGAAGAGACTGCTAGCCCGGTGGCTGCATTTGAATCTAAGCTAATGGATGATTATAGAAAGTTTGTTGCAGAAGGTCCGAAACCTGAAGACGTTCCTGCGTTTATCCGTAAGTCAAAAGAGCCCGGCAAGGCCGCTAATAAAGAAGCTAACGACAAACGAAACGAAAGGGTTGGTGCTAAAGTTTTCTCTAGCCCAAGAAAGTAATCCATTTGGATTAACCAAATAGCCTCTTAGGAGGCTATTTTTTTCGGTAAATATTCACATGTCAGCTAACAAATACGATAACTTAATCAAGAAGCCCTATTCTACACAGAAATGGACAGAACAGGACATCGAAGATTTAATGAAATGTACTGATTCAGTAATTGGCCCTCATTATTTTCTTGATAATTTCTTCTACATCCAACATCCAGTTAAGGGTAAGATGAAGTATGTACCGTTCGAATATCAGATAAGATTAATCGACAGTTATCACGATCATCGATTTAATGTAAATTTACTACCACGTCAAACAGGTAAAACTACTACCGCGGCGGGCTACCTGTTATGGTACGCTATGTTTATTCCTGATTCAACTATCTTAGTTGCAGCTCACAAGTATACAGGTGCCCAGGAAATTATGTCGCGTATTCGTTATGCATACGAATTATGTCCCGATCATATTCGTTGCGGTGTAAAGAGTTACAATAAACAGAGCATTGAATTTGACAACGGTTCACGTATTATTGCACAGACAACTACTCCGACTACTGGTCGAGGTTTATCTTTGTCCTTACTATACGCTGATGAGTTTGCATTCGTTGAACCTAACATTGCTACAGAATTCTGGACGTCTATTAGCCCTACACTAGCTACTGGTGGTAAGGCGATTATTACTTCTACGCCAAACAGTGACGAAGATCAGTTTGCACAGATCTGGAAAGAAGCAAACAAGAAATTTGACGAATACGGGAACGAACAAGAAGTTGGTCGTAACGGATTCTTCCCCTTTAGAGCATTTTGGAGAGAGCATCCAGACAGAGACCAAGAGTGGGCTGACACTGAAAAATCCCGTATTGGTGAGGAGAGATTCCGTCGAGAACACGATTGCGAATTCTTGATTTTTGACGAAACTCTGATTAATAGTATTACATTATCTGATCTAGAAGGTGTTGACCCGATCATGAAAATGGGTCAGGTAAGGTGGTACAAGAAGATAGATCCTAACAGTATATATGTTGTGTCTCTTGATCCAAGCCTGGGCACGGGCGGGGATTATGCAGCACTTCAGATATTTGAAGTACCTAGCTTTGAACAAGTAGGCGAGTGGAATCACAATACTACTCCAGTTCAACAGCAGGTTAGAATCATGCGAGATATTTGCAAGCACATCGATAATGAATGCTCAAAGAGCGAAAATAGAGGCCAGATCTATTACTCAGTAGAAAACAATACTGTTGGAGAAGCTGCTCTAGTTGCAATTAACGAAATGGGCGAAGAAACTATACCCGGAATGTTTATGAGCGAGCCCATTAAGAAAGGGCACGTGAGACGATTCCGCAGAGGTTTTAACACTACAAATGTAAGCAAAATATCCGCGTGTGCAAAGCTCAAGCAGTTAATTGAACAAAAACGTTTAAAAATTAAAAGTAAAGCCCTAATCAGTGAGCTTAAAACTTATATTGCAAAAGGCATTAGTTTTGAAGCAAAAACCAATGAACACGACGATCTAGTATCTTCTACGCTACTAGCAGTACGGATGATCAGCCAGTTAGGTGATTGGGATCCTACAGTGTACGATCGAATGGTAGAAGATAGGGCAATGGACGATATTGATCTGCCCATGCCGATATTTGTATCACATTATTAATAAATACGCTAATATGAATATCATCGAATTTATTGCACAAGACGTCTTTGACAAAGTACGCGGCCGTTTCACTAATGTTGAGATGGGTGACGCCGAGGGCACAATAACCACCGCACCGAAAGATGCACGATTTTTTGACTTTGATTTTGTCATTGAAGGCAACAATTTAGGTCGTGTTAGTGTTTCAATTAACGATTTAGGCAGCTTAAAAGTTTTCTATAGTCAAGGTATTACTGAGGACGTAGACACTATTACTCTTAATGAGTGGTATGAATTTTTAAGAGAAATGCGTTATTTTGCCAAACGTAGAATGCTACGATTTGACACTAGAGACATTACAAAAAGCAATTTAAACAAGAATGATTTTCAATATCTTGCACAAACAGGAACGAAGGAAAACAATATGAACGAGTCTGCAATGATTGGTAGAGGTCCAAAGACCAGCATGAGAAAACTAGAAAACACTAGACTGATTGTACGTCACTCTAAAGTAGTTGACGAAACACAGAAGGGTGCAAGAAGTAGAAATATTAATTCCTTATATATTGAAAACTCCGACGGTGAACGTTTTAAGTATCCTTTCATCCACTTGGCTGGTGCTAAAGCAATGCAACGTCATGTATCAAATGGTGGCAGACCGTACGACGATGCAGGCAAAGAAATTATTTCTCTAAGCGAAAAAGTAAGTCAGCTAGTTGCATTTAAAAGACATGTAGGACACCACGACGGCATGAATCAAGAAGTAAATGAAATTCTTGAACGCAGTCAAGTAAAACTTGAACAAATTCGTAAAGTAATCGAAGGACTTGGCGGACAGAAATTTTATGAATCATGGGTAGAATCTCTTCAACCATCTAATGAAGATGACGGCTTTGTGTTAGATCAAGCCACTATGGAAGACTACAAGAGTAAGTTTACAGTTAAGAATTTCAAAGAAGACTTGGCACAATACTTTCCACTGATCCACAAAATTATGCAAGAAACAAGTGAAATTGATCTTGAAAGTTTTGGTGAAGTTGAAGAAGATATTAGTGAAGAAACAATGCCAGTTGATGACTTTGCTGCATTTGAGTCTTGGGCAACCTCTGTATCTGAAGGTACACTAGAGCCTGACACTATTATGGCATTGAAAGATCTATTAGACAACGGTTTAACATTTGGCGGCCCAGATGCAACCGGTGCTATTGAAGCACTGCAAGGTATTGGAGTGTTTAATGATGCACTAGAGAATGCACTAACAGCAGCCGCACAATTAAACCCAGAGGGTGATCCTAAAGGCACAATTTTATCTTGGCTGATGAAAGATGATCCAGAAGCTGCACAAGAACTAAGCGGAGAGCAGCCGGCTGAACCTGCACCTGCACCTGCAGAAATGCCTCCAGCCGCACCTCCTGCAGAAATGCCAGTCGATCAACCTGTTGCGGAAGCCCCAGAAGATCGCACAAGCTATCAGGTTGCTAAAATTCTTTTTGATAAAGGTATCAAATACGATTCTGCAAAAGAAAACGAATTGATCAGTGCTATTGGCATGATATTAGTTAAACATCTTGACATGAGTCCAAAACATGCACGTCACATGATCAGCTATGACGAAGACTTTGTAGGTGATACATTATCAGAATTGAGAAACATGGATAACACGCCTGAAGAAGGTGAAGACATGGAAAATCAAGAAAGCAAGCCAGAAGGTCGTAGCCCGTCAATGAAAGAAATTGTAGAATTTATCAAACCTTTCTATAATAAACACGCCCAAGAACAGGGTTTAGGCGAGTGGCGTAAAGGTCCTACTGAGTTAGGCATTATGGCTGGCAAGCAATTTGGCGATCATGTTGGCAAACTTGTAGAGAAGTATGTTGAAGAAATGCAGGCCAAAACTGAAGCAATGCGTAGTCAACAAGAAGCCACAATGCAGTTCGAAGCTATTAAAAAACTAGCAGGTCTTTCAAGAATTTAAGTCACAGCAACCTTAATAGATAATTAATTGATTAGCTAATGAGGTTGCAATGTTAAAAAAAATTGAATCATTTGAATACGATTTCCAAGGTGATTTATTCATCGATATTGGTGGGAACGTAGGTATGTGGTCGTCGCAGTTATACAACGACTATTCTAAAATTATCTTTGTTGAGCCATCAACTGAAGCACTGGATGCTGCAAAAATCAAAATAAATGATCAACAGAACAAGGTAAAATTCTTAAAAAATATCTGTTCAAATGAGTTAGATCAGGTAAAATCAATTTCTACCCCTTCTGCAGATTCGGGACAATTTACGGTATTTGGTAAAGACTTATACGAAAATATTGACCGCACAGAAGAAGGAATCAGGACAATAACTCTTGATAGTCTATCTGACGAAGCAAAAGTTGGTGACAATATTCTTGTAAAAATTGACACCGAAGGCAGTGACTTAGATGTCATACTAGGCGGCAAAGAATTTATTCAAAAGTTTAAACCTACACTAGCAATTGAGTTCCATTTTCACATGTATTTTGATGAAGTCAAATATGAAGAAGTGGTAAATTTCTTAAATGAACAAGGCTATGTAGTAACTGAACACAAGTTTTCAGGGTACCGCGGCGAGCCCTATAGAATTTTTGACGGCAAGCACAACGGCCTAGAAATGTACGATCTACATTATCACATGTTGGCAGAACTCGCTCAATAATTTCAACCAAATAGGTTGCAGTGATAAATAAAGCTGTGTATACTTAACCGTATGCACAGTTTTTCTTTTTAGTCAGTGGGCTTTAAAGAAGAGGCATAATAAATCAACATTAAGGAAAAACATTATGGCAACGTTAGCAGAAATTAGAGCAAAACTTCAAGCATCATCTCAACAAAACACTGGTGGCTCATCCGGTGGAGACAACGCAATTTACCCCCATTGGAACATCGCAGAAGGACAAACCGCAACGGTTCGTTTCTTGCCTGACGCTGATCCAAACAACACCTTCTTCTGGATCGAACGTGCAATGATCAAATTGCCTTTCGCCGGTGTCAAAGGTGAAGCAAATTCCAAGCCCGTGACTGTGCAAGTTCCTTGTATGGAAATGTGGGGCGAGACATGTCCAATTCTTACTGAGGTTCGCCCTTGGTTTAAAGACAAGTCTTTGGAAGACATGGGTCGTAAGTACTGGAAAAAGAAGTCATACCTGTTCCAAGGTTATGTAGTAGATAGCCAGTACAAAGAAGATGGCAAAACTCCTGAAAATCCAATTCGTCGATTCATTATCGGCAGTCAAATCTTTAACATTATCAAGGCAGCTTTGCTAGATCCTGATATGGAAGAATTGCCAACTGACACACTTCGCGGTGTGGACTTCCGCATTGTTAAAACTAGCAAGGGCGGATATGCAGACTACTCTACATCACAATGGGCTCGTCGTGAACGTGCTCTAGGTGATGCTGAACAGGCAGCTTTGACACAATACGGTGCGTTTGACTTAAAGTCATTCTTGCCTAAAAAGCCCGGCGATGTTGAACTCAAAGTCATGAAAGAAATGTTTGAAGCGTCAGTAGACGGTGAAGCATTTGACATGGAACGTTGGGGTCAATACTTCAAGCCAGCAGGTTATGGTGGTCGTGACAACGCCTCGGGTACAGCATCTGCTGCCCCAGCTGCTCGTCCAGCACCGGCGGCTCCAATGGCTGCTACTCCGGTAGCAGAAGCGGCACCGTGGGAAGAAGAAGTTCAAGTAGCTGAAAAGTCATTCACTCCTGCACCGACTGCACCAGCAGGTGGAAGCGAAGCAAGTTCACGAGCTCAAGATATCTTAGCTAAGATTAAAGCACGTAACGCAACCGCTTAATTTAGGAGATCATAATGGCAAAATCATTTGATATTTCTAAGTTTCGCAAGTCCATCACTAAGTCTATTGAAGGCTTAGGTATTGGCTTCAACGATCCTACTGACTGGATTTCAACTGGCAACTTTGCTCTTAACTACTTGATCTCGGGGGACTTTAATAAAGGGGTCCCCCTTGGTAAAGTTACTGTTTTCGCAGGCGAAAGCGGTGCAGGTAAGAGTTATATTTGTTCAGGCAACATTATTAAACATGCACAAGAGCAAGACATGTATGTTATCCTAGTTGATAGCGAAAATGCACTTGACGAAGCATGGCTACACGCACTTGGTGTTGATACTTCAGAGAAAAAACTTCTAAAACTTAACATGGCTATGATTGACGACGTGGCAAAAACCATTAGTGAATTCATGAAAGAATATAAAACAATGCCGTTGGAAGAACGTCCAAAAATTTTGTTTGTAATTGATTCTTTAGGCATGTTGTTGACTCCTACTGACGTAAATCAGTTTGAAGCAGGCGAAATGAAAGGTGACATGGGCCGTAAACCCAAAGCACTTACATCTCTTGTTCGTAATTGTGTCAACATGTTTGGTAGCTATAACGTTGGGTTAGTTTGTACTAACCACACCTATGCTAGCCAGGATATGTTTGACCCTGATGACAAGATCAGTGGAGGCCAAGGCTTCATTTATGCTAGCTCTATTGTAGTTGCTATGCGTAAATTGAAATTGAAAACAGACGCAGATGGTAATAAGACTACAACAGTTAACGGTATCCGTTCTGCTTGTAAGATTATGAAAACTCGTTATGCAAAACCATTTGAGTCAGTACAAGTTGAGATCCCGTATGCAACAGGTATGGCACCGACGTCCGGATTAGTGGACTTATTTGAAGCTAAAAACGTTTTGACAAAGAGCGGAAATAAGCTACAATATATAAGTAAAGAAACTGGCGAAGTTCATTCTTTTTTCCGAAAAGGTTGGACTGAAGACAAGTTAAAAATTATTATGGATGAATGGGACGAAGCTGCAATGGATATTGCGGCAGTAGTTGCTGAAGATACTGAGGAAGCATAATGGAAGAAGCATTGATTATGGAGGTATGGGATACCTTCCGAGAATATATCCCAGACAAAAACAAAGAATTGGCTGCTCATCAGTACGTTGATTTCTTGTTAGGCAAGGATGTCGAAATTGCCGCACTTGAAGCTCTTATGGGATATGATCCTCATCTAGACATTGCTGTTAAGGCAGTGGTTGATGAAGAAAAAGAATTCGAAGACGAAGAAGACGACGGTTATTCCGAAGAAGACGAGGACTATTAATGAACTGGTACAGCAAAGTTAGCAATGATATTGCTCACTTACCAGGCTGTATCGATCATTACTATTCCGAATTAGAACAGGCAAGGGGCGAGGTTAAAGTCTATGGCAACATAGAAAAAACTTCTGCCGCCTTACCAGGAATTGTAGCACATCGATTTAATCAACTTCAAGAAATTGAAGGTATCCTCGAATACCTGAACATTGAACTTCGCAGAATCAGATCAAAGACCTTTAAAAAATATTTAGAAAACTATGCTAGGGCTCTTAGTTCTAGAGATGTTGAAAAATATGTCGACGGCGAAGCAGACGTAGTTGATATGGAAAAGATCATTAATGAGTTTGCACTCTTGCGTAATCAATGGTTGGGTATTATCAAGGGATTAGACATAAAACAGTGGCAAGTTAGTAACATCATTAAACTCCGTACCGCCGGTATGGAAGACGTGTCAATATAAAATGAAACTCTACATTGAAGATCTCATCTGTAGGCTCGGTAACACCGGAAGCTATCTATTTTCTAATCCAATCTCTTTATGGGCAATGGATGAAAAAGTAGTACACAGCCTTGCGGCCAATCCATCAGCTGGCCGAGGCTTCACAGAGAAGCAACGATCACTGGTTTTACGTCTTTGTAAAAAATACCAAGGCCAGCTTACCGCTGACCTCGGCACCGCAGTTACCGTGGCCCTTGATGCTCCTGAGTTTAAATTTAATTTAATAGAACCTGCACTTCAAGAAAAGTCCATTAAAATAGAAGGGAAGGAAATTTTGATAAAATTTCCATTTTCTGAGGAAATTGTTGAAAAAATTAGAAAATTCAAATCAGAAGTAAAAGTTAAAACTGTGGAGTGGAACGGTGACTCTAAGGCATGGAAGTTTGCCTTAGAAGAAAATAATGTACTATGGATCACTCAACATATCCTAAATGATAGTTTTATAGTGGATCCTGAATTTCTTGAATTTTCTGGTCAAATTTCCGAAATTCTTGAAAATATGGAAAACTATGTACCCACAGTGGCTTACGAAAATAACCAGTACTTGTTCAAGAATGTATATCGAACAGTACCTCAACCTGAATCTAATGATCTAATTGAGACTCTGTTACTGGCCAAGCACTACGGCATTAGTACATGGGACGAAACTGTTGAAAATCTGATAAAAAATGCAAATTTTTCACCAGTTCTGACATCGTTTTTAGAAGAATCGATATCGAATAAGCCAGAATTTGACGTCAATGAAAATAGTATTGATCAGTTTACTGAGCTGTTCAAGCATAATGTTCCCGCATTGATCATCATTCCCGGCTACGGCGAATTCTTCACTTTAAAAACATGGACTACCTGGTTAAAATCTCAAGGATTTAAAGAAAAAGACATTAGTGTATTGTTTAGACTAGACAGTGACACCGGTGGCATGTTTAACGAACTAGTAAAACAGAACAACTTAAACAACCCTATTAACGATAACACTAAAATTGTATTTGTCAGCCAAAAGATTCCTAAACCATTGATTAAAAGTGGCATAGAATTTAAACTAATTGTAAATCTAGGAAGTCTGTCCGGAGTTCACTATAGTGTTTCTACATACTTGGATGGTAGGGCAGACGTAATTAGATATACAGATAAAACTAAATCAGGATACCAGTTTGGCCTATTGTAAAATTATAATCAAGGATGAAGTCAATGTAAAAATTGAAAACTTAGACCTTGACACAAGAAAAAAACTGGTTACAAAATTCAAATATTTTGATCAAAAAGCTCGCTACTTGCCTGCTTATAAATTAGGTCGTTGGGACGGTTGCACTAGCTTCTTTGGACTTGGTGGCACTACCTATATGAGTATGTTACCTGATGTTATTGAGGAATTAGTACATCAGGGTTACGATCCTGTACTAGAAGATCATCGTGTTCCTATGGCCTTGAGCTTTGACCTAGTTGCTGAAGATTTTTGGGGTGACCAAACATGGCCTGAAGGTCATCGGTTTGCCGGATCAAAGATTAGACTGCGTGATGATCAAGTTGAAGTTGTTAACAAGTTTCTAGAAAATCCTCAGTGCATTCAAGAAATTGCCACGGGCTTTGGTAAGACAATTACCACAGCCACGTTGGCAAAAATCTGTGAAAAATATGGTCGAACTGTGACCATTGTTCCTAACAAAAGTCTAGTTGAACAAACTGAAGAAGACTTCATTAACTGCGGATTAGACGTCGGAGTGTACTACGGAGATAGAAAAAATCTTGATAAGACACATACTATCTGTACTTGGCAAAGTTTGAATATTCTTGACAAGAGATCTAAAAATACCACCGACGAAGAGTTATTAACACTGGCAGAATTACTTGAAGGTGTTCAAACAGTAATGGTTGATGAGGTGCATATGGCCAAGGCAGAAGTGTTGAAGAAACTGTTAACCAACAATCTTGCCAATGCACCCATTCGTTGGGGACTAACCGGAACTGTGCCTAAAGAAGATATAGATTTTCAAAATATTAAATGTGCATTAGGCGAAGTAGTACACACAGTTAAGGCACATACTCTGCAAGAGGCAGGAGTACTAAGCACCTGCCATGTAAATGTTATCCAAACTGCTGAGTGGAAAGAATTTGGCAGTTATCCTGAAGAACTAAAGTATCTAGTGACCGATGAAGATCGAGTTGCATGGATTAGTAAACTGGTTGCAGGAATTGCAGAAAGTGGAAATACGTTAGTACTGGTTGACAGGATTGAAACAGGACGTATAATAGTAGACAACATCCCAGATAGTGTCTTTATCTCGGGAGAAGTAAAAACTAAAGACCGGAAGACTGAGTATGACGAAGTTAGAACTGCTGATAAAAAGATTATTGTGGCGACTTATGGTGTGGCCGCTGTGGGTCTTAATATCCCCCGTATTTTTAATTTGGTTATGGTTGAGTCCGGAAAGAGCTTTACAAGGGTTATACAAAGCATTGGGCGAGGCATTAGAAAAGCAGACGACAAAGACTTTGTACAAATCTGGGATATTACAGCGTCGACGAAGTATGCGAAGAGACACCTTACTGAACGAAAGAAGTTCTACAAAGACGCCAAGTATCCGTTCACAATTGAAAAGGTAAAATATTAATGCAAATTCTCACACTTGATAATAAGATTTATCATCTAAACGACCTACCAGATGAGGTTGATGAAGATCTCAGATTCAGTGTTATGGACAATAGCGATCCACAAAATCCTGACTATTTTTATATTCCTCTAATATTCTTAGAGTCGTTCACTGCACCTGCTGCGGTACTTAAAGTCGGGCCATATACTGTAAACATGCCATTAGATTGGTGTACTATTGTAGGAGACCCAGAGGGTCCCGATATGGAAATTATACCTCTGACTAGTTTGAATGATCGCGGCTTTAGAACATTTATTTTTAATCCATTGAGCTCATTTAGACCCGAGTTTTACGATATTGATATTGTTGATGTGTATCAAGATGTTCGTTGGTATTTTCCTAAAATGAAGCCAGGACAACTGTTATGTACTCCGTTAAACAACGATCCTAAACCTCCGTGTGCATACTTTGTTAAAGAAGTCAGTCGTCAAAGTGAACTAGTAGATTACTCAAGGTGCTGGTAATATGCCGTATACTGAACCGCAAATATTTGAAACATTGAATAGACTAATTAGAATCTATTCAGAGAGTTATCCGAATGATCGAGAAGGATTAGAACGATTTTCTCGCTGGGCACATTCACAATATGGATATACGTATGGGCAGTCTGACTCCGAACGTTAAGCTAATTTACGAACGAGTAGGCGGCACTGTATATGCCCGCGAACAAGGTAGCACTGAAAGGACCGTTGTGGGATACGACTATCATAGGGATCCGTTAGATCACAGAAATTATATGAGTACGCCTAGCGAATCTCAGTTATGGCATGATATTAGACAAGCAGCCTTGGACAATAAAGAATTGGAAAACGCCTTAGAACGTGTTAAAATATTGTACTATCTAAGCAAAGACAAAGAATATAAAGTTCCTCATCATCCGGTATAAACATGGCAGCAAAACTAGACATTGGCAGAGAATTAACAGCGGTAAATCGTAGAGACCACGATTTTTATAAGAACTTAACTGACGAAGAGAAGAAAGTTTTTAGTCCGTATATTTTAATGAGATATGTAAGCAATCCTCAAGTTGATCCCGAAACATATCAGTTCATTCTCGAACGAGTTAATGATCTTGTCAATATCAATCACTGGACTTTAAGTAAAGGTCATAAGCAACTTCTTTGGCAATTATTTGCCAGTTGCGGAGTTGGTGTGCCTGTCAAATACACATACCTGAAGTCAGGTGCCAAAGGCAAAGCAAACAAGATTGAGAAGCTTCTTGAAGAATTATATCCTGCAATGAAGTTAAGTGATATCAAAGTGTTAGCATCATTGATGGACGATAAAGACAAACAAGAATTGTTTGATAAAATGGGATTTGATAAGAAACAACGGAAAGAATACGAGTAATGGAGTTAGTTGACCAACCTTTTACATGTGTGCATTGTAACAAGAGTTTTATGCAAGAGAAAACTCTTGTTGCTCATATGTGTGAACGAAAAAGGCGAGTGCTACAAAAGGATGAAAAAAGAGTCCAGATGGGATTCTTTGCCTACAACAGATTTTATCAACTTACTCAGGCTGCAAAAAAACAAAAACCCTATAGTGACTTTTGTAAGAGTGCATACTATAATGCCTTTGTAAAATTTGGTAGCTTTATTAACAATGTAAATCCTTTGTATCCAGAACGATTTATCGACTACGTAGTTAAGAGCGGAATTAAATTAGATCATTGGTGTAGAGATGATCTGTATGACAAATATCTAAGTGAGCTGATCAAAATAGAGCCTGTAGAAAGTGCTATTGAAAGAAGCTTGCAATATATGATGGAATGGGGCGAAGAACAAAATGCAAATTTTGCACATTACTTCAAATACGTAAATGTAAATCGTGCAGTACATCATATTAGAGATGGAAAAGTCAGTCCCTGGTTAGTTCTAAATTCTGGGAGCGGAGTTGAACTAATGAGAATGTTTAATGACGAGCAATTGGATATGATTAATCAAACATTAGATTTATCTTTTTGGTCAAAGAAATTTAGAGACTGCCCGGCGGATGTGGCGTTTGTAAAAGAAATTTGTAGGGAGACTGGAATTGCCTGATATTGATATAGATTTCTTAAATCGTTCAAATGTGTTGGATATAATTCAGCATGTGCCTGCTTGTCTTGAAGACGGAAAGAAACATAACACAGGTGCGTATTGTCATGCAATTCCTGTTAACTCATTAACCGGCAATGCCAATATCAATTATAAAGAAGCAGAATCTCGAGGCTACTTTAAAATTGATTTTTTAAATGTTAGTGCATATGAAGGTGTCCGTAATGAAGAACATCTTAAAGAATTATTAGCAGCTGAGCCGCTTTGGGACTTATTAGAAGATCCGGCGGTATGTGACCAGCTGTTTCATATCAATGGGTATCATCAATTGATTGCAAAATTAAAGCCTAAGAGCATTGAAGAATTATCCATGTTCCTTGCACTTCTCCGCCCGGGTAAAAAACATCTCATCCCAGTATGCGAGAAAGAAGGTTTCCAAGGTATCCAACAGGAGATATGGACTAAAACGGATGATGCTTATTTCTTTAAGAAGGCTCATGCTGTTGCTTATGCTCACGTTATTGTTGTTCAACTTAACTTGATTTGCGAACGGGTTAGCTACCCTTTTTCTTAACACTTCTAACCAGTTGAATGCTCTTGCGTTTGACACGCTTTTCAGCAATCTCACCTAGATTAACAATTGGCCCAAAAATAATTTCAACATCTTTGCTGTTGAATGTTTTTATAAAAGGCCTGAAAGCCACCATTTCTTGTTTTAGAAAAATGTTGATAGGGATTTTCCTATTACTTTCCCACCACCAAACTTCTCCCATTTCTAAGAACAAGTGTTTATGTTCTTCGTTGCGTATATCAGCATAGTTGTATATGCTAGTAACGTTATCATCGTGATTTACAATGATACCTATATACTCATTATCTGAGGTTTTGATGCAGGTTATGAATGGAAACTTTTGTTGAAACTCGTCCTTGTTGGTCATTAATAAATATATGTATGCAGAAATTACCAATCTATTTATACTCCAATTTGTTCAGTGTACAATTAGATCTGGACGACGATATAACAAGGACACATGAAACTATGTACCAACGAGAGTTAAAATTACAAAGAGGACTTAAAAACAAGGTACAGCTACAGTTTAAAAACTCTGATCAAAAATTAGTTAGAATTTTAGCTGCATCTAGTACTGTTGGGGCTGCAACATCTGCTTCTAATTTACTCACAGTAGCCGATGCTACCAATGTCCAAGTAGGTATGCTAGTGAACAGTGATAGTGTAACTAACGGCACTTATATTTCTGCAATTAATTCAAATACCCTAACACTTGATAACTTAGATCCACAATACGATGCTGATCTAGGACAATTCCTATCACCCATTACTGAAACTATAACATCGGGCACCGCGGTTACTTTCAATCATAATTTTGTATTTTCTATGTTTGATGCAGAACAAAATAGAATGGTTGTGCAGAAAACACTTGAAGTTATTGACAACGGTGTTACTACTGCAACTCGCGGACTAGCGGTATTATCGTTGACTGAAAACGACACTCGAGAACTACATAACGGTTACTATAATTTTTCAGTTACATTGACTGACAATGATGGTTCATCTATCCCTGCATATTCAAACACATATTATAATATTGCCGGAGTTGCAAGATTAACTAGCGAACTTGTACCAGTATTGAAAGACAGTTTAGAAACTGCTGCCTTTAAATATTTTGCAAATAGGGACGTCGAACCTAATAGATATGAATTCTATTCTGGAAACTTACGTGCAAATCCTGAAATGAGTCAGGCCACTACAATCGCTATGTATTTTACCAATTACACTGGCACCGTAGATGTGCAAGCAACCTTGGACAATGCACCTTCTAACTTTGCTAATTATGCAACATTAGAAACTAAAACCTATACAAATTTTACCGGTGTAGATTATGCAAATGCAGTAGGCATTTGGAGTGATGTTAGAGTAAAATGGTATCCTGATAATTCAAATTTACCAAATCTGTTAAACTTCTACAGTCCTGAAATGCCAGGCAATCCTACTCCTGGTTCGGCTTATTATCCAAACGGAAAAATTGACAAAGTACTTGTAAGAAGCTAAACTGTATGTATGAATCTCATACAGGCTTCCGTACAAACTTTTCTGCCTCCTAAAAGGAAGACAACTCCTAGTGGCTGGATAGGTTTCAACGCAGTCTGTTGCCATCACAATGGAGATCATCAAGACACAAGAAAACGTGGTGGTGTGCTGTTCAGTAACGATGGATTCCAATATCATTGTTTCAACTGCGGATTCAAAGCAGGCTGGACACCCGGAAGGTTATTAAGCAAGAATACTAAAAATTTGTTTAACTGGATGGGAATGCCTAGTGAGGAAATTAATAAACTAAACCTCGAGGCGTTACGTAGTAAAGAAGATCAACCGGTAGCTGCTCCTACTATTAATTTTCATCAAGAGCCCAGACCTCTCCCGGAAGACTGTAAGTCAATATTAGAATGGTTAATGGCTGAGCCAAACGATGAAGTATTAGCAGTGGTTGATTACCTTGCTGGTAGAAGCATGGATTTAGAATGGTACAACTGGATGTGGAGTCCGGAGAACGGATATCGTGATCGAGTTATTATTCCCTTCTATCAGGACGGTGTGGTAGTGGGGTTTACTGGGCGGAAAATAAAACCCGGTAAACCCAAATACCTTACAGACAGTCAAAGTGGCTATGTGTTCAACATCGATCGGCAGACCGAAGATAGAGAATATGTAATTGTAGTTGAAGGGCAATTTGATGCGATAGCTGTTGACGGTGTAGCAATTATGACTAACGAACCAAATGCTACGCAAATTGCTAGAATTAATAAGTTAGGTAAGCGAGTTATCGCGGTGCCTGATCGAGACAAGCCTGGAGCAAAATTAATACAAGCCGCATTAGAAAATAGCTGGACAGTGAGTATGCCAGAGTGGCAAGACAGCGTCAAAGACTGTGCCGATGCTGTGCATAGATATGGTAGATTGTATACCCTGTTCACAATTCTACAGTACGTAGAAGCAAATGAGATAAAAATACAATTACTAAAGAAAAAACTAGAGAACCTGCATGACGATGAACAAACCTAATTATAACGCAGAAATGCAAAAACTGTATCTGGAGATGTTTCTTTCAGATGCTGAAACTTTTATCCGCTGTCAGAATATCTTTGATGCTGAAAATTTTGACAAACGATATCAGGATTCTGCGGCGTTTGTTACCAAGTATGTAGACGACTACAAAGTCATGCCTGAGGTTAGTATTGTTAATGCTAGCTGTAGCACAGACTTTCAGGCTATTACATTACCTAAAGAAAACTATGACTGGTTGATGAATGAATTTGAAACATTTAGTCGACATAAAGGGCTAGAGCGGGCAATTCTTAAATCAGCCGACTTGTTGGAAAAGGGCGAGTACACTCCGGTCGAAAAGCTGATCAAAGACGCTATCCAGATCAGTTTGAACAAAGACATGGGCACTGACTACTGGTTTGATCCAAGAGCCCGCTTGTTATTGTTGAAGGACAATAATGGACAGATCAGCACTGGTTATCCAAGTATTGATCGCAAGCTGTACGGCGGTTTCAAGCGTGGTGAATTGAACATTTTCTGTGCTGGCTCTGGTGGCGGTAAGAGTTTATTCCTTGCCAACTTAGGTGTAAACTTTTCGCTCGCCGGGTTGAACGTGATCTATTTTACCTTTGAATTGAGTGAAGGTTTAGTGGGTATGCGTGTGGACAGTATGCTAACTGGTATTGCTTCCAAAGACATCTTTAAGAACTTAGATGACGTTGAAATGAAGGTTAAACTCACTGGTCGCCGTGCTGGCGGAATGCAGATAAAATACATGCCTTCCGGCAAAAACTGTAACGATTTAAGGTCATATTTAAAAGAATATCAGGTCAAAACAGGCAAAAAACCTGACATTATTTTAGTGGACTACTTGGACCTTATGATGCCACTAAGTGTTAAAGTTAGCCCAAGTGACTTGTTTGTTAAAGACAAATACGTATCAGAAGAGCTTCGTAACTTTGCAATGGAAACTCAGTGTGTAGTAGTAACTGCCGCACAGTTGAACCGCAGTGCTGTTGAAGAAATCGAATTTGATCACAGTCACATCTCAGGTGGTTTAAGTAAGATTCAAACAGCAGATAACGTTATTGGTATCTTTACCAGTAGGGCTATGCGTGAACGTGGACGTTATCAAATTCAATTTATGAAGACACGTAGTTCGAGCGGAGTAGGGCAAAAGGTTGACTTAGAATTTGACATCGATAGTCTTAGAATTAAGGACTTAGGTGAAGAAGAAGAGGGCAGTTTTAGCCAACAACGTAGTGCAGCAAGCAATGCATTAATTGACGGATTAAAGAAAACCAGTGTAGTTACAGCAACTAACGTTGATCCGGAAACTGGTGAAATCGATCCTACTAGAGGCAGCTCGTTGCCTAAGGCCAAAGTCTCACCGCAACAAAGAAGTGTTAGAGATATCCTGAGTAGTTTTAGTCCGGAAAAGGATTAAAGCCAATTGGAGATTTTGTTTTGTGCAACTAGTTCTATACTGCGATTCCATTGACCGTCATCGACTAGATTGAAAATTGACTCAATGGTTGCCGGGGCATCGAGCCATCTATTTTGTGGTTTCCACGGAGGATCTCCCCTAAATTCTCCGTCTAATTGATTAGGTGCCCAACCACAGCTACCTATACATGTTCTATAAAGTCCCGGGCCTTCGTCTTTACTAATTGCAGCAAGTATGGCCATTTCGTTAGTGATTCCAATATCTGGCGTAATTTTTATAGTATTAGAACTTTGCCAATCTAGAGTATGAATAATAAACACTCTGTGCGTATCGACTGGTCCTCCAACAAATACTTTATCTCGTTTTTTTGAATCAATCCCTACTGCCTGCATAATTGTACCCAGGGTTAAATTTGCGGCAGGTTTGTTAACCATTAAACCCCAAGACCCGCTAGGACTGTGTTTTGCAACTAATATAACTCCCTTGGTAAAATAGGGATCCTCGCTTCTAGGCTGCGATACTATAATACTTCCGGTTAAACTTTTTATTTCACTCATCGAGATATTTAATAAAATAAATAATAGTTATGAGTATTGCTGAATTTACTGACCCAATTGATCTTAATAAAGAACTCAATCCTGCATTGTGGCAGGGCAGTGATCTAAGAACAGATGTAAGAGTTGCGTTATTAAAAATAGCCAAAGCCTACTATAATTTTTTAGACATAGATGTTCCTATTATAGACATACTAGTAACAGGCAGTCAGGCAAACTATAACTATACTCGACATTCAGATTTAGATCTGCATCTTATTGTTCCGTATGACAGCGTCGATTGTGATCTTGCAGTTGCAGAATTGTTTGACGCAAAAAGAAGATTATGGAAACAAAATCACGATCTATACATTCGTAACGTTCCTGTAGAATTGTACGCAGAAGATTCTAAAGAGCCTGCTGTTTCGTCTACATACTCAGTTCTTAGAGGAGAGTGGATTAAGAAACCCGGTGCTCCTATTATGGACTATGATCGGAAAGAAGTTAGACGATTGTTTGATATGTGGGAAAATTTAATTCTTAAAGCAGTTAAAACTGGTGATCTAGAATTTATGGAAAAACTAAAAGACATGCTGAAGAATTTCAGAAAGGCGGGACTGGCAAAAGATGGCGAATTTGGTCCTGCAAATCTGGCATTCAAAAGCCTTCGCAACGACGGCTTAGTTGGACATCTTATGTCTGCAATTACTAAAGCAACCGATAAACAATTAAGTATTTGACATTAGATTGCAAATAGTTTATAATAAACTATGAGAACAATTTATTTAGATATGGACGGCGTTGTAGCCGATTGGACCGAAGGCGTTGCACAATTTATTGGCTATCGCCTCGATGACCCTACAGTCAAATATCCCGACGTTGACTGGCAAAAGATTCGATCACATATGCGGATGTTTCGTGATTTGCCAAAGATGCCACAAGCCGATCAAATGGTAGATCTGGCAAGGAAGTTCAGGGACGATTTTGGGTTTAACCTTATTTTTCTAACTGCTATTCCTCACTACAATGATGTACATTGGGCGTTTTGGGATAAGATGTTATGGGCACAAGAACGGTATCCAGATATCCCAGTACACTTTGGACCCTACTCAGAAGATAAGAAAAAGCACTGTGTCGCAGGTGATATTCTAGTAGACGACCGTCCTGATAACTGCCAAAGTTGGAGAGAAGCCAGCGGCGTTGCAGTACGTGTGACTAAAGACTATCAGGCTGCACTAGATGAACTAGAAGAGATATATCAAAGAGAGCAAACGCTGCTCTCCCTGATTTAAGACTCTAAGTTCTGAACACGAGTTGTTAATGAATCTACCTGATCTTTTAGATCTTTGATAGAATTAACCAGCATAGGAATTAATCTAGAATAATCTAAACTTAAGGTTCCGTCTGCATTAGTTCCAACTGCTTCTGGTAGGATTTGCTGTACTTGTTGTGCAATAAATCCTACTTCTCTTTGTGATCCTAATCTGTCTTCATCTACCCAATTGTAGTATACAGAACTTAGTGCAATAGTTGCAGTTAGTCCCATATCGAACGAAGTAATATTCTTCTTGAGATTCTCATCTGAAGCAGTATTCGTTAATTCACCAGCACTAGTAGAATATACTGCACGGTTACCTACACCTTGTAAACTTCCTACAAAAATATTGCTACCAATACCGACACCACCTAATACCACAAGTGTTGCAGTTGCGGTACTTAGTGCAGCTTGAGTAGAGTTTAAAAATAATTGGGTCGAAGTAGTGGACGGTCTGCTACCTGCAATGGCAATAGTCCATGTGTTAAATGTACTGATAGTTTCCTGTGGATTTAGGAAAGATTCATCTACTGCAACTGTAAAGTTAGTTCCTGTCCTATTAAGCTGACCTTCCACATAACTTAATACTCCACGTTCTGCTGCAATTGCACGAATTCTATTACCTGCTGTAAAGGCCGTTTCAGCTTCATTTACAACAAACAATAAATTACCAGATGCTGGTAAAGTATGACTGCTGTCAGAAGTTGCAAAGTACCCTAGTCCAGTTGCACCAACATCACCTGTCGGACTAATGAACCAACTGTTGGTAGATCCTGTACCTAAAACACGATCTACCAGCACGTTCATTGAAGTAGTTGCTTCGGTAATTGCAGTTACTAAACCTTCCATATAAACATACGGAACAGAATTTAGTCCACCAACACGTACACGCATACCTTCAATGTATCCGCCTTGACGTCCTCTACCGTTCACGTCAAAGAAAGTAAAACTCTTAGTACCTGTGCTTAAAGAAAGAGTAGAAGTAGTGTATAATAAGAATGCTGTAGCTTCTGGACCAGTCGCACCTTGTATACCAGTGTCGCCAGTCATACCTGTAGCACCAGTGGCTCCAATTGCACCTGTAGCACCTGTAGCACCTGTTCCTCCAACTGGTCCTGGATCACCAATACCTGTAGCACCTGTAGCACCTAGTCCACCTGTTGCACCGGCAGGGCCTAAAGCACCTGTAGCACCACTGCCGGTAGCACCGGTTGATCCTGCAACACTTCCAACGTTGATGATACTGTTATCATTTAATGTGAATGATAAATTTGTACCTGTAACGGTTGCTGTCACAACATAAAGTCCTGTAGCACCAGTTGGTCCGTTGTTACCGGTAGCACCAGTTGCACCAAAATTACCAGTAACACCAGTTGAACCAATATTTCCTGTTGGTCCTGTAGCACCAATTGCACCAGTGGCACCTTCTGGTCCTGTTGCACCTGTTGCTGCTACCGGACCTGTAGAACCTGTAGCACCAAATACGCCTTCTGCACCTGTTGCACCTGCAGGACCGGTTGCACCTGTAGCACCGGCAACACTGCCAGCAGTTAATACCGAACTGTCATTAAGTGTAAACGATAAAACTGTGCCAGTTACTGTTGCACTGACAACATATAATCCAGTAGAACCTGTTGGTCCTGTTGCACCTGTTGATCCGACACTACCTTGAGATCCTGTAGGTCCTGTAGCACCTTGACTACCAGTTGCACCTGTTGCACCTTGAGCTCCGGTTGCACCTGCACCTTGGGCTCCGGTTGCACCAATTTCTCCAGTGGCCCCAGTTGCACCGCTAGATCCAATACCAGTTGACCCTTGTGGTCCAGTAGCACCAGTTGACCCGTCGTTGCCAGTAGCACCCTGGATACCAGTAGCACCTGTTGCACCAGTTGCACCTGCACCGGTTGCACCTGCTGGTCCTGTAGCACCTGTTGATCCAAATTCACCAGTAGCACCTGTGCCGCCTTGAGCTGCTGAAACGCCCGACGGTCCTTGTAGGCCGGTAGCACCTGTTGGGCCGGTAGCACCTGTCGATCCGTCTGCTCCAATTGGACCAGATGCACCTGTTGATCCAAGACCAGTAGCACCTGTAGCACCGGATAATCCAGTGGCACCAGTAGCACCAGAAATAGTAGTCCAATCTAATGTTGCAGTTGTTCCCGATGCAGTTGTTACTACTAATGTCTGACCAAATGTGCCGTTAGTATTAGGCAATCTAAAATTATTAATCCAAACATAACTTCTAGTTGATGGCCCTCCAACCTCGCCGCCTCGGATAAAAACCTGACCAGCAGTTGTTGTTGACCCATCTCCGCCTGTAATTATTACATCACCGCCACCTCCAAAACCGCCAAAGCCGTTGCCGCCAGTGCCGCCAGCAATAGAAACATAACCGCCTTTTTCGCCCGGAAGTGCTTCTGGATCGACGGAACTTTCCCCGCCAGCACCGGCTAGTAGAACTATGTTACTTCCAAGGCCTGCAAAATTGGCACCGCCTCTTAGAGTAATTTCATTCAATGCTTCGATCTCAACATTGTAAGCACTGTAGATGTCCAAAGTTGAGACATTTGCATTGCTTATGCTGTCTGCACCAATAAATCCACCAACGTATAAGTTTCCTCCTATACCGGCACCACCTCTTACTTGTAGTGCCCCAGAATTAGTAGAAATGGAATCTGTAGTATTTGTTATAGTAAAAATGCTTGTAGGATCTGCACCGGAACCAGTTGCACCGACTGCACCTGTAGCACCTACAGGACCAGTTGCACCAGTAGAACCTTCACCAGTAGCACCAGTTGATCCGTTCGTTCCAGCAGGACCAGTAGCACCAGTTGATCCGTTCGTTCCAGCAGGACCAGTAGCACCGGTAGATCCGTCAACACCTATAGTACCGTTAGCACCTGCTGGACCGGTCGCACCGGTAGGGCCTGCGGCCCCAGTTGCACCTGTTGAGCCTGCACCTGTTGCACCTTGATCGCCTTGAGCACCCGTGGCACCGCTATCACCAGTAGGTCCCGTAGCACCGGTTGATCCTGCACCTGTTGCACCTTGATCGCCTTGAGCACCTGTGGCACCGCTGTCACCGGTTGGGCCTGTTGATCCTGTAGCACCACTACCTGTAGCACCTGTTAAACCGGTTGATCCTACAGCACCGGTAGCACCTTGATAACCTGTTGCACCTGTAGCACCTGTTCCGCCTACTGGACCAGTAGCACCGGTAGATCCAGTTGCACCTGTAGATCCTTCGTAACCAGTAGCACCAGTAGGACCGCCACTAGGACCAGTAGAACCTGTTGGTCCAGTAGAACCCGTAGCACCCGCACCTGCAGGGCCAGTTTGACCAGTAGCACCAGTTTGACCTAATGGGCCTTGCGGACCTGTAGCACCTGTTGATCCGCGTCCTGTAGCACCTGTTGTACCTTGATAACCTTGGAATCCAATTGGGCCAATTGGACCAGTAGCACCTGTCGATCCTGCACCTGTAGCTCCGGATGGTCCTGTAGGCCCTGTTGCACCGGTGCTGCCCAAATCTGCGGTAGCAGTCACATACCATGTGGTAACACCTGTACTGATACCTTGTAGTCTATCCACATTGATTGTGATAGTATTTGTTCCTGTATCTAATGCAGTGATCTGTCCTTCGACCCAATCGTTAACTGGAATTTCGCTACTGACATTCTTAGCACGAACACGCTGACCAACAACTAGACTAGTCAAGTTAGTTAATTTAAATTGTTTAACACCAGCACTGATACTATTAGATGAAGTACTAGCAGATCCAGAACCTGGTCCAGTAGCACCTGTGCTGCCATTAGATCCTGCGGTACCGGTAGCACCTGTTAGACCTGTAGCACCAAATCCGCTGATTACACTGATAGTTCCAGTTTCGTCTACATCTAATCCGTTGCCAATAATGACGCCGCCTACTGTGCTAGAAGTAGCCACGGGCAACACATAGTTGCTAGTAGAAACAGCACTGAGCGTACCATCTTCAGTAACACTCAACCCGTCACCTACTTTGATCACACCCGCAGTGGTTGTGGATGCAATGTCCACAAATGCCGCAATAGCTTCGATCTGTGCAGTATTAATACTGACCACACCATTAGCTGCTTCTAGACCGTAACCTACCTGCATAACACCTTTGGTACTGCTGCTGGCATTGGTTACGTTGACTAAATCTGTAAAATCACCTGAGATACCCACGGCACTGACTGTTTGCACCGCGGCATCAATCTGTCTACGATCCAGGTCTTGGAATTCATAATCTAAACCGTTTAAGCTGGTAACTTCAATGCCAAATGTGCCTTGATTTTCAAAGGTCATCAACCCACCAGCAAAGTTTACCAGTCGTGTAGCGTTGGTAATTGAACTGACATCATTGAACTGTACTCGAGTAGCTGTGCTATCCACATTGATGTAGATACGCATCTTGCTGAACTGTAGCGTAGGAAACTGTCGTAGATTTACACCCACCACAGTGCTGCTAGTAGCGGGACGCACTTCCATGTAGTGTACACTGCCCTCTGGGTAGTTAACTGTGACAGTGCCGCTGGATACTTGTCCCCAGCCTTTGACTCTGTAGGTAACATCATTTAACTGTACATTGGTTAATTCTGCACCTTCCATGTCATTTTGAAAGTCCACAGAGTTTTCAAAGCGTGTACCAGTCGAAATGCCCTTGCTGACCTGATTTTGTTGCAGTGCCGAAATTTCATTTCGAGCGGCTGTGAGGCCGTCTACTGTGCCCTGAAAGTTGTCCCTAAACCCTTGGCTGGGATTGTCTTGCCCTTTGACGGGGAATAATGGGTTAATGCGTGTTGGGTCAATGTTGCTCATAGATCAAGGTTATCCTGTTTAGATATGCTAATTTTTATATTTAGCAGGATATTAACAAGTAAATACTCTGTATGGTAAACACTGAAATTTTAGAAATCACAGCTAACGACCCTGTATTCCAATTGACCTGGAGTATCAACAATATCTGCACCAACCACTGCCGTTACTGCCCTTCAACACTGCATTCTGGAAAAAATCATCACTATGAATGGGCACACGCAGAACGTTTTGCCCTGGCCCTGATGGATCGACATGAACATATACAGTTGGCCATAGCAGGTGGTGAACCCACTGTGAGTCCCTGGCTTAAAGATCTCATTAATCTATTTCTCAGCAGGGGGCATCAGGTAGGAGTGACTTCAAACGGTGTTCGTGCTGCTCATTACTGGAGTGATTGCCGCCCGGACTATATCTGTCTCAGCTATCATGCCGAATACGCAGACGATGAGTGGGTTGTTCGTGCTGTGGCTACTAATCAGCTGATACCGCACACCACTGCCAGAATAATGATGGATCCCGATCGATGGGATCAATGTGTCAGAGTGTTTAAAATGTTGCAGGCAACTCCCATGGGTGTAGAAGCTGTACGCATATTGGATTGGGGCGGTGGCAGTCAAACAGTACTGTACACTGAGGAACAGCTAGCATGGTTGGACCAGTGCCGGAACAAAAAGCCCCGTCCTTTTGCCACTGACAAGTTGGAATATTCTGCCACTGTACACTATCTAGCGGGCCACACTGAATATGCATCGGGTCCCTGGGCAAATCAGCTGATCAGCCAGAATAAACACTATTTCACCGGCTGGCAATGTGACATTGGCCTAAACAGCCTATTTGTGCAGTACGACGGCAGCTATCGTAGGGGCAACTGCTCGCAGGGCGGATATATAGGATGGCTGAAAGATCCCCTGCTGAAATGGCCCACAGAATCCGTGATCTGTGAACTGAACCACTGCCACTGCACCACGGACATATTAACTCCCAAACGCTTGATCCCCATCCGGCAGATCTGAACATTCCTGTTTCTTGCGGCGAAGCCGCGAAGCGGTAACGCAGAAATTTTTCTAACATAAACTACCCAGATAATAATTTAAACCACATTAAAATAAATACTGGATGCTGCCCTACTATAAACAACTAGACTACGAACATTCAGCTATCCAACAGCAGGCAGCAATGCTGGCATTGAGTTTGGATCTGATTCATAACCCCATAACAATCCCATGGCGTGAAATCAGTTTGGACATGCTGTACAATGAAATTCCCACTATACGTCCACTGTTGAGTCTGTATAATTTCACTGTGAAAACTGCTAGTCTTACTGTGTTAAAAGAGTTGGACAGTACTGCTATATACTCTGAAATATTGGGCCCGGGTGCTAGATTGGAAATTCCAGTTATAGGCTGTGAGTATGGATACACTGCTTACTATCCCACAGCTGAAATGCTCAAGTATGATCCCACTGTGACAGCCAACTACTGGAGATATAACAGTGAAAGTGCTGTAGAAATGGCACGAGTCACTATGAGAAAGCCCACAGTGATCAACACCAAAATTCCACGTGCTACAGTGGTCACAAGACGGCATGTAAGACGTATCAGTCTAATGCTGGATGTGGGTCCAATAGCATACTCTATGTTGACTAACCCTGAAGCACAATGATCTCATTGGTGAGAGTCACTGCACAAACACTGAATCCAAATAGACTAGACGCTGTTATCAGTGGTCCAAAAGGTACACTACTGTTGAAAGATCTACTGTGGATAGTGGATGAACAGGCAGTATTGGACTGTTACTATTGGTCAGCATGGGCCAGTACACAGGGCATGTATCACTGCTGTTGGTCATGGCCCGGTAAAGTTACGCTGTTGCCACCACAGTAGCCAAGGTAGAACATGTGCTAGACTCATGATAAACCACATGGCAGTCATACTATAGTCAGTGCCGCAGATGGGACTGTGATTAAACAGGCTCCAAATGAAACCTATAAAGAACAAGGGTGCGGGCACAAGACTCAACGCAGTGTATAATAGACGCATAGTGTATTTACAGTACCAACACTAGTCAATGTGCTCACAATGCTGACCCCAACGTAGTAAGAACTCTGTGAGTAGTGGACCTTCGGGAACCCAAAAGCGAGTACGGTTTAGGTGCGGTTCCCACTGTAGGTTATGCTGACCAACCCATTCTAAACAGTAGCGGAAATTGGGATCTAGAGTGTATATAGCGTATTGTCTTGTGCTCATAGTGTGTACTTATACAGGCCGAAGTATACAGCGGACAAAAAATTGCGTAAAAAAATTTTCAAGAGTGCAAAACAGTAGTGGCCGAGAGTTTTACAACCCCGGTCTATATAGCCCGCAAAAAATTACTACGCAGTTAAAAGTATAGAGTGAGAACCGTGGTCCTGGTGATCTAGTCTAACAGGGGTGGGGATTTTGGAAAAAGTTTGACAAGCAAGCAAAGCTAGCGGGCAAGCGGCAGCAGGGGAGCGACCCCCCACCCCACCTCAGTGCCCCACCCCACCTCAGTGCCCCACCACCACCTGGTCCTCATCAGCCTCGAACTGATTAGTCTTGAGTTCTGATGTGCCGTAGCAGTCAAATCCTTCTGCTTCCAGCTGTTCGATAGCATCGTTGAACAGTGACTCTACTAGCCTAACCTTCTGTGCGATCAGTTCGTCCTTGCGTCTACGTGTGCCCGAGCCTACCTTGTAGACCATTGCGTAGTGCTCTGCACAGTAGCTCTTGCCGGGCAGTGTTGCGTGTCCACAGGCAGTGTTGGTGTGACCCAGGTAGGTACATGCTGTGATCTGTGTGCTCTGCTGCTTCATGGTGTGTCCTTGTTGTTGTTGTCTGCTCGCATCCGAGCTACTTCTTCAGTGATCTGATCCCACAGTTCCTGTCTGGTCAAGTGCTCCGATGCCCAGAACAATCCCACCACTGACCAGAACTGCCATGTGTCCAGTGTGGCACCCACAGCACTGAGCACTAGGCCCAATGCGGTGTACAGTGCTAGCCTAGTCAACATGTTAGACTCGCTTCATACAGGTTGTCTTGGCCATTGCAGTCCAGCTCTTTGGAAAGCTCTTACGCAGGTCTGCCAACTTCAGTACCATACGCAGGCTCAGCTCACGAAGCTTGCTCTGGTTCTGCTCTACGAAGGTAACAATCTCGTCTTTCACACACTGCTCGAAATCGTAGCGGTCCAACATGCCCTTTTCATTTACAACCTGCTTGATACGGAGTATCTTCTCACGATCAGTGTCCATCTGCAGATCGATGTAGTGGCAACGGCTTTCCAATGCATCCAAGTGATCACGCAGTCGCTTAGACTTTACGTGCTCGAACTTAATATTAGTGATGAAGATGGCTGCACCTTTGAACTCAAAGCGATCTGGAATGCCTTCTGAGCGTAGCAAGCGGCTGTCAGTGTTCCAAGCAATGAAACGGCGTTCTGAACTGTCCAAGGCACCCTTAAGGATGTTCAGGCTCAGGTCTTCCATAAGGATTGAGTCGCAGTCGTCAAACACTACAACGTTACCTGCATCCGAGAACTCGTAGAGTTTAGCGTAGAGACCCAGTGCTGACATAGCACCTTTGACGATCTCAAACTTGGGCTTCTTCTCTGCTAAGGTATTGAAGAGGTCTGCTTTTTGCAGTACTGCCTCAACACCGTAGCTCTTGCCCACGCCCGGAGGACCCGATACGATCATAGCACGGACATCACCTGACTTCACAGCCTTGGTCATCTCGTCCAGAATCTCAAAACGCTCGCCCAATCTGGCCAGGATCTCTTGATCTGTTTCACGTGCCACGCGGTTCTCGTTGGCTTTGATAGCCTGTGTGTCAAACTCCAGAACGGTGGTGCCCTTGCTGGGTTTCTGTGCTGCCTTCTTTGCTGTTGCCATTTTGCTTCCTTAGTGTGTTGCGAAGTTAGTATTATAACACCAATAGGGCCTAGTGTCAAGCCCTATCAGTCTTACTTATCAGTCCATACGCGAGCCAGCGTAGACCTTCTCCAAGCCCAATTTCTCTTTGAGCACCTCTGCGTATGCATAGGCACCTGCTTCCAGAACGTCGATGCTCTGTGCAGCCGCCTTGCCCGGATTCCACAATTGCAGTGAACCGGTGTAGTCTTTGCGGAAGCCTGCGGCCAACAGGGCCTTGCCCAGTTTGGAGTTGCTACGGACGCCCCACACGTTAACCCAAGCAAAGCCACAAGCACCACGGTCGCCACCCATTTGGGCCAGCGTCTGCTTGCAGGCTGTACGAGCTTGGATTGCGGCTTCGTTACATGCGTCTTGGACTGCGTCTGCGTTGAAAGTCTCTTTAGCGGCTACTGCGAACATAGTGTTTCCTTTGCGTTGTTTAAGTATGTATTATATGGTAAAACCACAAACCTGTCAACCTCTTTTGGTGTTGTATTTTCGCAACACACTGTCAGCTTCTTCCATCTCCTGATTGACTCCGTCGTAGCATTGTTCGATGGCCGCCATCTTCATCAGCTCTACGATGGAGCAAGCTTCGTCACGCAGGGCCTGTGTAGGCAGTGCCTTGATGAACTTCTGAACACCTGCAAAGTCTCGGCAGGCCCAGATGATGTCTGCTAGGACTCGCTGTTGGGCATTGAGCCCTTGGATTGTGAACTCAACTGACATTAGAACTCTCCCATGATGATCATTGCCAAACCCATAACGATGACGGGCATCATAACAATAGCTAGGTTGATGTAGGCCTGCATATTAAACTCCTGCGATAAAAGAAAGGGCCAGCATGGTGTAGATTGCAATCAGTTGAGCGATACCAAAATGGAACATGGCCCAAATCACTGTACACCAACCTATCAATTTTAACATAGTCAACTCCTTGTTGCGATGTATGTATTATAACGCCTTTTGGAAACCCTGTCAACTGGCGGGTTAATAGCCGTAGCCGTTGTCCTCGTCGTAGAACTCCGACTCTTCGTACTCTTCATCGGTCATCATGTACTCGTCACTGTCTTCAAACAGCATGTCGTCCTTGAGCATCTGGTTCACAGCCTTGACGTCGACCTGCTTGGCGAGGTCCTTCCACAGTTGGGCTTCCAACTTGGCCAGTTTCTCATCAATGTGAGCTTGGATGGTCTTCATCATAGCGTGATCTTGATTAGTGCCTACATTAGGGGCACACTCTTCGATCATGTCAAAGGTCTCTTGGAAGTTCAGAGCCTTCTCACCAGAGTTCTTGTTATAGGCTTTGCGGCTGGCACCTAGGAAGTTGATAGCGTGTTGCAGTTCCATAGGGCGGATAAGATCGTGCCAATTATACATGTGAGCTCCTTTTGTGTTAGTGTGTATGTATTATAACTTCAATCGATCTGGACGTCAACCACTTTTCCGTCACGGAATACGAAGTAGAGGTTCATGTTGCTGTAATAGACCCAGACGCATTCGTTGCCCGGAGTCATTGTATAGTGTGTGACCCGGGGCCAGTGCTTGGTCATGTACTCCTCAACTAGAATCACTTCTAGTGGGTTCAGCTTAGGGTGAATCGAGATGTCAGCCATTCTTGAAATGCTCCATAAATTGATTGTTGATGATGTCCATCTCTTCTTTGAACACATAGAAGTCTGTAGTAGGATCGTAGTACAGACCTTCCTTGACATCGTAGTACAGAACACGACCGGAGAAGTTGAACGGACCCTCTAGTCCCTTGCGGGCACTGTACTTGTCACGCATCATGTCTACGGTGTCCATTACGCGATATCCCATGTTCTGCTCCTTGTTGCTGTCTATGTATGTATTATAACGCCTTTTGGATAACCTGTCAACCAGTAGGGTTATAGCCATTCCTTGTAGTCGCCCATCTCTTCGTTGTCGTTGAAGCCTGCGGTGTAGGCCACGATCTCATCGGGTGTCATGTCCTTGAGGATGACACGCCCTGAAGCTTTGGTGTCGCCCAGGTAGTAGTGGGGATTGTAGTCCCTGCGGTAGTAGCTGTCTGCCATACCGCGATCATAAGGACCACCGTGTCGTGTGTCCATCTCAATGTGCTCTCTTACCATACCAACTCCTTAGATGCAAAACGGATCTTACCTTCGTAGTCCAGCTGGCTCTGCTCAAACTCTGTAAGGTAGTCGTCCTTGACAATGCGGAAGTCGATCACAGTCTCACGGAAGTGATCGTTGTCTGACTCGATCTGTGCTCGCAGGCACATGACCGCCATGGTAGCATCAGTAGAGCCACCTTTGAACTTCTTGACCACGTAGTCCGAACCGCCTTTGGCTTTCCAGTACTGTGGGCACTCGTTCTTACCGTCCCAATCATGGGCACCGTAGTTCTCGTAGACCTGGGTTGTGATTAACAGTTTAGCCATGTCCTGCTCCTTAGAGTTTAGTGATGATCCAGCACTTGATAGCGAAGATTGCCGCTACGATCAGTGTGGTTACGATAATTTCAGTTCCTGTCATTGTGTGCTCCTTGCTGTCTATGTATGTATTATAGCAAGGTTTTACCACTCTGTCAACCTCTTTTGGTGTTGTATTTTTACAACAAAGGTGAGCCCCGCGATGCTTCACAGCAGGGCGGGGCTCGGGGGTTTGCCTGGGACACTACCCCCAGGACTTAGGAGCGAGCTCTCTTTAAACTAGGCCGAGAGCCATAGCCTTATAACCTGCGGCAATCAACTTGCGGCTTGGTTGACCCATCACATACTCTGTGACTGCAACACCGTTACCGGCTTTGCGGTTGTTTGCATACACTGCAAAACCGCTTTGACGAATGCGACTGACTTCAGCTGTGACATTCTTAATACCGAAACGCTTTGCAGCCTGAGCAGGAGTTACTGCTTCGCCTGACTTCAATGCTGTGAATAGCTTACCGGTTTTGGTTTCTGGGTTAATTGTTTTCATAATAGTTTCCTTGTTTTAGACTGCTGTGCAGTTAATAACAAGTATACATAACCTAGACTGGTAAATCAACCACGAATTTTGCCAAACTCTCTGCCCACATAGTGTGCAATCAGTTCTCGTTGGATTTGGGTAATGAGATCACCGTGATCATCGTTAACCACAAACCTTACAGGGCAACGGCCCCATTTGGCTGTACGATTAAACTCGGCAAACCATTTGCGATGTTCTTTATCTTTGGCGTCAAACACTACCCAGGGACGCCCGTGCAGTTGTAAGCGGCTCATTTGGTGCTCGAAGTGTTTGTAGACTTGAAGAAACTACCAACGAAGCCCAAGACCGCACCCATATCAAATGCGTCAAGTGCCAGGCCAGTAACCTGATTCAGCGTTACATTGACCACAGGGAACAACAAGTTCACACACCAGCCAACAATGCCGCCGACCAGCGTGGTCAGGATCACTACAAAGAACAGCGTGGCCAGCACGCCAGCAATTGCTAAAAATGCTTTCATTTCAAACTCCTAAGTGTAAAAAGACTGTGGGATCCAGTTTTCTGACCGAGTACTAAGACCCCACAGTAAATCAGAACGGTGCGTCTTCGCTCTCAACAACCTTTGCAGGCACTTTGGCCTTGGCCTTGATAGACTCCAGCGTAGGCTTGACTGCCTTCTTTGCAGTGGCTTTGACTGCCTTGACCTTCTCAACCTTGCCAGTTGACTTAGGTGCCTTGGGCTCACGCTTGCCCTGCTCTGCTTCTAGTGCAGCTCGGACTTCTTTGTTACCGTTGTCGAAGTTGATGCTCAACAGGTAAGTGACCACATCCTCTTTGATCATAGGATGCTTCAACTCCAAGATATCAATATCAGTGTGACCGTTCTTGATCAGCACCTTGGTACGAAGGCTATCATTGCAATAGCGAACTTTGAACTTACCGTCCAGTTTAGAAACACCAGCGTGGGTAAAAGATTTAGACATGTTAACTCCTTTGTGTATGTGTGTATGTCATCTGCGAACCGTTTCGCATTAATTAAATTATAACACTGATTGGACGGCAGTGTCAACCGTTTTTTGGTTTAGGCACCGTAGTAGGGGCTATAGATCTCCTCCTCTTGTGGCTTATCTGCCACACCCATTTCTGCTAGCTCTCCAAGAACCATTTCGACTGGACAGCCTAACTCGGCTGCAATCTGTTTGGCACTCAGGCCGTCAATGTACAACTCTTGAATGTCGTAGCTCAGTTCTGCCATTTTACTCATAGCCATTTCCTTTTTACTTTTAAAGCCTGTCATTAATAGTTTTCGCCTTCTGCTACCAATGCAACAAGGCCCTGGGCCTCATCCATTGTAGCCCAGACGCCGTCTGTAGCATAGCAGCGTACAAACCACGTAGCCACGCCGTCGACGTTGCGGAGGATGTAGTCGTATTCTTCTTGCTGTGAGCAGTCGAAGTATTCGTCTGCGTTCTTGTACTTGTTGACGCTGATCTCTTCGCCACGGTCACGTGCGTAGAATGTAGTGTAACCTGCTTCGTTAGCCAAGTCAATTTCTGTTTGGATCTTGGCCCGCTTCAAAGCGTCAGTCTCATTGTAAGCAGGGCTAAAGGGATGCTTCTTGCCAATGTTCTTGCCTAGCGAACTAATGCCGCCCATGTCAATCAAGTCACGCAGTTTGAACGGGTCGGAGTAGTGCTCCTGCAGGGTCTTGCCGTTGTAGTCCAAGTAGCCGTCCCAGTGGCAGTAGACCTGCTCAACTGTGCCGTCTGCGAATTCCAATGCAATAGTGCTTCGTGTTCCCATTGTCAGCTCCTAGTGTGTTTGTGTAAGTGTTAATTATAGCGTCTTTTGGATTGGCTGTCAATCAATGCCCTTACTTCTTGGCGGGCTTCTGTTTAGCTTCTTGAGCGGCGATCTTACCGCTGTAGGCTTTGCCTGCGGTGTGGATCAGGCCAGTCTTAGTGAAAGTAATAGTGCCGCCGGTGCTTGAAGCGATAGTCTTTTGCATTTGAAGTCCTTGTTGTTTAAGTATGTATTATAACAGGTTTTACCGACTTTGTCAACCGAAATAATTTTCTACGGCATCCTCAATGCCTTCTTCAAAGGTATCGCCGTAAAAGCCCTCGATGTCCTGCTCAAAGAACTTCTCTAGCACTTTTGTAGAAGGAGTCTTGCCATTGAGTTCTTTAACGTAGGCCTTGACTGATTTGACAGCATGTTTTGGAACAGTAATCGTGATCTTCATCATTTTCTCCTTAACCTAGCACAACAACGCGGCGGACGGACTCTTTGTAGTTGCCCGTTTCTTCGTCGTAGCAGTCCTCGTCGTCTACCATCTTGTCCATGCGGTGGTAGTCGCTGAACTCCACTACACCTTCGTCAACACGGCTCACGCTAGGAGCGACCTCAGTACGCCAGTGGTCACCGTAGCAGTAGCTGAAGTGAACTTCTGCTTCGGCATCCATGCATTGCAGTTGCTCGATGAGTTGTGATACTTTCATAGTGTGCTCCTTGTTGCGATATATGTATTATAACATCAGTCTTTGAAAAACACAACCAATACCCGACCATTTTGGTCAAGTACTGCATAGCCTGCATCACTACGATCTGTGTTGCTATTACGCAACACTTTGCCTGCTATGATCTTGACACTACGCTCGTTGACACTGTCGCTTACGTCATAGCCCGGGCTGTCTTCTACTGCCCCTTTAGCCGTGTAACTGTACTTGCCTGCACAACCGCACATACAGGTCCCGGCCTTGCCCGAGTAAACTTTAGTGATGTTGCTGATGTTGACTGCTTGCATAGTGTGCTCCTTGTTGCGATGTATGTATTATAACAAAGATCTGTCCAACTGTCAACCGATGCTGGCAGTAACCCTATCCGCTGTAGGGTCATATCGCAGGAACATTTTGGCACTGTCACTGCCGCCTTTGACCTCGTGGACAATGTGATAGCAGAACTCGCTGCCGTTAGTCATGCCCAGGAACTTGACCCCTGTGATAGCATAGCCGCTGATCTTGTTCTCAACGGCAATGGCTTTCATATGCTCGACAGGGATGTCGATCATGTAGCGAACGTTGGCTGCTGTGATCATGCCTGCTCCTTTGCCGACATGTCGTCAAACTCAATAATGTCTGACACAATGTCGTCAGCAATACTTTGTATTGCAATATGGGTTTCCCAAGTTACATCGCTATCCCCTAGTGCCTGTTGCACTAGTGCGTCTGCTTCGTTAAGCATGTCTACTGCTTTGTTGAGTAAAGCACTCTTTTCTGCGTTTGACAACATGTCTGCTCCTGTTTAGTGTAAGTGTATTATAACGCAAAAAGGCACTGCTGTCAAGCAATGCCCTTCCACTTTACTCGACTACTAGTACTGTCCCAAACTTAGCTTCCCACAGTTGCAGGAACTTGCCCTCTACGTCTAAACTAACATAGTCCTCTCCCTGCATACCCTGCTCGCTATACTCCGCAGTTGCAAGACCCTGTGCTACGAGAAACTCGTTAAGCTCTCGCTTAAACTGTTTGTCTGTATAAATGAGACCCATTGTGTTTACGTCCCATGTGTCTGTGTTAAAGTAAACACACAACTCGCCGAAGCTCTTTTCGTCGTTAATGTAATTAATACGCATGTCAACAATCTCTACTGCCTTAGCAGTGCGGCTCCAATAGCCCAGACCGTTTGTGTTAAATGTAACTGCTTGCATGTCGCTTCCTTTGCTGTTTAGTGTAAGTGTATTATAACAGTAAAACGCACAGTTGTCAACCAAAGCCCCTGGGGGCTGTAGGGTTATTCTTGATCCTCTTCAGCGTTCTCTGCTTCCCATTCTGCCGCACTCTCAGAGATGCCAAACGCTTCGTCTAGTTCTGCAGGCAGTGTGTCAGCAATGCCCTTACTGTCTAAGCCACCATACTCGTAATAGTCATCATTGCCTTCTTCCCAAATGCCGGCAAAGGCCATGCCACCTTCGTAATACATGGCACGGATACGGAAGCCCTGCTCGGTCAACTTCTCATAGGCTGCACAAGGAGGGGCCCATGCTGAGTCAAAGCCCAACATCAATCCACCTGGGATGTCCTGTGCAGGGTTGCCATCAGCACCGATGTCCCACTTAGTTCCCCATTCGTTTACGCAGTAGTCATACCAGTTGCCGTAGCCGTGGACCTCTAGGTTACGATTGGTATCCTCTATCAACTTGGCCTGCTCTACAGGATCGCCTACTGAGCCTGCTACAATCTGCAGACTCTCTGGCACTGGGATGAACTCTTGTAGCAGGGCACCCTTGTTGAATGCTTCACGCACTCGTTCAATCATCGCTGGGTCTTCGTGGTAGATCTCTACCGAGTTGTTGCACCAATTAGGCATCGTAGCTCTCCTCACCAAGTTCAGTAATCTCTTCTTCCACCACACTGATATCAACAATGCGGAACCGTTGTGTCATATCGCTAACACCTAGGAACGCATCAGTGAAACTTTGATTCTCTGCTAGGAACCCTAGCACACTCTCACGATCGGTGCCTTCCGGCACTTCGATAGTCTGTCGTAGGATGGTTGTTACTTCTGCTTTCATTAGATGATCTCCTCTTCCCACTCGTAAAAAGAAACAGCAGGGTCAAGTTGCTTCAACTGCTTGGCCGCTGTGACCAACTCCTTGTAGCGACGATTGACTTCTGCACGGGGCAGTTCGCCATCGCAGGTAAGGTTCTCTGGGCTAAGAGCTGAGTCAATCATGTCTGCGACACGCTGACGACCCTTGGCACTCTGGATCTCGTATTGCTCGCCTTTGAAGAAACTGTTCCAGTGGTTCTTCTGCTCAATGAACTTCTGTAGTGCTTTCATCTTTGCTCCTTAGTGTGTAAGTGTGTATTATAGCAAGAAAACAGGGGATTGTCAACTACCCGCTAGTCCGTCTCTAGCGTTCGGTGTGCCAAACATTACGCCCTAGTTCCCCGTCAGCAACTCGTGTAAACTTTCGTTTACAACTGCCTTCATGCCCCACAGCAACCTGTCCCCGTCGGAACCTTTCGCTTGCTGTGGGCCCTAACGGACTAGGTAACCCTGTTTATTTCTTGCTATGTATCTATTATAATAGGTTTTACCACTCTTGTCAACCAAGTGCTTTGTATAACCCTATAAGCGTTATGGTTACTCCTGTAACGTTAACAATGGTCTGTTGTCGATTTGCCACACGCAACGACCACACTAAGAACAATGCTCCTCCCATGCATCCGGCAATTAATTGCAGGGTATGCAGTTCTTTGAAGAAGCTCATAGTCGTGTACATGACCATGAAGCAGGCAGTCCCTGCCCACTGTAGTACTTCATTAATATTACGCATCAATACCTTCCCGATCAACCATATCACTCAACTCAGCGAACTTCTGCTTGTACTTGTAGACTTCACGTTTGGCTTCTGCCAATGCTTCGCCGATGCAGTCTTCCGCAGTACCGTCTGTCAATACTTCGCGAGCGTCTTTGTACAGGCACCCTCCCAGGTAGTGCGAGCCCATCTCAAGGCTGTCAACCATTACACGTACACGCAGCATGAACCAATCCAAGTTGCCGCTGTCAATGTCCCGGGCCATCTCTTTAAGGTCAAAGAGGGGAACACCGTTCTCGTCCAAGCTGTCATCAAAACATTGGTCCAGGCTCAGGTCTTCGTAGCTCTTGTCCACGATCACAGTAAAGCCATCACGCTCGTAAGTTGCCAGTTCGTCGTAGTATCGCATGTTCAGTCCTTATCGTGTTGCGGGTTTAACAATGATGTCGCAAGGGTAGCCGTCGTGATTGATCAGGCCGTTGCGTACATACCAAAGATCACAATTGCTGTCGTAGAATACAGTGTCAATGACCTTGCCGTTGCGTATAACATCCCATGCTTTCATCTCTGCTCCTTGTTGTGTAAGTGTATTATAACACTGAACAGCCTCAGTGTCAACCCCTGCGAAGTACCCAGGCGTGTTGCAGGGTCTAGTGGCAGGGGCTGGCACTTCAGCAATCTGCGTCGAAGTCTGCCCACTCTTGGGCTTCGTCGGGCTGGCCGTCATCTTCTTCGTCTTCATCGTAGTCTTCGCCGATCAAAAGATCGTTAGCAAGACACATGTCTTTGACGTCATCTTCGCTCATGTAGGCCAAGGCCATCTCTGCCACAGCTTCCGCAGAGATCAAGCCCTCATCCATCATAGCAATCAGCTTCGAAGTGTATTCACGCATATCATCTCCTGTTGAACAAGTATGTATTATAACACGGTTTTACCATTCAGTCAACCAAAGACCCTTTCGGGTCTAGGGTTAAGCCGTTTCTAGCATGTTAGCAGGCACTTTCCACAAGCCCTGCGGAGTACGCACTGTGACGAACTTGATAGCGATCTTGTCCACAGTGCCCTGCAAGGTCATGCCCGACTTAGTGCTGGTAAACTTCACAACACCGCCTAAGCGTAGGCTCCGCTTGTTCTGTTCAGTAAGGCGTGCCCGGGCAAACTTCACAGCATCAATGACGCTGGACAGTTGCTCGTTAGTGAAGTTGCCTGCGAGGATCTCTGCGTTAACTGTTTGAATAGACATTCAATGCTCCTTAGTGTGTAAGTGTATATTATACGGTAAAACCAATAACCTTGTCAACCATCGGGTTATTGCGAGCCACAGCCCGCCATGCCCGATTGGCCTTGGCGTATTGCTTAGGATCTGTAGTAAAGCCCGGGAAGCGATCCCGTGCCCAGATCACGAAGTTCAAGCGTTCAATTTCGTTCTTCATCACATGCTCCAGTAGAGTTCGCTTGAAGGATCGCATGAGCGGGGAGTGTCCGTTGGGATCTGGATCTCTTTGCCCGACATCAAGTTGCGTACAGTCTTCATTGCAGGGAACCATTCAAAGCGGAAGCCGTCTTCAGGCTTGTACAGGTCAAACATGTCCGCCACAGTTCGACGCATGCCGTTGTCGTCAGTGCTGGTCCAAACAGTGGTACTGAACAGACGCTCACCAGTCTTGCGACGACGATCTGCTTTGTAGATATACAGTGTGTAATCTTGTTTCATATCCTGCTCCTTGTTGCGATGTATGTATTATAACACCAAACGAATAACCTGTCAATCACCCCGGATATCGCTGTTCAATGCGGGTTGCAGTTCGCGTCGGATACGAACTTCTTCTTTATGTGCAGGGGCCTTGCCTCGAACCACTGCCAACACTGTCACAACGATCTCGCCCTTGTCGTTGAGTTCACGCAATGCTTCGCACAAGAGCCAGTCCTTATTCTCAGTCTTGGCACGATAGAAGTGCTTGGCCGCTCTGGTACGTGCCGACTTCAATGCAGTGCTCTCTGTCTTTGCAGTGACTCCCACGTATGTGAGTCCCATAACGTTGAGCTCATAGATCACGTGATTGCGATCTACTCTCTTCTTGCGGTGTGTAAGTGTCTGTGTCATGTGTGTATTATAGCATGGTTTTACCACAGTGTCAACCAAAGACCCTAGACCCCGAAGGGTCTTTGCAGTTAAAACACTGCGTCGTCTAGTTCCATTGCAAGTGCATTAAAAGCATTTTGTATGCGTTCGTGTTCGTCGAGACCTACGATCTCTAGCATGTCTTGCAACTGTAGCATGAGACTGTCGATTTGCTTTTTAGCTTGTGTGCTTGTCATATAGCTCCTTTTTAGTGTATGTGTGTATTATAGCAAAACTTTGCAACACTGTCAACCAAAGACCCTACACAGTGCAGGGCCTTTGTGTATTAATATTAAACAAATTCTACATAATCGGTACGCATTGTTTTTTTAGCTTGTGCTATAATGCGTTCTTTATCTGCTTGTAATGTCTCGTAACTAATATCTCCGCTAACATAAGCACATTTACTTTGTACAGGGAACATATATACAATATCTCCATTATCTTTTTCTTTTTTATGCACATTAAATGCAAAGATAATCTTATAAGTTTCTTTATCTTTATAATAGATAATTTTAGCTTTGGCAGTGTTTGCAGTATAAACAGCTTTAGACATTGTGTTTCCTTTTGCGTTTAAAAATGTATTATAGCGTCTTTACTGCCAACCGTCAACCAAAGACCCAGAGTCCCGTAGTGTTATAGGGTCTTTGGTCCAAGAGAAAACCCTAAAGCCACAAGGGTCTTAGGGTTTCTCAGTCGTCAGCTGGGCAGGTCTCCCACTAACGCCCCCTCCAGTTGTCCCTGCAATCTCTCGATCGCGAGCCCTAACACGCTTACTGAAACGGTCCTGGATTCTCAACAGTTACGGCGATCTATGACAACTACCTCACCAGATCTGCACGGTGCTCCCAGCCAGTAAGAGCCTGCACCAGTTGATTCGGATTTACCTGCTGTTCTAGGGTTTATCTCTATGGTGCACCAACTTGGAATTGAACCAAGACTCAATCGATTATGAGTCGAACGCTTTACCATTAAGCTATTGGTGCAGCTCTAACACTAGTATAACATCACTTGCCCATGCTTGCAAGCGGAAAATATTGCCAGTCTGATAACAGCACAGGCGTTAGATCCATCTTTGATCTGCGGATGAACCATTTATTACGATGCATATCCAAGCCGTCTACTAGGTTACTCACACAGCTATCAATTAGATACAGCTCTTCTGCCCCTTCTATTACTGACAGCCAGTTGACCACGTTGTCCGTGACACCTTCCCGTATATACACTACCTGATAACCCGCATCTTCAGCTTCTGAAAAGTCTAGATTCAATCGAGTATCTGATCCTTCTAGATGCACTACTATATAATGATCCTGAGTTACTACCTTACTGTATACAGCACTCTCTGCAACGGGGTCTCTGGTTATACACTCTGGGAGTCGCTGCTTATGCTTGAATGGCACTCCCGCCTTGGCATACTTGGTCTGATCGAACTTGAGTATGGGAAACAGATCCGGATCAGTCAGTTCGGGCATGTTACTCAAGAACTGATACAGGCATATGATGTCCTCGCAGCCTCGGTACTTCAAATTCTTCTCTGCATGATGGTAAAAGAAGCTACCATCACGAGTAGTCTTCAACGGGATCCAAGTAACCCAAGGAGCACACTGAGTCATCGTGCTCATAAACTCTTCACAGATGGGCCACAGTACCTCATCATATCCGGATTCTTTATAGTGCAGTGCAATGGGCAATGCAATAAACAAGTCACCCAATCCACGCGACTGTATAATACCTATAGTTCTTTTCATTATTTTCAATCTATTACAACGGGGTCTTTGTGTATATATTACTTGCGAGTGTTACGTGCGATCTCTTCCATCCAACGATCACGATCACGCTGCTTGTACACATGGCTCTTATAAAAGAACACTGCGAAGAAGCCTATGAAGAAGCTCTTAAGTATCTGTCCCATTGTGTTATCCTTTCGATTCTACTTAGTGTATATAGTATATTATACAACGGGGTCTTGGTTTTGTCAATGGTTACCGTGGCAGAACCGCAACAGATCGGTGGTGATTCGGTGGCAAAATGGTGAAGAAACGGTGGAGTTTTGGTGTGGTTTTGGAGTTTTTCAGGCGGAAAACTATGGTTTTTCCACTGTGATTTAAGCTAGAATTTTTTAGAATGGCGGCGGGGCTGAGAGGTATAGTTAGAATGGTGCCAACTCTAATCTCACAATTCTCACTGTAGACCAAAGGATACCCCACTGTAGATATTGTTTTCTTTGGTTACTCACTGTGCCCAACAATTTCTGGATTGACCCCCACAGTTCTGCCATCGGTCTTTACAACGGGGTCTAGTGTATATATACTATAGCTAAGGTTCTTGTATATAGTATTCAAGTTCAGCACAGTGACTAGATCAGTGTTATACGCACAGTCAGTTATACACAGTGTTTGACTTAAATATCTGTACATATGAATCGAGCGGAATTTCAACAAGAGTTATTAGCATACACATATAGTCTACTAGTACAGACTCAATATGCTGACTCCGAACGATCAGTGCAGTTGTGCTATCAGATGGGAGTTCTTTTGAGATTATTAACTGATCTGGCAGATGCTGACAGTTATAACTACAACAGGATCAAATATACTATACATCCGGAACTCAAGCCTAAGTCTAAGAGTTAATGATAACTATCTGAACTTATTGAGAGAGAACTATATATGAATTTTGTTTTTGATGTTGACGGTACATTAACACCGTCGAGAGGTCAGATGGATCCCGAGTTTAAGCTGTGGTTTAAGACGTGGATTAGGCACAAGCCCGTGTATCTGGTCACTGGATCTGATTACGCCAAGACTTTGGAGCAGGTTGGAAAGGATCTCTGTGAGTCAGTTACGGGTGTGTATAACTGTGCCGCGAATCAACTGCATCGAAGTGGTGTTCAAGAATACTCGCAGGAGTTTACCTTACTGCCCGCTCAGCGGGGGTTCTTAGAAGGACTGTTGGCAGCATCGCAGTGGCCCATACGCACTGGACAGCACATAGAAGATCGTGGTGCATTGACCAACTTTAGCACTGTGGGGCGTGGTGCTGACCCAGCTCAACGTGCTCTATATTCAGCTTGGGATCGATCTGTACAGGAACGCCGCCGACTGGCAGTGCTAATAGAAACTCAGTATCCCGAACTTGCAGCCACAGTAGCAGGTGAAACGGGCATTGACATATACCCACAGGGCCGGGACAAGAGTCAGATCTGTACAGATATTCGGGGCATTGTGTTCTTTGGAGATCAGACACAGCCCGGGGGCAATGACTATACCATCAGTCAACAGGCCCAAACAGTTCACACTGTGTCATCGTGGACAGACACTTGGGAAATATTGCGAACACAATATGCCTAAAACTCAGTGTGTGATCTTATGGTCAGATCACAGTTGGACAGATCGTGACAATGAGATCAGCAGAGCATTAAATGCGGGCTATCAAAAGAGCCTGGGACCCTATCTGATCAGCAGTGCATTGGCCGCACAGGGCTACAGCACTGAAGTGGTCAATATGAGCTACATGACCTGGGATCAGCTGTGGGCACGGGTAGAACCCCTATTGGACCAGGATACACTGTGGGTGGGTGTCAGTACCACATTTGCCGTTAGGGGCCTGTTCGGACTCATGACCCTGAAATCGGATTGGCGGCAGATCATGCAGTTCATGGCTCGTGTACGCACAGTGAGCCCCAAGTGCCAGTTTGCGGCCGGTGGTTACTTCTCGGGAGTATGGACTCGACTGGGCTGGTGGGTGTTTAAAAATCACAGTGACGAAAGCATCGTAGCCTGGACAGATCATCTAGCTGGACGGAATCCCCTTTGGACCCATACTAATCGCATCATAGAGGGCAATCATAACGTGCTGTTCAAAAGTCGTGTACACACATGGCGAGGTGTGACTCAGGGTGAAGCCCTACCTCTAGAGATCAGCAGAGGGTGCCGCTTCAAGTGTGCATTCTGTAGGTTCAGCTTGAATGGCCGTGCCAAGAACGATTATCTACGTGACCCCCAGTGTATTAGGGCAGAGCTAGAAGCCAACTATGCTCAGTGGGGTACTACACGCTATACACTGGCAGATGACACATTTAACGAAAGCACAGAAAAACTAGAAAGCATATGGCTGGCTGTGAAAGACCTCAAGTTCAGAGTCAAGTTCTCTGCATACATACGTGTGGACCTATTGGAAAGCCACCCTGAACAGATACAGTTGTTACGGAACCTGGGCATTGAAAACGCCATGTTTGGCATAGAGAGCCTGAACCCCCGTAATGGCCCCATAATTGGCAAGGCCCGTGACCCCCAGCGTACCATTGACTTTATTGCAGAGTTGCGAACCCAGCATTGGCCCGGCGTGGGCCTGCATTCAGGATTCATATTGGGCCTGCCCTGGGATCGACCAGAGTCCTCAGGTGCCGAACTAGCAGACTGGGCTGTGAGCGATCAATGCCCCCTACACAGTGTCAGCATAGAATCACTGAACATCATACGCCCTGCATGGCGTAAGTTCTGGAGTGAAAACAATACCCTAAGCCTATTTGATGCTGACGCTGAAAAGTATGGGTATCTGTGGCTAGACCCCCGTGAACAAGAGTGGACCAACAGCAATACGGGTATGAGCCTGACCCAGGCCTATCTGGACAGCTATCGGGCTGCGGAGAAGATATTCCATCATGCTGATCAGCATAGGGTAGCGGGCTTTGCATTTAACAGGTTCATTAATCTGGGCATACCCGAGTCGGCGTTGACTACCCAGACCATCAAGCAGATTAGCCAGCAGTGGGATTTACCCGAGCTGACTAGGCAGCGTCACTGGCTCTGCTCTAGCTCTTGAATAGCCACTTGCAGTTGAAATATATTGCTCAACAACTCTGCACTGGGCTCTTGATTGTATGCTAGTTGCAGTTCGGCTAGATTGCTACGTAACATTAGCAAATGAGTTTGATTTTTTGTATCCATACAGATATTTATTTGGTAAATATGCAGGGAGATAATAATGGCAGGATTTTTTGCAGGAACAGGTAACACCAGTGAGTTGGGCAGAGTAGCCAGAGCTCTGTATGGCTACGGCCTAGGCACCCAAGTTGGCCTATACTCACCTTGCTGGACCTACTACGGTGGCGGTGCCAGCAACGTGGGACTCAGCAGTTCATTTGCCGGCCGCTACTATCCCGGAACTTACTAATCAAAAACTTATCCCCTAGTTAACTTGGGCGTTAAATACGCTAAAGGAGACTCCGTCCATGGATATGACAATTGTGACTCGACTATTATCGAGTCAATGCACCAAACAAAGCCGCTGGGAATTCGTTAATTTTGTTCTAGAAGAACACGGTGAATTTAAGGGCCGTGCTGCCCAGGCAGTATTAGCACGCCGCAGACAACTACACGAATTACTCGGCCACACTGCACAAGACAGCCTACGTACTGATCTGGTCAACGAAGCAGCTCAACTAGATGACTGGCTGAATAAACACACAGAATCAGAACTGGCAGCAATGCTGGCCACTATCGAAGATCAAGAAGCTGACTACTGGGCCGAACGCTTAGGTCGTGAAGCTGCTGTGGATCTAATGAGCCAGGGTAAAGTCAGCAAAGAAGTAATGACTCGTGCCGTGTTACTCAGTGAAGAGGGCTATCGAAAATTTGCTGAAACTTGCGGCAGCATCAGCTATGTGATCAGCACTACTTCTAAAGAAGTAGAAATGTCTCAGGGTTATGCCACTATGCCAGAGGGTATGCCACGATGAGCTTACTTAAGAAAGCCCTTAAGACTCCGCCACAGCCCCATACTCCCACAGTTAAGGCAGACCAACCTGATATGCCCGTGGAAACACGTGAGTCAAAGCCTGTATCAGATAAAGAAATTCGATTGGCTGTATGTGTACCCTGTAAGGAAATGATGCACTCAGTGTTCAGTCACAACCTGCACAGTCTCTTGAACTATAATTGGAACAAGGGTATCGACACCAAGGTATTCTACAATATGGGTACTTTACTACAAAATCAGCGTGAAAGTCTGGTCAGTGCTGCTCGTAGTTGGGCAGCTACTCATATCCTATGGCTAGACTCGGACATGAGCTTTCCGTTCTATGCAGCATATAAACTGTTAGATCACGATCAACCTATTGTGGCGGGTAACTATGTTACTCGACAGATGCCTTACAAAACTGTGGCCTATACTGAAATTGGCGGAAACTGGGACCAGTTCCTCAAACACAACAAAGATACTCCTATTAACAAAGAATTAATAGAAGTAGCAGCAATGGGTATGGGCTGTATGCTGACTGATATCACAGTATTTGACAAATTGCAGCATCCTTACTTTCCTGTAACGTGGGCCCCGGAGTCGCAAGATTATCTAGGTGAGGACATCAATTTCTGTACTGCTGCTCGCGAAGCAGGCTATAAAATTCAAGTAGATGATATTCTAAGTCGCCAGCTAACACATATTGGTGCATTTGCGTTTGGACACGACCTAGTACAAAATTAAATTATAAATAACAAGTTACATTTAATTTAGGAATTTATCTATGGCCGGCTCAGGAGTCTTTCCAAAAACAGCTACCCTTGACATTATATATCAAGGTGACTATAACACTATTCAATCTACCATTGCTGGAGTGTTGAGTACTTACTACGGGAAGACTATGTTGAGTAGTCAACTATCACTTCTTCCTGTGATTGCTGCATCGCAGTGGGACCTATTGCGTCAAGATATCAACAAGTGTTACAAACATATTACCAACGCCGACAGTACTATTCTTGATGTTGATCCTCAAGACATTATCCTTGCAGGTGATGCCAATGCTTATAAGGTGGCTGCTGATTATTGCGAAACCAACAAGGCCACAGCAAATGCGGCACAGTTAACATTTAATGTTGACTCGGACTCGATAACTGTAGCATGGAACGGTACACGCACATACAAAATGACTTACACCTGGACCAGTTCCGATGTGGCTAATCATTGGTTCAATTTAGGCGGATATTTTGTTATTGATCTTAGCGGATCTAACGCTGTTAGTAGTAAAGATATTGATTGGCGTGACAATATTTTAAATGCAATTCCTACACAGACATACACTAGAGCAAATTGGGTCACTCCTACTAACATTGATGTATACGAGTACGGAAATAATGCAGTCTATTCAGAAAACTATGCAAGAATTGTATGCACCAAAGTCTCCGACACACAATTAGATATTTCTGTTATTATTAGTGATGTTGACAGCGGTGACCAACAAAATGCTAGTCCAACTCCGGGACTGCCTGTAGACGAAAACGTCGATACTGATGTATATGCTAGTATCACTAGATATAGCAGTTTTGATGCTATTGTTTCACCAAGTATAGTTGCTACTCCGGTTACGGCATTCGAAAGCACAACTCCTGTTGTCGTTGATTTATTAATTGTGGGCGGTGGCGGTGCAGGCGGTACAGGATGGCCCGACCCAATTGGTGGCGGTGGCGGCGGCGGTGGCGGTGGTGGCGTTAGCTCGTTTTCTACAACACTGCAAGCTGGACTTTCATATCCGGTTGTGGTAGGTGCAGGCGGTATAGGCGTCCCTTATCCTACACCGGGACAGGGGGGCAGCGGTGGGAACTCGTCAATTGCAGGTTTTGTTAGTTTTGGCGGCACTGGCGGGTTTACACAAGGCGGCGGATATAGTGCTATTGGTGGTAACGCTGGTATTTACACAACAGATGGATGGGTAACAGGACAGGTTGGCGGTACTGGCGGTTCATATAACCAACCAGGTGGTTATCCAGGTGGTGGCGGCGGCGGATCGGATGATATTCCTGGCGGCAGTGGTGCTGGTGCCAATGGCCGTGCCTGGCCCGTTACTACAGTAGTCTACGGCGGTGGTGGCGGTGGAGGTGCTGATTACTCCACTAATCAACCAGGCGGCTTAGGCGGTGGCGGTGCAGGTGGATCTAATGTAGCCGGTGTTGCAGGAACTCCTAACACCGGTGGCGGTGGCGGAGGTGGTGGGTCAAGCAGCGGTTCTACCTATAGTGGTGACGGAGGTAGCGGTGTTGTCGTTGTTTCTTACTCAAGCGGAAGCCCGTTGTTTAGTGGCGGCACAGTAACTACCTCTGGCGGCAGATATTACCATACATTTACCACTAACGGAACACTCAGCTAATTCAAGATCAGTTACACCTGGCTAATTTTTAAGATAATTAGCTGTATGGAAACACTTGATCAACAATTAGAAGCGGCACTGAGTTTTGCCCAATACCAAACAACTCTCAATCAACAACGTCGACTGTTAAAAGAACAGTTTGAAACAGACACTGTTGTGGCTCACAATGGCGGCCTGTTTAAAGTCACACAAGAATGGCTAGGGGGTTTTGATACAACATCAATCTGGGTATTAGACATGAACGGTAATCCTGTGGTAGTAGCCGACCCTGAAAATCTTTATCAATTAGCAGCAGCTGCCTACAAAGAAGCATTGGCCAAGTATGGTGATGCATATCAGCAACTACGTCGCCAACGCAGTGTCAAAACCCTAACTGATCTATGAGCAAAGGTGTATTACTTTTTGCACACAATAATGAGCAAGTAGATTACGGGCTCATGGCCTATTGGTGTGCTACTAGAATAGCTAAACATTTAGCCGTTGATGTAACATTAGTTACAGACTCAGCTACTACAAATAGTCTTGATAGCACCAATCCAACCTGGCGTTCAGTATTTGATAAAGTTATATTACAAGACAGCCAGTCTACACAGACTAAGAGATACGGCGATGCTTCTAATCAACTGACTTTCCATAACTTAGATCGTATAGATGCCTATGCACTTACACCTTACGATGAAACCATAGTCATGGATACAGATATTGTGATTCAAACATCGGCATTGTCTAAGTTATGGGGATCTGAGCATGACTTTGTAGTATGCGACCGCAGTAGTGATCTTTATGGCCAAACTCCGGAAGAATTTAAATGGATAAGCGATCGCAGCATTAAATTCTATTGGGCTACAGTTTTCTATTTCAAAAAAACTGAATCTACTGAGATATTTTTTAATACCTGCAAGTGGTGCAAGTCAAATTACAGTTGGCTCAGTTATGTTTATGAACTTCCATCCAGGCCAATCCGAAATGACTTTATTTGGAGTATTGCACTGCATACTTTAAATCATTCAGCTAATACAATACCTTACAATCTATTACACAGTAATTTTGAAGATAGATTGTTAGATATGTCAGCTGACGCTGTTAAATTTTTAACACCTTCGGGATTATGCAAGGTTACTACAGACGTACATGTGTTCAATAAGTTTGATCTATTGGAACAAATTAATAAGGAACTAGTATGACTAAAGGTTATCTAGTTATGGCACAAGGCGAACAATATGCCAGACAGGCAGAAGCACTAGCCCGCAGTATATCTTCTACTCAGTCCTGTGTTAGTCGACTAAGTGTAATTACAGATCAAGAAGTTGATCATAGTTTATTTGATCAAGTAATCAGACTACCGGTAGATCTTGCATCTACCTCTAAGTGGAAAATTGAAAACCGTGTTCAGTTCTATGATCTTACACCTTATAACGAAACAGTTATATTAGATAGCGATATGTTATTCTTATCGGATGTCAGTCATTGGTGGGCACATTTAGAAAAATATGAATTATTATTAACTGACAAAGTGAAAACATATAGAGGAGAATGGATAGGAACAAATAATCCGTATCGATATGCCTTTACAACTCATAAGCTGCCTAATGTATATTCTGCGTTTACATATTTTAAAAAGACTCAGTTAACTGCTGAGTTCTTTGCATTAGTAAAACAGATTGTGCTAAATTGGGACACATGGGTCTATAGATATACTCCAGATTATATACAGAAATCTCCGTCCATTGATCTTGCAATGGCCATTGCTGTTGATATCATGGGGATAAACGCAGAAGTTACTAGTAAAGAACAATTTCCAACATTTACTCATATGAAAGGAAAAATACAAGGATGGAGAAGCGGAGTTGATGAGTGGACAGCGGTTGTTAATTCTCACTGGTCAGCAGATGGACTGCGATTAAACTCGCACCTTCAGACTGGAATATTGCATTATGTTAAAAAGGATTTTGTATGATTGTATACTATAATCCAGAGAATGGTAATCTACTAGGCATGTCCTATAAGATTGATCCTGCAAAAGATCAATACTACTTTGAAACAAATGATCCTATTGCAGAAAAGATATTTCTAGGACAAGAAAAAATAATCAAGTATTATGCTGTGGTTCGATCTGGTCCTATTCGAGAAGGTTTTTTAAAACTAAAGCACTCTAATAACTCTGATATTAATAATATTAAGAATCGACTAATTGAAATTAAACAAATTGATTCTGCAGAGTTAACTGTTCAACAGGACATTGCAAATAAAACTATAACTGTTAGTATTCAGCCCTCTACTCTTGTATGGTGGGAGTTAGATCAGTTTTATTCTAAAAAAGAATGTATAATAGTTGCGTGTGCATCAAATAATCCTTATGTACCTTATTGGTCTAGATCTTTTACCTATGTAGATTTACAGCATGAAGTTGTTATACCTTATACATGCACCGATGCTATAACATTTTACACTACTAAATTATTTGATTCATATAAACATGAAGTTAAACCTATCTGAAATAGACTGCATCTTTCTAAGCTATGACGAACCTAATGCTGATAAAAATTGGGCAGACTTATTAAACAAAGCACCTTGGGCAAAGCGTGTTCACGGTGTCAAAGGCAGTGATGCCGCACACAAAGCCTGTGCTAACCTTAGCGAAACTGAACACTTTGTCACAGTTGATGCAGACAATATTGTTGATGCAGAATTCTTTAACTTAACAATAGATACTGATAAACTACCCAAGCAAGATCAGACACAGCTCAGTTGGGCAGGCCGTAATACTATCAACGGATTGGTATACGGTAACGGTGGATTGAAATGCTGGACTAAAACATTTGTCTTGAATATGCGTACACATGAGGATGCAGACTCAAACACTAATCAAGTAGACTTCTGCTGGCAAGACAATTATGTACAAATGGCTGACTGTTATTCCACAGTACATAATAATGCCAGCACATTGCAGGCATGGAGAGCAGGCTTCCGTGAAGGAGTTAAGATGACACTCAATCGAGGACTACGACAAGAACTATTACATCCAAAACGTCAACTAGGCGATCGAAACTATCGTAGATTGATAATGTGGTGCTCAGTAGGGCAAGATGTAGCAAATGGACTTTGGGCAATACATGGTGCCAGACTAGGATGTTACATGACCAACTGTACTGATTGGAACTATGTACAGGTTAGAGATTTTGAATATCTAACAGAGTATTTTAATAACAATATTGCTAACATGGCCGAAGACATGCTACAATCTAGTAGTGTCAGTCTCGGCAACGATCTAAGATCTAAATTGAATTTACCAGTTGCGGATCTAGACGCTACGCAGAGCAAGTTCTTTAAAGAAGTTTGGATCAATCCTCCTAGAACAAACACTGCACTTACTGAACGAGAAGTCACCTGGGATTTATGATTATAATAGACAAAGATAAAGTACAGTCAGTTACATGGAAGGATAATCCTGCCACGTATGATCAACGACTGCATCAACTAGGTCAGGGCTTTGATGAATTTATTATTGTTAATCCTATATTTGATGATTGGATACTAGACTATATCAATACTGACTTATCAGCAGATCATTGTATAATGTGGGTTAAGAAGGACAAATGGATTGCTAAAAAATTTAAAGGAACCTGGACTCCTGCTGACGGCTGGCAGGTAATTGAGTGCGACTTTAAAGTCGCAAAGGTAAATGAGTTCGATCTAGTAGAAGAGTTTAATCCTGACATCCCCGCCAACTTGTTCAAACCAATCACTCAATCAATTGAGCCAGAGGATTACAATTTAGAGCATGTGTGGTATCTAGATCCTAAGTACTTTGCTGGAGACAAAATTTGGGTTAAGAAGATACGTGCATGTGAACACCCTTTAGATATTAAAGACATGGGATATGTTACTCCTGAAATTGTCGATGAACTAGACGTTATCTTTATCAGTTACGATGAACCTAACGCAGACAGCAATTGGAATAAGGTATTAAGTCGAGTACCATTTGCCCAACGAGTACACGGAGTTAAAGGAATATTTGAAGCACACAAAGCAGCAGCCAAATTAGCACAGACAGATATGTTTTGGGTAGTAGATGGTGATGCAACATTATTAGATGATTGGTCCTTTGATTACCAGCCAAATATATTCAATAGGAATTGCATACATGTCTGGCCTAGCCGCAACGCAGTTAATGGTTTAGAATACGGATATGGTGGCGTAAAATTATTCCCTAGACAACTATTACTAGATGCACAGACTTGGAATGTTGATCTAACCACTGGACTAGGTACTAAGTTAAAAGTAATGAAACAGGTTAGTAACGTTACTGCATTTAATACAGATCCTTTTAGCACATGGCGTAGTGCGTTTAGGGAATGTGCTAAACTAGCTGCCGGAACTATTAAGAATCAGATAGACGACGAGACTACCTATCGATTAGATATTTGGTGCAACACAGCATTAGGGGATTTTAGTCAATATGCTGTTCTCGGAGCGGTTGCTGGAAAACAATACGGGGAAGAGAATAAATCAAACTCTTCTGCACTAAGATTAATAAATGACCGTGTATGGTTAAAAGAGAAATTTAATGAACAAATTTGAAAAAGATATAGAACAGATAATGCCTACCTTCTGTGCCATACCATTCGTTAGTATGGTGGTTAATACAGACGCAACTGTGCAACCTTGTTGTATGATGCAACGCAATACACACAGGCTAAAAGATGTTAACGGAAAAGTTCTCACAATAAATGAAAAATTATCTGATTCTTGGAATTCTAATGAAATGAAATTCATCAGAACAGAAATGGTATCAGGTAATAAACTAGTAGGATGTAAAGTTTGTTACTTGCAAGAAAGTAGTGGACGGACCAGCAATCGACAATATGCTAATTCTGAATGGAGTAATAAATTAGGCAGCAAGCATATGTTTGACCTAATTGACAAAGCAGTGTTGAACGGTGGCGAACTTGATTATAGTCTTGCTTATCTAGATTTGCGATTAGGAAACTTATGTAATTTAAAATGCAGAATGTGTAGCCCTTTTAATAGCAGTCAAATTGCAAAAGAGCACATGGAATTAGAAAAGAAAGACGAAGCTTATAAAGTAGTTTGGGCAAAGACATTTGGTAGATTTGACAGCAGAATTAATGATGTTCAATCGTGGTTTGAAAGAGACTTTTTATGGGATCAAATCATTGACCTAATTCCTTCCTTAAAGAAAGTATATATGACAGGCGGAGAACCTACGCTAATTCAAAATAACTTTAAGTTCATGAATGAATGTATACGTAAAGGCCGTAGAGATATTGTACTGTTTTTTAACACTAACTGCACTAACGTAAACAAGAAGTTTACCAGTTTAATTGGGCAGTTTGGCAGAGTTAATATCAATGCCAGTGTTGATGGTGTGGGTGCAGTTAACGATTACATTAGGAGTCCTAGTCATTGGGAACAGATAAGTGCAAACGTAGAAACTTTGGCACAGATGCCTAATGTACATTTGGGATTAACACCTACAGTTCAGGTATATAATGTGTTTAATCTTGTTGACACACTAAAATGGGTTGATACACTCAACACCAAATACAGGAAAAATATATTTGTTGACTTTTTAATTAATGTGCATCCTTCACATTTGTCTGTAACAATATTGCCAGATGAAATTAGAAATAAAGTAGCTAATGATCTAATAGAATACAAAAATACACATTTGACCAGTAGCAGTCCAGAGCTAACTGTTAACAGTGTAAACGGTATTATTGGCTTATTGCAAAAGCCTAGGGCAGCAGATTGGCAAGAACAATTAGCACGATTCAAAATTTATACGCACTCGCTAGATGTTGAAAGAAGTCAAAGTCTTAGATCTATCAGTGCAGAATTAGCGGATTTAATAAATGAAGAGTAAAACATTCTGTATCTTACCGTGGACACATATTGCTACCTACACAGATGGTAGTGCATTATTGTGCTGTGTATCCGGAAGTGAACATAACCTAAACCTAAACAACATGTCTTTGCAAGAAGTTTGGAATAGTGATCACTTTAAATCAGCAAGAAAAAATATGCTACAAGGCCTACCTGTTAAAAACTGTTCTGCCTGTTATAAAGAAGAACAGGTAGGCATACACAGTCATAGGCAGATTGAAAATCATATATGGAAAGGTAAGTTAGGCGAAGACTATATTGATGAACTAGTTGCCAGTACTAATGAAGACGGGTCACTAGATACTGATTGGATCACTTTAGATCTAAGACTAGGTAATACCTGTAACCTGCAATGTGTGATGTGTCGACCTATTGATTCTAGTAAATGGGTCAAACATGCAACTATTTTAAAACAAGAACTTAAGACAGAAGCCAAGTGGGATTGGAAACATAAAGTTGACAACTACTCTACAAACAACTTTGAATGGTATAAAGACGATAAGTTCTTAGAAGACTTTTATAATTCTGCAACAGATATCAAACATATTATATTTGGCGGCGGAGAACCTTTATACATTAAAGAGCACAAGGAGATACTGACTAAGTTAGTAGAATCTGGTGCAAGCAAGAATATTGACCTACGATATCATACCAATGGTACAATCTACGATAAAGAAGTTGTTGAACTATGGACTAAGTTTAAGTATGTTGACGTTATGATCAGTATCGACGGCGGCAAGGAGATTAACGATTATATTAGATACCCTGCCGACTGGGATACCATTGAACGTAACCTACATTTGTACGACACTACTCCTGCTAATATTGATATTAAAATACTATGCACAGTGCAGGCCTTAAACATTTACTATCTGCCTGAGTTTGCAGATTGGTTGCTGATGCAGAACTATAAAAAGATCAGTAAGCCTAGACTGGATGGCATCTTTCATACCGGCACTCTACATTATCCTCAATACCTCTGCACTAAAGTATTACCCAAACACACAAAGGACAAAGTTGCCGAAAAGATATATCGCTATGCAGAACAGCATACAGATAATCCCGCTATTCAACGACTAAAGAAAATGATAGACTTTATGAATAGTGAAGACTGGAGCAGTAAGTTAGATCAAACTGTTGAATACATTGATAAGTTAGATACTTTACGTTCTACCAACAGCGAGTTTTTCAAGAAGTTACTATGAAAGATACATTTTTAGAAGTTAAGATCAAAGATAAGTTTGATCAATATCATTATATAACATACAAAGTTCAGAAATCACACCTCGCTGCTCGATGGGTAGGCTTGACTAAATTAAATCTAAAAAATCCTAGACATGCATTTACCAGTTCATTCAATAATAGGACAGCATTAGATGTTCCTGAAATAACCCAACAGATTAATCATATTGTTTTAAAGATAAATCAACTTTATGATAAGGTACTGCCTACTTACGAAGTAATTGATAATCCCAAGTTAAACTATCTTCACGAAGAATTTGAAATATTTGGAGAACGATATGACGAGCTAAAGTTGTCTAATAAGTTTAGCTATGAACTTGAGGATCGTTTCTTTGCGTTAAATGAACATATTCACATGTGTGAAGATGCTATGGTTACTGAACCCGGTACATGGGGAGGTTTTGGTATTTTATATGATATACAACCTCTTGGCCTACACCTTTCTATAATGGAAATGGATAAGTTATTACTTGAAACTGGATTTTCTTGGGGACGATTATATTTAGGTTATAATACATTAGGTAAAGATTGGCTAGCTGTGGCTAAGGACAATGATGTAGAAGTAATTGTAAGAGATATGGTCAAGCCCCAGAAACGATTTGCCGCCGAAACCTGGCTAAACTTTAATATCGACCAAGAAGAGCAGAATAGAGTATCTTCGTTTATTAATTGGTGTAATGCACTGCCATTTGATATACGAAAGAAAGTACCTTTCAACAACTTAAATCAATTAACACTAGGACGATTTCCTATAGGTGATATTGTTATTAACGATACATTTTTAAAGATTGATCCTAATCCTGATCACTGGAAAACTTATAGACACGACTGTAAACTACAATGGAATCATAAAGTACTAACTACATTTAGATCTGTTGAAGATATTAGAATATATGAACAAGACAATTGAAACATTTTTGTTAGAGCACGAGCACAAGGTATGGATGCCAACCGAGTTTCCAAATAATTTATGGAACAGTGATTGGCCGTGGGCACCTGTATCGGTATCGGTAGATCAAACAAAGATTGCTAACGAGTTAACTAAGATAGAACATTTTTTTGTTCCGCATAGAGATAAAGATAAGATTAATAGTTACGGACATGAAGGTTGGGCTGCATTAACTTTACACGGGTTAGACTACGACAAGACTGAAAACTACGACAGATATGGACACACAGATGAAAGCAAATATAGATGGACAGAAGTTTGTGACTACTGCCCTTATATTGTTAATCTAATAAGAACACTACCGTTTTCTAGTTACGGTCGAGTTAGAATAATGAGGCTATCCGCAGGCGGATACATTATGCCACACGTAGACGGCCCTGGCAGAATATTTGGCCCTTTAAATTTTGCATTAACACAACCAGAAGGTTGTCGCTTTGTGTTTAAGGATATAGGAACAGTTCCATTTAAAGTTGGAAGAGGATTTATGTTAGATATAGGCAGAGAACATATAGTGGTTAATGATTCTAATGAAGACCGATATCATATTATTATTCATGGCAAGCCTACACTTGCTATAACTAACTTAATAAAAGAATCTATTAAACAGTTATGAATATAGTACAAGGAAGATTTGAAAATGATATAGACCTTGCGGTGTGTATATTTCCGTCTGACATGTTAAAACACGATCAGTTAAAAGATACTATGACTGATTATACAACATTTTATGCACATCGATTAGAACAGATAAGTTCTAGATTAGATATTGTATATGCAGACAGCATTGACCAGGGATTAGAAAATTACAGTCAATATAAGCACATACTGTTTATGGCAGCAGGAGTTAGGATATATGATGCAGGCATTATCTTAGAGATAGTTGAAGAAATTGAAAAACATCCTAACTATCTAGCCGCAGCACATATCTTAGAATGGAAAGACAATTGGTATGAATTACACCATCAGTTTGTATTAGTTAATACAGATAGCTGGAATAAGATAGGCAAGCCTAAGTTTGGTAACTGGAATTCCGTCACAGAAGAATTAGTAGTAGTTGAGCGTAGCATAGAAAACTTCCACGACGATTATACACCTTTGTGGATTAAAGATACTGGTCGTCGAGAATTGCAACACCACAATAAGCAAGGATGGAATTTTATTGATAAAGGTCTACGTGCAGGTTTAGAAATCATTAACTGGAATCAAAGTATTAGAAATAAACGTACCTATTACTATCCGGAAACTAATAGTGCATTATTCTTTAAATCATATAAGACTGCAACATTAGATCCCGGTGTTACTAACTTTAATCAGAAAAGATTAATCAGTGAAATGTCTGCTGGTGTTAGTAATCAAATATGGGCAATTAACAGCGAGCATATGTACATTCGTAATGGTGGCAAAACTTACGATATTGTGGCATTACCGGCTAGCGGGTTTAAGTATCTTGATATTTTTAAATCAAAGGCATTGTCGTCTTCTGGCGAGATAATCATTTACGATTACAATCAATTATCTCTCAATTGGATCTATCATATATACAGTTCTAGTTCGATGGACATTAAGGAATTAGTTACTACCTTCCCACATCGAAAACATCTTAAATGGTTTGGATACAATAACACAAATATAATTGTTAATGGAGAATTAGCAGACGGGTTCGTTGAAAGTTTTAAAGTAACTAAAGATTATTTTAATGGTAAGTTTGAGCAATACCTAACGCAGTTTAGAAATAGTCCTGTTAGATTTATCAAGACTGATCTAATATACAATTACCTTAATCTATTAAATGAAATAGGTGATAGCCATTGCCTATTTCATATTTCTAATATCTATGCAACAGACTTTTTGGTCAGTGCAATAGGTCTTAAACAAGCAGATAGGTTATTTGATCGCTTTGCTGCAATCCTGCATCCTAATACAAAGATAATAGGTCATACACCCAAAGGAAAGTTTCTAACATGAATATAGACAAGGACGCATTTAGTAGCGGCCAGATTGGCAGTAAGATTTGGTTATGTGAAGAATTAGAAAAGACTGGTTGGTTATCTGATTTTACTTACATATACGGAGGCTGGCATGGCGTCACCGCATTTTTATTACTGAGCCGAGGTAAGTTTCAAGTCAATAGGATACGCAGTATTGACATTGACCCTGCCGCCGAGCCTATTGCCGATATGATTAATGAAAACTGGGTATGGCAGGAGTGGAAGTTTAAGGCATTCACAAATGATTGCAATAACTTTGATCCTGTTTACGGAGATCTAATAATCAATACCAGTACAGAACATTTTGATAACATGGATTGGTTTAATAGAATTCCTAAAGGCACTCGAGTTGTATTGCAGGGCAATAACATGCCGCACGACGATCATGTCATACACTCAGAAACTTTAGCAGACTTTATTGAACAGTATCCATTGAGTGAGTGTGTGTTTGCAGGAGAAAAAGAATTTGTATATCCTAACTGGAAGTTTACTCGCTATATGATTATAGGAATTAAATAAATTATGTTTATTAAAAAACTTGAAATAACCGCCAACGGTGATCTAATTCGTGCAGGATTGGATACTGTGTTAACAATGACTCAGTGGGGTAGCGAAAATCAGATTGGGTTAACTTATCGTAAAAATGCTCAAAATCTCTGGAAAGACTGTGTGGGCAGTTTGTATGACAGAGAAACAGGACTTGATGTCGCAAACGAGCAAGATTTTACAGAATTAAACCCTGATATGCCTGATTATGTAAAGTCTAAATTACATGAACTTGCAATACTTGAAAATATACAATTGGGCAGGATTAGATTTATGCGTCTTATGCCCAAGACTGGACTGTCAGTACATGCTGATTCATCAGTTAGATATCATTTTGTTCTAAAAACTAACCCACATGCATATATTGCACACACTTTTCAAGCAGGTGCATTGTGCTTTCATATTCCTGCAGATGATACCTTTTATAAAGTTGATACTACCAAGCATCATTTTGTATACAACGGTGGCCACGAGCCTAGGATTCACCTAGTAGTTTGTCCTATTTAATTGCGATAAATACAAGTATGAATATCTACGCAGTTATTAAAAAATACACTTTATCTGAATTTGCAGATGACACCTATTGGGGAAAATTTAATTTATTAACAGGACTACCATTATCCGATGAACAGTTTTTGAAATTAATGAACTTCTATTCTACAATGGATAGTTATAGGAATCGAATTATCAATATATTGTCATTTTCAGATGGACATGGATATAAATTCGTTGCAGACTCTAACTCGTCGACCGCATACTCTTATTATGCAGTAGCAGATCCTGCTGTTACTTCGTTAATTATAAAAAGCGGTGATGATTACAACAATTTTGTAACAGCAAGAGATATATTATTTGCAGAATTAGGTTGGGCGAGTTACGAAGAACGTATTGCTGTAGTTGAAACAACATTTGACAAAGAAAATAATCAGTTTATCGGTACATCGAACACCTACGAAAATATATCTCAATTATACCAATCATCTCCGTCATTAGAAACATTCTTAGGAAATTAATATGAGCAGTCCGATATACTTTATTTGTTCAACTCCGGGTAGTTCTGGAAATTTTCTAGTAAGAATTCTTAGAAATCTAGTTGAAGCGTCAACAGTGTTGACACCGCCTGCCTTCTTGCAAGAGCCTACTGACCCTATGACTAGAGATTTTTGGTTTGACAATGTAGATCCTGGACAAAATCAAGTTATGCATGTTCCGTACAGACCGGATTATACAAAATTAAAATCTAGATTTCCTGGTTGCAAAATAATAGTTTTAACACATTTGGTATCTGAATGCAATAATCTTTCGTTGAATCTTTGGGAAGATTTTTATACAACCGCTTACGAGTTTGGTGCAGAGCCCTTCTTTAGACAAACGCTAGAAACACATAGTCATCTGTTCTCAAGCACTACACTAACTCCTAACCAGCTAACAAAGAAAGAAGTTAACACGTTTATTAAGATAATTGCATATCAGAAATTACTCGACGGATTTCACAATTTAACAATTCCAACTGACCCGGACGTTATTGAAATAACACACAGAGATCTTTACTACAACCGAGCACAGGTAAAGAGTCAAATTGAAACCTTTACAGGTTTCACACTTAGACAAGCAGAAAGTGACATGTACGATCAAATGGCACAGTCACATATCGAAGGATTCTTCGCTAAAGCTTCTGTTTTGATAAATTAAAATGGTTTTACCATAAAATCTGTCAAAATCACCAGATCTTGACAGTGTTCTAGCCTTTGTGCTATAATTACTCTTACAACTTTAAAAAAGGAGGGCATACCAATGTCTAAACTACTAAACCTAGTAGCTACAACAGTAATAGGCCTGATGTTTTTATCAAGTAGCGTAGCGGCTGCAGACGATATCAGCACCAGCAAAGTGGATCAGAAAGAACTCATGTGCCTAGCACGTAACATCTTTTATGAATCCGGAGGTGAATCAGAAAAGGGCAAGATTGCCGTTGGAATGGTCACACTGAACAGAACCGAACATCCTGCGTTTCCCCGCACAGTATGTGACGTAGTAAAACAGAAAACAGTTTTTGAAAAACCCAGAGAGATTAAAACTATTCGAGAAGTTACAACTGGATGGGGTATCTGGAAAAAGACTGAGCAACATACCGAAGTGAAGACTGTAGTAGACAAGCGAGTTGTTTGCCAGTTTAGTTGGGTATGTGCGATTACTAAACGTATCAAAGATACTGATCAACGATGGGTTGAAAGCCTAGCGGTGGCACGTAGCCTACTTACAGGCGAGTACGAACACCACAGGCAAGAAATGGGCGACTGGCTCTACTTCCATTCAACTTACGTAAATCCAAGATGGCATAACCTAAAGAGAGAAGCTAAGGTCGGAGGACACATCTTCTATGTCGAGAAACGATAAATAAGTTGATGCGAGCATTTGAATTTATAACTGAGAAAACAGACCCTAAGGTGTGTCGTAGTCCTAAAAGACTAGGCAGGAGTGATCATAACTCTTGTGTTAGTCAAGGTCTACGTCCACACCAGTCTAAAGGGAAAGGCCACACTGATGGCCACGGAAACTATACCAAAGGCCGCAAAGCCAAGTCAGTGCATTACGGCGGGGCTGTAAAAGACTACGACGGTAAGTCTTGAGCAGTTTCTTTTCTAATAAGGTCGGCTAGCACAGCCACTGCATCTCCAACTTTAGTGAACTTTATTAGCTCCCTATCTTTAACTTCAATCTTGTAAGTATCTTCAATATTGATAACCATTTCAAAAATACTAAGACTATCAACTCCTAAGTCTTTTTCTAATTCGACATGATCTTCTAATCGTGATCGATCTATCAAGAATGACTTTGCCATAATGTCTTTGATTTGTTCTTCTAAATTTTCCATATTATATCCTAAATGATTCTCCGCAACCGCAACGATCTCGTTCGTTTGGGTTTCTAAATTCAAATCCTTCGTTCAATCCGTTGCGTACATAGTCTACAGTCATATTCTGCACATATGGCAGATGTTTTTGATCTACCAAAACTACAAAGTCTTTTTGTGCAAAGTTAATTACACCTACTTCGTGAATGTATTCGTCTACATATTCTAACACATAAGCTAGTCCAGAGCAACCGGTTGTTTTTGTGCCTATTCTAATACCCTGTCCTTTCCCTCGTTTTTTTAGTTGATCAAGAATTTTCTTGCTCGCCGCTTCTGTTAGTGTTATCATAATGGTACCATAAATAATCTACTATTTACAGCAAATATACATGTCATTTAATAAATCAATAGCAACCAAATTTGGTAATTGGGCAGTAGGTACAGAAAAATTCAACGACAAGATAGATGCTGCAATTTACGCTACAACATCAAAGAAAGATATTACATTTGAGTTTAATAACACTGTGTGGGATACATTTGACAGGTCGCATCTAGGAAAAATTAAACTAACAGATCTTTACAGACAACGAGCACAACAACTACGTGACAAATACGATTATTTGGTATTATATTATTCAGGCGGGGCAGATAGTTCTAATATACTAGATACATTTATTAAAAATAATATTAGATTAGATTGTGTTTACGTGCGTTGGCCATTTGATGTATTAAAAACTTCACTACATACCCCTAATAAGAAAGACAAGTCTGCATTCAATTTTAACAGTGAATGGGATTATGCAACCAAACCTAGATTAGAATGGTTAGCTAAAAATTATCCAGAAATTAAAATAGAACTTAAAGGTGTAGAGGGCTTAACTGACGCTGATAAATTCAACGACGATTCTTTTGTAGGAGTAAACAATAGATACAGCCCTGTAAACATATTACGCAAAGGCACTTATAGTGACTTTGAACGGAGTTGTATAGATAAGAATAAGTCTGTAGGGCAAATATCCGGTATTGATAAACCTATGTTAGCACAAAGCCCGCAAGGTGTTGTATCAATGAAGTTTGTTGACGACTTCTTGCATACATTAAATGTTACACCATTCAATCAGTTGGGGGTAGAATATTTTTATTGGAGTGCAGACTTACCAGAGCTAGCTTTTGAAATGGCCTACCAAGTATTTCAGTACTATAATCATAACCCGCGTGAACGATATCTAGTACCAGGTAGAGAATACTTAGCAATGTCAGCGGATATTAAACATGCCTGTAGAGAAAAGTTTTTTATGGACATTAAATCGGTGTGCTATCCTTATTGGGATAACGCAATATTCCAAACTGAAAAGCCTAGACATAGATTCGGAATTGACAAAGATTTTTGGTTCTTTAAATCTGATGAATTTCTTGACACTAGACAAGTATGGAACTACTATTATAAATCAAGATTAGATAGTATAGCTGACAAGTTTTGTGAGTTTGATCCGTTAGGCAATAAAACGGGAGTGGCACCTATATCAACTAAATCATTTACAATTGGACAATGGATAAAAGAATGAAACAAATTTTAAGTATATTTGCAGGATTGTTGTTAGCAACATCTGCATTGGCATTTCAACCTGCAAACACAGTCAAGGTTATTGTACCTTTTCCTCCCGGTGGCGGCGTTGATATCACCTTTAGAAAAATCGAAAGATACGCACAGCAACAAGGTATTAATATGATACCAGAATATCAGCCAGGTGCCGAAGGTGTTGTCGGAATGAACTCTGCAATGACAGCCCACAAGGACGGCAACACTCTAATAGTAACAACCACCGAAGTAGCAGCATCTAAAGATAGTACTGCCAAACGATTTAATTCTTTAACTGATTTTGAATATATTACAGGTATTCGTTCTAGTATATTTTATCTAGTATCAAATAACACTGATAAAAATGTGTTTGGATTTAACGCACCTACACAAAAAGAATTAATTCAGCAATATATTGAAGAACAAAAGATTAAAGACGCTTTACTTGTTCCGTATAAGAGCTCGGGTCAAATGACTACGGATCTTCTCAACGGTACTATTTCTAAGATTATAGTGCCTGGAATAATTATCAACCAACAAGTTGACGCAGGTAAAGTCTTACTAATAAAAAGAATACCCAACCCTGGAGAGTTTATAGTTATTACACCTAGTGGTATTCCCAGTGAAGCAAAAAGATATTGGGATAACTTTTTTAAAGGTTATTTGACTAGTGAACAGGCAAAGAAAGATGCAGAAGCTGATCTAACTATACTTAGAACATTTAACTCTGAAAGAGTTAAAAATATTGTAGCAAAACAACTATGAAATACATTGCACTCAAACACAAGACGATTAATCTAGGCGGAAAAGGCCAATTTGAAATTGACATAGGTGAGGACAGTGTTATTCTTGTTCCGGAAGAAGGTAGTAAGATTTACTTACACTGGAAAACGGACGCAGGCAAGTTAGCGGCCACCTACACAATGACCTTTCCAACCAAAGTTGAGGGCAAAGTCACAATGATCAATGCATTAGATAAACCCGCCTCAGTTCGGACAATTTGGTAAAATCAGTGTTGACAAGCTGACCAAATGGCTGTATAATTAAACTATTAAACAGCACAGAAAGCCGTTAATGGAAGCACTTAAAGAAGTTACAAATTGGGGTTCAAGCACTGCCTGCAACCACACGTATCTACTTGATGGCAATAATCTAGTTGCCTACATCAAATATGGCGACAAGGCACCTTTCTACTTTAAGAATCCGATTAAAGGATTTGACAAGCGTGGCCGCAAGTTTGAAGCAGTTAAACCCAATCCGTTTATTGTGAAGAAACAGTCCAATACAATTGCTGTGCAAGGCAGCAAAGGACAAACATATTATCTAGATCCGGAAGCAAAGACCTGCACCTGCTCCGGCTTTCAATTCCGTGCAAAATGTAAACATTTGGAGACAGTATGACTAACTGCGATGCAGTAATCCGCAGCTTGGAAGAACACCCAAGCCGCCTAAACAAAGAAGCTATCATTGAAGCTGAAAAAGACAATACAGAATTGCTTGAAGGCTTTCAACTTGCACTGAGTCCGTTTATCACATTCGGAGTTAAGAAGGTGCCTAGTCACAGCGGCCCAGATGGACAGGGATTGCCTTGGGTAGCTTTTAAAGAGCTGTGTGAACTGCTACGCACACGCCAACTTACTGGCGATGATGCACGTACTGCAATTGAACTTGCACTCAGTGCCAGCACAGGCAAGCAATGGAATGATTGGTATCGTCGCATTCTTATCAAGGATCTTCGTTGCGGAGTCAGTGAAAAGACTATCAACAAAGTTGTTAAGAATGCTGTGCCGTTGTTCGAGTGCATGTTGGCACACGATGGTGCTAATCACGAAAGCAAAGTCTCCGGCAAGAAATTGTTAGAGCCAAAGTTGGACGGTGTTCGGGTATTGACTATTGTGGACTGCGAAGCTCGTACAGTTGTTCAATACAGCCGCAACGGTAAAGAATTAGTTAACTTCCCTCATATCACAGAAGGGCTATTAGCACACATTGACGACTTTGATCGTAGCTTTGTATTGGATGGCGAAATCATCAGTACCAGCTTTCAAGCCCTAATGAAACAGGTACATCGTAAGAGCGATGCCGATGCCAGCGATGCTGTGTTGATGTTATTCGATATGCTGCCTCTTAGCGAATTCAAAGCAGGCAAGAGCACACTTGGACAGAAGCGTAGGACCGCCTTCTTGAAACAGTTCAAGGGTGTATTTGACAAAGTCAGCAACATTGGACTCGTTCCGCAAGTTGAAGTAGATTTGGACTCTACTGTAGGACAAATGCAATTTATTGAGTTTAACAAAGATGCTATTGCCAACGGCTACGAAGGCATTATGATCAAAGACCTTGATGCCAAATACGTATGCAAACGTCATGTGGCCTGGCTCAAGCAAAAACCATTTATTGAAGTATCCTTGGAGGTTACAAATGTTGAAGAAGGTACTGGCCGCAATGAAGGTCGATTGGGAGCGTTGGTCTGTTCCGGTATTGACGACGGAAAGACAATTGTCGTCAATGTTGGTAGTGGCTTTAGCGATAGTGATCGAATTGAGTTTTGGGCTGATCGTGATAGCGTCATTGGTCAAATTGTAGAAGTTCGAGCAGATGCTATTACACAAAATCAAGACGGCACATACAGTTTGAGATTCCCTCGCTTCCTGCGATTCCGTGGATTCAAAGCAGGAGAAAAGATTTGACCTTGCCAGACGAGCGTTATCGTGCAGTAGTAAAGACTCAGGAGTTTTTAGTGGAGATTCTTAATACTCCTCGAGTCCCAAAGGCAATTAAAGAGCAAGCCCGTTGGTGTCTAAGACATTACCCTAGTGCATGGGATATGAAAGTGGCGGCCGAAAATTGCCCCAGTGTATTTCAAGAACGGATGGAGCCATTGTACCGTATGGTTAAACAGTACGATCAAGATAAGGAAAATACAGATGATTAAAGATGGAAGTAAGTGGGGTGACGGTATCGACAAAGTGTTCATTGTGCTTCACAGTATAGAACAAAACGGACACACATGGGTTCATTATCGTTCTGAAAAAGTTGACGCAATAACAGGCACTCCGAAAGAATATAGCTGTTACCAAGAAAGTTTTCTAAGCCGTTTTAGGCCTTTACCAGAATGACCTATCACTCGTATAAACATGATGTTAAAACAATTAGGCCCGGAGATCCTTTGTGGCATATAAAATCCAAATTAGTTATTACGCCCAGAGCTGGATTCGAAATATCCGAGAAGTGCCCAGCAGAGTACAGAGCTATTTTGAACACCTGCATGTCAAACGGCTGGTTAAAGCCGGTCGCGTACTTGAGAGGGTCAGAAGCAACGATGGAGTACCTAAAATGATAGAAAAAGCGGCAATCAAAGATTTGTTCTATGGTGGTGTTGTGGAGATTATGAATAATCGAAATTACTACTACAAGAGCAGTGTTGGATCCGAATACAATCATCTTACTGAAGCTGGAATAAAGGTAATGTCAGACTATATGAATGTCATGGCTGGCATGATAGCCGATGCCGAAGAAGCCAGCTTAAATAAGCGAGCTAAAGATCTAGTGATCAGCGGCCTAAAAGGAGAGAAAGTTTAATCGTGGCAAAAGAAGACCAAATTAGCATGATGGGCAAAGTAGAAGAAGTTCTGCCTAATGCTATGTTCAGAATTAAGTTAGAAAACGACCATACGGTCCTTGGACACATCTCAGGCAAGATGCGTCAACACAAAATCCAAATCCTACTTGGTGACACAGTTAGAGTTGAAATGAGCCCATATGATCTAACTCGTGCTCGCATCGCATATCGAGAGCGATAATGCACTCTTAAAACAAAGACAATAAAAAAGGCCCCGGAGGGCCTTTTTATTCTTGTATACCTAAGTATATTTTCCAGTCGTCGTGTTTAACGTCGAATGGCATTTTCCTACGGCGGTCAACTAGTTCCCAGTAGGTAGGCTTGTGAGGCTTGTGCTTTGGCACAATCTTCTTGTTATTACCTTTGTTAGCATTGCAAGTACCACAGGCACAGACAGTATTTTCAAAAGTAGTTTTACCACCGTGTGACGTTGGCAACACGTGATCCAGAGTAGCTGTTCGCTTGTTTACTTCTGAACCGCAGTATTGGCAAGAATACCCGTCACGCAAGAACACATTCTGCTTAGAAAAGCGGATAGTGCTCTTAGGCTTCATATATTCAGTCAGCATCAGTACCGAGGGAACATTGGTTTCCCAGTTTGCAGAGTGGACAACCCAATTGTCGTACCAACTCAATACAACGGCTTTTTCCAAAACCATATATCGAATCGCATCTTGCCAGTTGATAATGCTAACTGGCAAGAGACAAACTGGTTGTGCGTCAGAGTTTAAAAGTAATACATCGCTCATAATGAGTATTTATAGTGGTTTACATAGCATATATTATAACATTGAATGGTAAAAAATGCAACCTATATCTTGCTGACATTTACGTCACTGTCTGCTGACAATTTCCAGATTTGCCTACGCTCCACACCTCTCTTTTGTGCAAACTGTTTTGGATTGCAGTTTGAACAGACATGGTAGTAGTCATTGCTAGTTCTCTTCCTGCTCATTTTACCTTGATCTCTTTCAAACAAGGACTCGCAGCTATCACATTGGATTACCAATATTGTTTTTGTTCTAGTATATGCATGTGACTTATTATGCTTGCTGGGCCTTGTGTATTCTGTAGAAATTTTTTTAGTTTGTATCAGCATTGAATATTTACATTTGGATTATAAAAATCCAAACTAAATACCAGTATAACTAGCTAAGACGCTAACTTGGACAAAAAATGAGCAATATATTCAATTCATTCGGTGCTGTATCCACATTAACTGATGCAACAGTGTTTCCCGTAGTGCAAAACGGGCAAACAAAGAAAGCCACCGGTGCAGACCTAAAGAGTTTTATCGGATCTATCGGTGCAAGTGGTGCTGGTGGAGTCGGTGCAACAGGACCTGCAGGAGTTGACGGTGCAACAGGTGCTACCGGCCCTGCGGGCACAAATGGATCTACGGGTGCAGCAGGAGTTGACGGTGCAACAGGTGCCTCGGGCACAAATGGATCTACGGGTGCAACAGGTGCTCAAGGTGCTACTGGTCCAGCAGGCCCAACAAATACAGCAACCACTGCTACTTTAGGTGGGATTATTGTTGGACATAACCTTGCTGTAACTACAGCAGGGACGCTAAGTGCAATTACCAGTGTAATCAGTGATGTGGCTCCTGCTAATCCAGTATCCGGCGATCAGTGGTGGGACAGTGAATTAGGTCGTAGCTTTACTTACTTTAATGGACTTTGGATTGAAACTAGCCCTAACGTGGGTGCAATAGGTCCTGCAGGTGCTACTGGTGCAGGTGCAACCGGTGCAACCGGTTCTGTTGGTCCAAATGGTAGCACAGGTGCTACTGGATTATTGGGTACAACAGGTTCTACAGGCCCTGTAGGTGCTACAGGCATTCAAGGTGCTACAGGATTAAGTGGTGCTACCGGACAATTGGGTACAACAGGTGCAACTGGTCCTACAGGTTCTACGGGCATTCAAGGTTCTACGGGCATTCAAGGTGCGACAGGGTTAGGAGGTGCAACTGGTGCAACTGGTTATCAAGGAACAACAGGAGCAACTGGACCACAGGGTATTAGTCTAGTATTAGTTGGTAGCACAGATACTGTTACAACATCTACAGTTGGTATAGGTCAAGTAGGTCAGGGATGGATCAACACCACAGACGGTGATGTTTATTTCTGGAATACATTAACTACACTTTGGGAAAACATTGGACCTATTGTTGGTCCACAAGGCGGCCCTGGTCCTAATGGTGCTACCGGTAATGATGGTGCTACAGGTGCTACTGGCCCTGCTGGTGATATTGGTGCAACTGGATTAGATGGTGCTACTGGTTTAGCTGGTAATGATGGTGCTACAGGTGCTACTGGTCCTCAAGGTCTTGTAGGTGCAACTGGATTAGATGGTGCTACTGGTTTAGCAGGTGATAATGGTGCTACAGGTGCTACTGGCCCTGCTGGTGATATTGGTGCAACTGGATTAGATGGTGCTACTGGTTTAGCGGGTGATAATGGAGCTACTGGTGCAACTGGTGTAGGAGCCACTGGTCCTGCTGGTGATATTGGTGCTACCGGAGCAACAGGTAGTGAAATTTACACTCCAGCCAATGTTCCGGACTGGATAGGAACACCTACTGTAGCCACATTCACACAAGGTCTAGATGAACTTGCTGGTAGAATGGTTGTTGTTGAATCACTGGACCTATTGAACTTACCAAGCAGTCTTATTCCTGATACAAACTTAGCATATGACTTAGGTAGTACATCAAGCCAATGGCGTAGTATCTATGTAGGCACAGGCACAATCTACATTGGTGGAGTAGCACTAGGTGTTAACCAAGACAACTTTGTCACAGTTGACGGCAACCCTATTATCACAATCAACACCGCAGGTAACCTAACCTTACAAGGTGATGTTAACATCGGTACTGTTACAATATCAGACACAGCACCTACAGCAACCACAGGCACACAATGGTTTGATACTGTTGAAGGGCGTACCTACGTTGCCACTAATGGAGTATGGTTAGACGCAAGTCCAACACAGATTCCAAGTCCAGAAACATACTTAGATGGCTTGGCCATTGACGGCACTGTTATCAGTACTGCCAATGTTGACAGCGATGCCATTGTCATAGATGGTGGCGATAATACCAAGTTATCTGTCAGCAACAACAGCGTGACGATACAAGTACCCGGTAGTGGAGTAATTCGCCCATACTGGGCAGCAGAATTTGGCGGTATAACCACTGCGGTCACTACTTCTAGTTATACCGTAGGCACCGGTGCTTTCTATGACAGCGTGGGCAATGTCTATGTGCTAGGTGGTGTACTATTTGGTGACGGCATAAATGATGTAGATAGTCTACTGTTAAAATACGATACCAATGGTAATTTATTATGGAGTAGAACATGGCATGACAACAGCGGCAATAATTGCGGTGCTGTCAATCAGGCCTTTGCCATAGACAGCAATGATCGAATCTATTGGCTTGCTACAGACGCCACCAACAATGGTTGCTGGTCCGGCTATATGGACACTGATGGAAATCTTGGACTGGGCGGAATAGCCCAAGGAAGTCTAGGTTTCGTGGATGGGTATGTTTCTGCTGTGGATATAGCCTGTGATAATTCTGGAAATTATTATCTAGCAGGTAGTTTCAATGATAACAATGGTAATAATAGTCCGGCAGTGATCAAAGTTGACGGAGACAGTGGAGTACCAGTCTGGACCGGCAATATCATACCTGAGGATTTTGAAGACCTTCCTACCGAAGGACAATATCGTGCGGTAACTGTCAACCCTGCCACTGGTGATGTTTGGGCCATAGGTGATTATTATGACGGCGGTTTACGTGCCATGTTATCCAAGTGGGACATCAATGGCATACACCAATGGACCAAAGAATTAGTCACTACCACAGGAGATCTAGCCGCTGCGGTGATATACAACGGTGGCTATGTTTATACCATAGTCAACGATGACCCTGATCAAAAGGC